ACTATAAGTAAGAAGATATGATCTTTTTGGATAAAAAATAAAGGAGGGGAATATTCCCCTCCTTGTTTAACCTCGGTACATTATCACACAATGCGGTTCAAACAGTTCAGACCGTTCTGAACAAACCAATGCACAAACTGCGGGTGATGAACCGGATTTACGCGTTTGCAATAATACATTGCACCGGCGGGTGAAACTGGTTTACCGAGACGTTTCGAGATCGTTACAAGATCTACAGTTGCCCCGACTACCCCAGTCACCATACCAATTCCGATAAGCATCATGATGAATTCCCCCTATAATATAGATATTCGTTATTTTTCTCTATTGTAATAATATATTCAAATTTGATATTTATACGATAAAAAATAGGAGAGGGAATTCCCTCTCCTATCTTATTCCAAATCGAAAATTTGTTCAATCAATTCATTCACATATACTGGGGAAGTTATAATAATCAGCCGATAAGTTCGATGATAATTCGGAAGCGGGATATGAATCATTCGTTTTTTCCAATCGATGGTATACAATTCGTCTTGCAGAATCTTTCCATTTTCTCGGAATTGAATTGTAATAAATGTATCCATTGGAATATTTCGTTCCAAATGGTAATCGATGCATGCACGCAAAGATTCATTCAATACGTTATCAAATGATATTGATTTGTCTCCAGGCATTAATTTGAAAATTGGAAACGATAATATGCTCCAACCAACCGGAATGATGAAGTCATCCAAATTAATCACATCGGTAAAGATTGGAACAATTGCTCGTCCATCAACAGGGGCAATGTGAATGTTCTTTTTGATTTCAGGGGAATTCATCATAAAGTATCCAATGGTATTAAACTCACATCGCACCGTAAACGATACATTGAAGTTCCGACGAATTTGTCCATCTTTCATGCCTTGATCATATGCAACATCAGTAATCAAGGAATCGATATCCGCAATATAATACATGAAGAATTCATTGGAATTGGATCCGCCTTTGAGCTTGTATGTAATTGGGTGATGAAAAATTTTATTCATATAGGATAAAAAATCATGAACATCATCATCTGTGTATGGAATATGTGCATAGTGAGATATCAAGGAACAAAAATCTTCCGGAATATACAATTCCAGTGGAGCACGAATAAATTGATTATGTCCTACAGGTAACATATTGTGAATATACGATACAAAGTTGATTTGTTCTGAATAGGTATGGAAGCTACAGACAACATCGACATACATGACGGCTCGATTATAATGTCCATGGATGTAAAGTTTCTTATCCTTATCTTCGGCAAGCGGAATTAAATCTCCATCACCCCACATCCCTGTTGTGTAGTTCCGTTTACTATTGATCTGTGTATGTCCAAGAAAACGATTCTCATCTTGTCCGAATACAATGCGAGGAATCAATACCATGATTGGCACTTCTTGTTTATGCAATTGATTTGGTAGATGTGTAATTTGTCGCGGAGATAATGTCGTCGACGTTGTTACCGTTTTGAACATATCTTTTGGAAAAGACTGTAGAAGAAATTGTTCGACCACCGACATAACATTTCCATAGGTATGGGACGCTGATGTGTTACATGCACAGAATGTATTCTTTAAATGGTTTCCATATGCTGCATCGGGAACAGCTTCATAACCATAGTAGCTTTTAGTTACATCCTGATTTGCTGTGTTTGGTGTATCGATTGGGTTGCGTCGAATCAATGCGATCTTCTCCTTTCAATTTCATTCAGCATATATCAATTAAAAAGTTGGTGGAAATCATGTGTACTGTATATCCATTGTTTGTGATTCGCGGAGTTGACGATTGGATCCGCGATGAATTGCGTGAATATAATCTCGAAATTCAATATGTGAACAATGTTCATGCCGTAAATAAAATTGAACCAGCGGACATCATCTTCATTCATGCTCCAATTATTGACCATGAAGATGAATTTTTACAAATGAAATATCTCCATGTATACAATGATAAAAAAATTGTATTGGTGGCTCCAAGTCGAAGATACGATAAAATTTATACAAAATTAAATCTATTTGGAATCATCCATTTCAAACCTGGGTCTGATATCAAATTCTTAGTTTGTAATATGAAAACATACATTGATCATGTATACAACATGAAACTCGTTCGTGAAAATCGAATACGTATCTATGAGAATTTACAGAATAAAAAAGAATCAGAAGAAACAAGTGTACGTCGTGCATTAAGCAATCTTGTGCATACACTTGTGAAGAATAGTGAAGAGTATATTGCGAAGGAGTCGCAAATACTAAAATATGCAAAATTATTTATTGATGCAATTATCACAAAATCGTCCAACTATAAGATGGAACTGTTAAAGAAGGACACCCGCATTTTAAAAGAATCTGCTGTCTATTATGACATCGGAATGATCTTTATCAAAAACTCGATTTTGGATAAAGAGACCCCGCTGAATGAAACCGAATATCGAGACGTCCGCCACCATGTTATTATTGGAGATAGCATCTTAGAAAATCTAATCAGTAAGTATCCAGGAAATGAATTTCTACAAACAGCCCGATGTTTCATCCGACATCATCATGAGTGGTGGAATGGAACCGGATACCCCGATAAATTATCCAAAACAAACATACCAATTGAAAGTCGAATCATAGCAATCATTGATGCATTTGACGCAATGAAGGATATTCGAGGATACAAACATAAAATGACCGATGATGAAATCTTCCAAGAAATCAAAGATAAATCAGGGACACAATTTGATCCGGAACTTGCCAATATTTTTATTTCCATTAAAAACAAAATACTTGACATAAAATAGAAGGAGGGAACTTCCCTCCTTCTATTTTACTTTCGTTTGAAAAATGATATGACACGATTCCATGTAGTATCTACCGCAAACGAGATAACCACAACGGCTAGTAGAATTCTCGTCCCAACTCGTTCAAGAATAGAAATTCTACGACAATCATCATACATAATAAATCTCCTTCTACAAATAAAAAATATAGAAGGGGATTTGCCCCTTCTATATCATTATAATGTTTATGCGCCGAGCATTTTACGAATCAGTGGATCGTCAACAATTTCATTGGTTTCGGGATAAATCCGAACAACAAATTCTGCATCATCGCCATGGAGGTGTGTCGTGTTATCAATACGCACAATACCATTGATCTTTCCAGTATTCGGATCTTCCAACATATCCTTGATTACTTTAATCGTCTCGACATTGACCATGATACGATTACTGGTTTCGCTCTTCGTTCGAAAACGACGTGGGACTGCAAAGGAAAGCATGGAGCGAATTTCATCTTCACTCATACCGAAACGATCGGCAACGACAGACTTCTTATAAGAACCGAGTACTGATCTCCACTCCTCAACCTTGAGCATATACTTCTGAATCATTTTGTACAGAGGATCCTTGCTCATATTGACGGTATCTGTTCCAATACTCTCAAATGAGGTATAGAAATCATCTGCCTTCCGATCATCTGCATCGTTGAATAGCAGATGGAGATACGAATATGTGTTTGTCTTTGACTTAAAGAAAGTTGGGATCACAAGCAGATTTGCATCGGCGCGATATGCCTGTGCCTTCTTCTGCAGATACGTTACAATCTGCTTTGTGTTGAGCTTATACTCATAAATTGTTGCTGTTGGGGAAATGCGTGCTCGTACCTCTGGTGCATCAGGGGCATAATCCACCTGAACACCAAACTCCTCACCACAACCCGGGCATTTTACTGTCGACATTTGTTCCATAATAACAATACCTCCTATTAGTCCTATGCATGCTTGGAACTTTATAGAATAATGTAACGATTACTAATAAAATATATAACCTTATTCGTATTTATATATTTTGATGATAACAAAATGATTTATCTGTATCATAAAATATATTATTTTCCGGAAGGAGTTTCGAAAATGAAATCAGATAAGAAAAAATTCACACCGAGTGAAGAAAAGAAGATTCAAAAGGCGGTAAATGAATATAAAAAGAAAGTGCGCGATAAAGAAATCGAATATGAAATCAAACGGCGCATTCAGGAACTGAATCTTCCAGCAGTATAAGAAAAGGGGAATGATTCCCCTTTTCTTTTTATCGATTTTTATAAAAAAGAAAGAGAAATCGATAAGCGGCTAGCTTCTTTATTTCTCTTTCTTCTGAGTCTTAGCGGAAATTCTCGATAAGCTTTCCGAGAACTTCTTCGAAGCGCCCGAACTGCTCATAGCGGTATCCCGCCTGTTTGAGCGTCGCCGTAATGTTCACGATTGTATCGTGAGCAAGCGGCGATGTCCGATCAAGCAGAATGGGAAGCTCGATGTGAATCACATCTCCTTCCTTTTTTCCGCAGAGTTTGTGGATTGGGAAGTTTTCGATTGCGTGCATGTCGCAGTGCGAAATGTGCGTCTCGCCCGCATCCTTGAACGTTATTCCGTGGCTGGTGATGTCGTTCGCCTTGTAGTGATCTCCGTTCTCCTCCGCCGTAAACCAGAGCTGGCAAGTTACCTCGCCAGTCTTCTTATTGAACTGAAGGCTGTTGGGAACGACGAAGACATTTGCGGTGACGTTGAAAATCTTTTCCATGATGAATATCCTCCTATAATAGATATATCATTTATTTCCTCTACCATAAGAATATATCGTTGATATTATAGAAGATACGATTGAATTATATATTCTTACTATAGAATGACTTAATTATTTAGGAGGAGATAATTATGAGATTAACTCGCAATGTTCTTTGGATCTCTCGTCATCCAATGGATGAAGCCCAGAAAGCCGCTCTCATGGGAAAGTATGCCAAAGATATCAGTATTCGGCAGATCAGTGAGTCTGTCGAAAATGTTGATGATTTGCACGAGGATGTGGAGCTGGCTGATGTCGTGTGTGTCGTGCTGCCTCCCCAACTCATGACGGCATTCATGGCGAAGTACAAGGATTGTGGAAGACCAATCCTCCGTGCCATTGCAAAGCGCCGAGTACTCGACGATGGGGAAGCAACCTTTGAGTTCGTCAAATGGCAGCGGGTTCTCGACTTCGTTGAGGTCGTGGATGATTGGGATCCTGATTTCGACGCCTGATATTCGGCAACGATAACAAAAGAGGAGGGATGATCCCTCCTCTTTATTTTTTACATTTCCTTGATAAGAGATACACCAACAGCACGAGCACCCTCGTCATCGTCATTTGCTGAAAGAGTATTGAGATACTTTGCGGCAAGAGCTCTCGCTTCGGAAGCTTCTGCATTCTGAATATCAATCTTCGCATTGCGACGCTCTTCTGATGCACGAATGTAAGTTTTGTATGCTTCTGTATCCTTTGCCCTTGCAATTAACATGGCACAAAGAGATAGAAGCTGTGCAACCTTACTTGCATCGTCAAGCCGGAATACATTTTTTTCCATCACCACAGTTGATTCCTGAACTGGTTGTTCAGCATCCTGCATCCGGACCACTGGGAGGAAAAGCTTGTTCAACTGGGCGAATAATTCTTCCTCTGATACATTTGGTTCTGTTTCTGTAACATCGTCTTCTACTGGCTCTTCTAATGGTACATCCTCATCGACGTTGATGTTATCAACATCATTATCTTCATCTTCTACTGGTTCGTCGTTAGAGCCATCGATATCCATATCTTCGATATCTTCAAACTTTTCATCTTCCATTTTAATTCTCCTTTACAACAGGATCCATCCGATTATTCTTTGGTTGCATCGTCAATTTCTTCATTATCAATACGAATCTCTGATACTTTATCTGCCAACTGTTTCCGGTTGGATTCAATTGATACCTTTGTAATGATTTCTTCCAATTCATCAAAGTCAAGCTGCGGTAAATATTTCTTTGCCAGCTCACGTTTGAGAATTATCTGTTTTGCCGTTGGGTCACCATTATCATTTTCCAGATCACTCTTATCATAGAAAAGAGATGACGTCAACTCATACATCGTATTGAAGTTGTTAATCATATCAACATTGATATTCAATTCTTGCTGATTTGCCGGATTGAATTTAAATCGGAATGTTTGAATAATCGAATCATCAATATCCGTGCAATATTTCATGATTCGTTGATAGAGTTTCGTCATTCCGCGATTGAAGTCAATCTTATACGCAGACACAGTAGAAAGATAGCGGGCATTTGCCATTTCCAATGTCTTGGCAAAATCAACTTCATCGATTGCATTGATAACCAATAACTGCGGGACACCAGTTCCAGTAATTGCCTGACGACGCTGATGTTCCAGATACTCGGTATCGAATGGACGATTGACGGCTTCAATGGTATCTGTTTCGATTGCCTTTACATCGCCACGGCCAGAAGGTAGAACCATTTCGCTGATACCGCCAACTTTATTCAATACACCTTGATATGAATATACGTCATCAACCGTAATTCGACGTGCTTCATATTTGCGAATGGTCTTTTCAATCTGCCGTGCATAATCTTTATTTAACCCAGAAGAACGTAGATAATGAACACGCGTTGTTGTATTATTCAGCGTATAAAGAAGGTTGAACATATTCAACATCAGATAGTTTCGTGCAGGGAATAGACACGGCTCTAATACCCCATGTCCTTTTCCTTGATCATCTTCATTGATAACAAAACGAACGACTTCATCTTCTGGGATATAAATAAATGAAAGTTTGCCTTCCGCAAATTTATGTGCTAAAATTACTTGGGCAATTTCATTTTTCAAATTGATATTCTTTTCCAACATCGTACGATCAAATGATTTTAGTATCATCCCTGCCAATTGATCGACAACGTTTTTATTTCGTGTATAATTCTGGAAAGAAAGATCGACAATCCCATTGGGTTGTGTTGGATTGACAGCAAGATCCATCGTGGTTGTCACATAATAGTATCCAATGACAGTGGAATCCATGCGAATTGGAATCATTCGCATCGGATCAAGATATTTAATATGACATCCTTTGAGATCCTTGTATGCTTTGTAATCTACTTCATCGTCATCAATAGATCCGAATACCGATGCAGCCAGCTTGTTTCCGCCATATGCCTCATAGTCTTCCGTAAATACTTGCTCGGATGATCGTCGACTACGAATTTCCTTTTCGAGCATGGCGCGAGCACCATCAACACCCAACTCTGCAATCAATAGAGAAGAATTTGAAACATTAATGTGTTCCAGAATATACTTTATTTCTTCCTTATTGACCTCCGGCATCTTATCCTCGTGCGATGCTTTCAATTCAACTTTCACTGTTTCTGTGAAGAGTTTCATATTATCATCACTATACAATGATGTTGATTCTGTAATCGGTGTACTTCGATTTTTCTTTTGATGGCGATATTGCGAATATTTTGAATCTGCAATGGCTTCAATCTGTGCAAATAATTTTGAGTATGGACTTACGTGGGCACAAAGTTCTCCTGCAACCAATCCTTTCGGAATGATTGTATTCTTGGTGCGCTGCTGTAGATCAAAACGTTCTTCCAATTCTTTTACTTGTGCAATGTACTTTTCAACATCATCACTTGCATTCGTAAATGTTAATGTACGACTTACTTCTCCCGTCGCAATATTACACTCAATGATTGCATCGCGAATGACATAAATAACGTCACGCATTTCTGGCATCTGCATACAGATGTTATGCATATCGCGACGCAATAGCAACTCTGCTTGATTGAAGGATGACATATCGATATATTCATTCTTCAAACTATTGAGTGTCGACTTTATGGTATTCTTATCGGATTGATTATCCAAATCCATATCTTGGAATTTTTTAATGAACCCATAATCGTCAAATACTTGTGAATTGAACTGACCAAGTGCATTGTCCAACGATTGGTCAAATTTTGAGGAAACCTCATCCAGATCATCGGTCACGGAATTTCCAACATCATTGGAAATATTTCCCAATAGTTTTGACATCAGATCTTTCATCATATTTGCCATAGGAAACGTTCCTTCCTTAATTTAAGTAACTTTATGTAATCGGTTTCCGTAGACGAATAATTGAAGAGAGGGATTCAATCCCTCTCTTCATCAAAATATTTTTTCTCGATTGAAAAAGATTTTAATCAATGAAGATAGCTGCGCAGGTTCATAAATGCTGATGATATCCTGATTGAATTCTGTGATATTTCGCATTTTATTCAACCGTAGTAACCCCAACCAAAGTTCCGTTGTTCCATAAATCATCTGGCTCACGGTTTTTGGTTGATAAAAATATTCTGGTAATACGATGTACTGAACAGTGATTTGTGATAATGGGCCAGCATACCGTGTAAAGAAATCATCATACGGAATGCGATTGATGGTTGATAAATCTTCAGAATCCACCGTAAGTAATGTTCGATAAAATTTATTCAGACTGATGTTATTATTCAAATTATTACTAATGAAATCAGTCATATGCGTTGTTGTACTCATGACAACACCTCATATTATCGCATGCGATATCCTGCAGGAAATTCCACAAAATTTGGATCGACCGGATCATCTCCTCGGACACAACATTTTGCGATCTCAATGGTGTACTTTTTAAGATCTTCATTGTATGCACTTTCAAGGAAGTCTTCCAAATGGGATTGATCTGGCATAAGATAAAGATCATCATTGATTTGCAGATACATCACGCTACGATCGTCGTCGGTGATAATATGTTTCACTGCTAGAATTTCTTTGTTAGGTACCTCTTCTCGGAGTAGATATGCAATTGTTTCCGGGAGGGTTCCCATTTTTACATCAGGAGTATACCGTTTCATTAGCATGATAAATTCTTGTTGTTTCATCGTGAATCTCCTTCCACTGGTATCCAGTCAATATACGGATACACTTTCGGTAGTAACATTTCTTTGTTGCATTTCGTACACACATGTGTATAGAGTGGTCCATTATCTTCCTGTCGTTCCGGAGCGAATTTCATTTCTCCTTCGTTGCAAAATTCACAAATATAACGAACCCCTTCTGGTTTGATTTGAAACCGTTCTTCGTTCATAATTACCTCCTACTGAACACTTCCGCCACTCGTTCGTACACCGCTCTTCGAACGACTATTGTCCTGACGATTTCCGTCCGTTGCACCTTGCTCGAAAGAATCCCATGCAATGGAAGATCGTTTTCCATTATATTTATCATCATATCCGCGCTGTGTGAAATCATGATTGATCATCAATGCACATTTTGCTTCGACGGCATAGGACACAACAACACTGAGTAGGTTCATCAATACAAGCTTTTGGCTTTGCCATTGTAAAATTGCCAATTGATCTGTATACGTTTTGATATCTTCCAATTTATTCATGAGATTTTTTATCTCTTGGAATGGACTTCCATAGGTATTATTGAATGTATTTGCATCTGTATACATATCTTGCGAAATAGAATCCATACGACCAGCATCTTCTTTTAATTGATCCTTCATGAGTAACAGTTCCGATACGAACTGCATAGATACCTCTTCATGTTCTTGCTCATAAATGATGCTGCTTTGTGTGTGGGGATGGTCGGGATTCATATCGTCCGAATAATCTTGTGGATATGTTAATTGGTCCGATACATGTCCCGTTATTCCAGTTCCACCCGTCGGGCTATGTCCTGTGTACCAATGATCATGGCTATGTGCTCCGGTTGGATGTCCATGTGGCCCACCATTGATAACAACATGGACATTATGTGAATGGGGAATGGTTTCCATTCGATACATGGATTTTGTACCGAGCTCTGCTAATTTATCTGCTGCTAAATCTTTAATTTTGCAAACCGTTAGTAGAACTCGTTCAACGTCTGTTCCATACATTACATAATCTCCTTAATAAAATGGGAGGAGAATTCTCCTCCCATTCTTTTATCGCGCATAAATACGATAACGCATATTGATGACGTCTCCCTTTTCCAGCAGAATTGGAGTGCGTGTATAATGTGTGACTAGCTGTAATCCGGATGCATCCATCTGAGCAGAATCATACCATCCATGAACGAGCCCAAATTCGCTGATGCGTGGAAGCGCATTCATTTGCGTAAAATATCCGCGGCAATCCGATTCCGCAATGGAAAGATTCATCTCGACAAAGGATTCAATCGGCGTGGTTGATGTTGATGTGAATACCGTATCGTCAACCGTTTTAAGATCTTCATCGTTATCCGATGCCCAATAGTGAACGATATGAGGTTGTGGATTTTCAAATCCCTTAAGATAATAGGAAGTGACCTCATCCTTACCACTCGAGCTACTATATGTTTTTGTCTTCCCAAAATATTTTGTTTTTTCAAGACTCCATCCATCATTTGACATGCGGAATGGAATTGGATGGTACAATGAACGCCGTTTATAATCTGGAACAATAACTGTGACGTTATCTTCGCCCGTGGCACCATCACCAACCATAAAGCCACAAATGTAATCCAGTGCAGGGATATTTACACCAGAACGAATTCCATATGTTCCTCCGCTGGTTGCCTCGCTGTCATAATATGGATGTTTGTAGTTGGCGCGAGATACTCCAATCTTCATCTGGGGAGCTTCATCGTTCAGGTCACCAACGCGAAGTGTTGTGTTGGTATCAACTCCGATATTGAACATCTTCCCAAATACCCATTGATATCCGCCAATTAAAAATGTATTTTCCTTACGATCGAGAATTTTTCGAAATCTTGTATAATAGGAAGGGCGTCCATATGGGTCGGTATATTCCACCTGATATGGACCTTCCCCAATCGTAAGTTCACCAATCAGTCCACCGTGAAATCCAAGATGATCTTTCATAATATGATTCATATCCATAATCGTAAATTCCTTTCGTATGCCGTATGTTAGAATTATTACAAGGAGGTTTTTGTTGTGTCCATTAAAAAACGACGAAAGTATAGTGCAACAATGGGTTCTTATGTAGCATCACAATCGTCGATCAATAAATATGAAGTAAATAAACTTGGAAAGAAAATTGAATCGGCGCCAAAAAAGCCGCCATCAAATCTCATCGAATTGAATGAAGAAAAAAATAAAACGGTAACATCAACGTTATTCCATGATACTCAGGCTGGCATCACCAATGGAATTCTTGGTGATTGTACCGGGGTATTTCGTGAAGGCGATAATAAAATTGTTGGATCGATTACGGATAATCAGAATACCGGAACTGCCAAGATTCTCATCATCATTAACGGCGGAAGCGATCCAGGAAAAGATCCAAAGAATAAAAATAAAACAAAAGAAGAATTGAAGACAGATCGTGAAAAAGTAATTGCCGATTTGAAGAAAAAAGGCGAAGAAATTATTCAATCGACCGTAACGGAAGCAACGCATAAAGTAGAAGAATTAACAACCCAGCTGGAGGGAAATTTAAAAACAACCCTCAATGAAGGACTACAATCCGTCATGGGTTCTGTTACAAATCAATTGGGTAAAGGATTCTTAGGTGGAATCCTCGGTGGATATATTTCAGAATTACTAAAAAATTGCATCGAAGATATCAATGGTCGCTTAGAACTTGGATTGAAAGAATTGAATCTTCCTGTTGCAAAATTATTGATATCCAGAGGAGAGCGGCTTTCTACCATATTATCCAGGGCCGGATTAGATATGAAAAATCCTAAGATCGACATGGGAACCATCGGTAATGTTGGGGCTATGATTGATCGGCAAATGAATCAATCGAGCTGTTGGGGAAACATTGGTGCTGCACCAAAATTAACATCCACCGAACAAGATCCATATACCTATGGAAATTATAAGATGGAAGAGAAGGACGCAAAGCCAACCATTGACACACATATCGATACAACCCTGAAAGGCTTCGATAGTAAAATTCGTGGAAAGACAAATATCCTTGGTACATTACAGAATCAGGAAGACATGGAAACTAGTCGTTCCAATAGCAGTCGTAACTTGGATATATTAAATAAAAATTTACACAATTTCCTAGAAAAACAATTGGAAGAATTGAGTGAAAAATGGGAGAAGTAGGTGAAATATAAATGAACATTGGGAATCTATTAAAAACCGATATGCGAAATATTTTATCGGTGACTCCATTTAAAAATTCAACCAAGCTAGGAAAATTTGGAAATGCGTTGGTAAAGAAAACTACAGAAAAGCTTGCAAAAAAGGCAAATGATGCAATTCAAAAGAAGCTTCAAAAGATTCGAGGAATCGTTAGAGATATTGATCAGAAATTAGCAGGAGCAACGTTCGGTATTCTTGGTGGAGGAAAGCTGTCATTGGGATCGGTCATATCCAATTCAAAGATCGGCGGAGTATTAAAGAATCTTGAACTTATTACGAGCAACGATGACAACAATCGCAATATGAATGGCGAAGTCATGTATTATGCAAAATACCAAGTGCCCACATTGATATTTATGATGGAGAATGATAAGATTGAATTAAATCCGTCAAACATTCAATCCATTGAGTATATGAATAATTATGATTCCAACATCATGCCTGTCATAAAAATTACACTTCGTTTGGATCTTCGCCAACGAATATGGATTCTACGAAACAAAAAGAATATTCAAGTAAAGTTCCAACTCGATCGCATCGGAGTTAGTACGGAAGATGAAAAAATTATTTCAAATCCAGCTGCGTTGTGGAATCAAGTATTCAATCTATATCTATCCGATTCTGATGATAGTGTCGATGTTGGAAGTCTGGAGTCTCGTTTACATGCAAATGATGATTCTTCCATCGATGCTGAGAATACGGGAAAAACAGAAATATTTGAAGAAAATTATTACGAATCCCAGCATATTCTCGATGTATATTTATTGGACAAACAATTGATGGATGCATCTCGTTATTCATTTAATGCAGTCTATAGTGAAGCTACGGTACAACAAATGGTTGGGCATATGCTTACACAAAGTGGACATAAAAAAGTATTGATGAGTAAGATGCAAAATGATGAAATCTACAAAGAAGTATTGTTGCCCGTAAATCCAGTATTCCGCAATCTGTTATTCCTCGACCAGTATTATGGGATGTATGAGTCTGGCGCTATCATTTACTACGACAATGATACTCTCTATATTTTGGATAGTGGTAATGTTTCTTCTGCAAAAGCAGATGGTGAAATGACAAATATCACAATTATCGTGAACGGGGATTCTTCCGCAATGCCTGGTCATGGAATGGTATTGAAATCGAGTAACGATTCCTACTACGTATCGACACGTGCATCAGATGTAAAATTTGAAAATTCAAATGATACCAGCATGGCAGAATTGGGTGCTACATCGCAAATCATTGTACAAGATACGAGTGATATTGAAAATCAGCAGGATACGACAACTACTCCAGTGAATGGTGAGAAAGATGGAGATACCGGAGCTCTTACGACATTCATCAAAGACAATCATAAGTATATTTCATCCATCATTGAAACACGGAAAGGTGAAAAATCGTCTTCCGTATACTTAACATTATCAGATGTGGATATCGGCATATTCAAACCAAACCGGGTTGTGCAGTTTGTATTCACCGATGAAAAGATGCAAACAAAATATGCCGAAAATAAATATCGAATTGTATATGCATATCATTACATCAAACTTGCTGGTGAGTCGTATATGGATGCTGGGACACATGTCATTCTACGGAAACTATCCCCGATCAAATCATCGATGAATATATCGGATGATAACATAACGCCAAAGGATTGGAAAGAAAATCAAGGAACTTTTGGTTCTGTTGATGATCTTGTTGATATATTCAGCGGAAAGGGTGGTTGTTTCGGTAGAGGACGTGATGCGGTCACTGAAAAAATTCTATCCGACGCACTCGGAAAAATTAATAAAGGTGGAAAATCATCAAATGTTGTTGGCGTATTAGGAAAAGTTGCAGAGTCTATGATGGGTGGAAAAGATTTATCATCCTCATTAAAAAATGTTGGAATGGATTATCTCAAATCGGAATTGAAAACATATGTTGTGAATTATAAAAAACGCGGCGAAACAAAACGAAAACAGCGTGAAATCGTTGAGAAAGAAAAAGAGAAAATGAATAATCTCTTAAAAGAAAATATTGGGGATAAAGTATCTGAGTACAAAAAAGAAGCCATTGAGAAAAAACCATAATAAATAGAGAGGGGTAATCCCCTCTCTATTTAATCAATGTTAATGCCTTCATACGAGGAAACAATGCTTTCATTCCGGCACAAAATTCCTCTTCTTTGTGTGCATCTTTAATTTCTTTGATGCGGTAAAAACATGCGTTGCAAAAATTAAATGATGGACAAACGAAGCATCGCGGAAAAATGGATGGGTAATCTTTTCGAATTTCATCTTCGGGGTATTCGTGGAGCTCATAGGTTTTTTCATTTCGCAATACATGGGTCATATGTGTATCATTCAATACGCAGCAAGAATGTATCTTACCATCGGGAGATATCGATCTTGTATCCGCATAACAATTTCTACTATACGGACATCCAGAGTCGACATCTTTTACCATCGAATATATATCTCTAGCCGCAATGTCGTATTCTAATTTATGATTCTCCATGGACCATAGGTACCAGTGGAATATGTCGGAGAATAATAAAAACTCAGAAGATTCCCCTGCCTGTAGTACTGGGTTAATTCGTACCGTCGTTTTTAATTGTTCCGCAAGCTCCACCATATGTGGATATTCATGGAGCAATTCTTTGGTCAGCGTGGAAATGAATGGAATGTACGTTTGATGTGGGAGATAAGAAAGAACATGATGATATACGTCAATGAATTCACGTTCCGTATACAATTCTCCATTCCCTTTGATTCTTCCGGTCGATTGAAACGATGTTGTGATGCGAATTCGTGGATTTTGGAATACCTCTTTCCACTTTTCCGGATGGATATGAAAATCCCATAAATTTGATGTCATTGCAATCTTTGTATTGCGATGTGCATGATAAGTATCAATGTAATTTAGCATTTGAAGATATAATGATGGTGGCGCACATAATGGATCGCCACCAACAATGGAAATGCCATCAACATCATATGTTTCCATCAATTGCTTGAAATCGTCAAATGTTATATAGGGATTTGCTCCTTTCGATAAACAGGATGCAGAACAGTAATCGCATTTGAAATTACAAAGACTCGTTATTTTTAAAATAAGAAACATTCCAAATCTCCTATATGACAATATTGACAAATTTTTCTGCTCGCGTAATTGCAGTATACAATAAACTTCGTTGTAGATCGTCATCATAGTCGGTTGGTTCCATCAATAGAAGAACCTTATCCCAGGTATGATATCGTGCACGATCGGGTGTTAGTGCATATGCATATTCCGTTTCCAAAATATCATCCGGAATAATTTGTTTCGAAACACCATCGATATGATTTAGTACATATCGATCCAATGAGATATCTTCAAATGGTTCTGTATATTCGTCCAATTTGAATTCAATTGGAACCCATCGCGTAATCTGTGCATGTTTATTTATCTTTGAAACATATCCGACAGCATTCTTGTGAAGATATACCTTTACACGAGATTCTTCCGAATTCTCCAAAATATGATCATAGATACTTTTTGTGACAATCAAACGTTCTCCAACTTTTGTTACACTATCTTTGCAAGATAATACTTTTTCACGATACATGTGATTGATCATCGTTCGGGTATCATCATTCAATGTAATAATCATATTGGATGATTTCATATTGTATAAATTCAATTTACTTTTTCCAATGATATTTACCCCATCATAGTTTCCCAATTTCAATGGAGCATCCAATAACATTTGATGTGCAAAATGAACAATTGGATGATTAATATACCAAGGATGAACCTGTCGCAATACAATGTTTGCATCATGAAAAAATGTATACGGTTGGTCTCCGGGGATTAATTTGGTATCTTGTAGAAGGATGATGGGTAATCCATAGGAACATAAATGTTTGATCTGTTTTTTGGTTAATAGTGTTGCATCAAAGACAACAATCAATTTATATTTCGGATCAATCTTTTTATTTCGATATTTTACCCATGTATAAGTTGGAGGCGTATCTTTTTTTGTGATTGCTTCCAATGTATCAACATCAAATGATTTTTTATAATCATATAAAAATCCATCAATGTAGTATGCATGCATCTTTCCATAGGCGAGACGCAATACTTGTTTCTGGTTGTAGGAAAGATAACAAATTTCCCGATGATCGAGTCCAATTTTTCCAAAAAAGAATTGTAATAAATCCCATACACCACAGCCAATACGGCTATCGATGGTGATGATTTGATGATTGTATTTCCGCCACCATGATTCCAAAGCGGATAGACCAATATATTGGTCTAATGTGCAATTCATACATATCACCTCCATCATATACGACGAACTGCCATATTAATAAAAACCTTAAAAATGGAGTAAGATGAATCATGAGAAAATACATTAACTACCCATTAATTCCGATCATCTTGATGGGAATTACCTTGATCATTTTGATCCGTCATGTTGATACTCTGAATGCTGAAACATTTCGAACGCCCGTACATATTGATCGATCTGTTGCACAGATAACAACAGTGTATAACAATGATATTGATACAGAATCAAATTATTATTATACCGCCATCGAATCATTTGATTCGAATTTAAACCAACTTTCGGAAGTCGTTTTATCGTCAGATAATAATCATCATTTAAATGCAGCCAGTTTTATTAAATCATCTCCAGAAATCAATAGAGCAATTCAAACATATACGGAAGGCTTCATTGAAATCAATGGAGAAAAATATCAAAAATGCATATACTATCGATGGATATTCGATAACTCTGGTGTGAAAAAACTACTTGTTGTCACGAACAATTCATATGAGCTGAATGAAATCTTCTTGATTAAAATTCTATGCTACATCATTCTATTCCTCATGTTCATGTCCATTGTTGTCATGCAGTTGGAAATTCGGAATCGAAACATTAAGGAATACAAATTCAATCTAAGTCAGCTCATATCATTGGTCCGACGATAAAGTATTATAGAGAGGGAGAGAACGACATTGGATGAGAATCTATCAACGGTCATAGTTGCTGCTATGACTGGAATCTTTTCAATCATTACTCTCTTGATTCGAAGAAAAGATAGTGGTGTCATCGAAAAAATCAATCAACAGCAATCTTTTTTCGAACGAGAGAAAAAGTTGAAACAGGAACTGGATACAAAAGAAAAGATCTTGAAGAAGATCTTTCAAGACCTCGATCTACTTCTTGTGGATACAAACATCGAGCTAATTAAACTCCACAATGAAGTTGATTGCGAAACATTAAACAAGCTGCATCGACAGCACTTGGAAATCAAAAATAAGATCATCAATATTACGAACGAGATTGATGATATTACGAAGGAATACCAGATTGTTATCTTGATGACAGAAGAACTTCGTGCGGAATATGAGAAAATGATGGCAAATGGAAAATAAATAGAAGGAGGGAATTCCCTCCTTCTATTTATTCAATGTCATTTCACTCTTCTAGCGTTATTCAACGGGAGGCTCTTCGCCAGTGGGAGGATCTTCCACGGTTTCTGCTGGACCCCACATGGCAAGAATTGCATCACGCGCATATGAAGGCAGATCTGATCCTTCCTTTAGATATGCACGATCGCGTGGACAATTGAGGCGACGATCGTAACGACCATTACCGACATCCAGAACCTTTCCATCCTGCTTAATAACATCCTGATACTTAATCATGACATCATTCTGTGTGAGGCACTCAAGTACAATACGTGTATCCATAATTTATTCCATCCTTTCTTATGGCAGAGTTCAACCATTATGGTTGAAATGGACTGAGATCTTTGTGATATTCCCGGAAGTCAGGATCATACAAACTTGTTTTCTTTTTATTACCTTCTGAAGACTTATTCTTTTCAAGACTCGAAAGTCGATTCTCCAAAGAATCAATCTTATCAATAAGGATTGTCATGTTCGCTTGCATTTGACGAATTTCATCAAAGATGCTATTCATCTGAACGCGGAGAATATCATTTTGTTCACGGAGATATGCAATATCACGATCATAACTATTCTGCTGGAGAATATTTCCTTTGATACGATTGAGCACATCATCTTCGTTGGTCGGAACAATGAATCCGGACTGATAAAGGCTGAATCGGAATTTCAATACGGCATTGGAAACAATATCAAATACATCTGTCACTTCCAGAGAATCGATGATGACCATTGACTGAATGTTGGTATTATCGTGGATGAATTCATCATGAATGAAGAAATGCCCATCTTCTCCAACATGATAGATCGGATTGTTCAATACTTCTCCACGACCAAGCGTTAGATGCGCAATTGGATATCCAATACTGATGTCGGTGATACGGACTTTGATATTGCGTGAATCATGCGAATATTCTTTGATGACAGAATCCATTCGCCCACGGAATGATAGAATCAATTCCCCATTAATCAGCTCATCATTATTTTCTGTCTTATAATTGATTCCCGTTTGAAATTGGTTGAGGTAACAAGAATCTGAATACCGGCGTATTACTCTTCCATCGGCATGTTCGGTCTGATAAACAACACGTACAATCGGACGTGTAATCAGAATGGGGAATCGTTCATCTACGTCAACCTTTTCCAGGAATGTTTTCAGATGTTTCCCGTGTGCAACCCCATCACATTTATTGAATGCGACGTCCACGATATACATATGGGGTGCATCCATTGCTTGTTCAATGGTAATCCATTTCCCATCTTTTTCGACAGGTTCCACTGGAATTAGTTTTGTTTGGTCAAATAGAATATCGGTCAAGAATCGTTCATTATCAATTTCAATGAACATGTTCTTTCCCGTATGGAGTTTCCCTCGATGGGGACGATGATGTTCGATTGAGATAATTCCCATAATAATTCTCCTTTATCGCATTCTCAAAATTTTACGAATGATGTAGATCACAATTGGTGTATATAAAAATGCATCAATGGTTCGATTGGATTGGAACAGCCCATCTCCAATATTCAACGATACATCTTTGATTGAAATGCCATGCGGATTGTTGATGTAATCGAAAATAAACTTTCGATAAAGATCGGCAGGCGCAGTATGATTGATTACACAATCAACAAAATCGGTATCGAAGAAACAATGTTCTTGATGATTGCATTGTGCTTGTTGCATCGATACTGGCCAAATCATATCAATATCCATTTCATTCCATCGACCAAAGGATGATGTCGGATACTTCATAGTATCTGCAAGAATGTAATGGAATTGTTGGATCATATTCTTTGGAGCATCCAATTCCAGCCATTTATAAATGGAATAATTATACAATGCTGGGAACTGCGGTTCTCGAACCTTTCCATGCAGCATCACAACGGAATTTGAATTATCATCATTCATGATCCCGTGTATAGCCATAAATTCATTTCCGCAAACATCAAATAATCGTCTTCTTGTTTGTGGGGTGCAATACAAGAAGCAGTTGTGGCGTACATCATAAAACATTGCTTTGTAGGATCGAATCATTTCTGAAACAACTTTGCGAAGTTGACGCATGAGGATATAATCATCTTGTTGAATGATTGGATTTACTCCTGTCCCCATGGAGGATAGATCCATGTCATATTTTCCAACCACTTGATTTTCAAGTTGGTGTAGTGTTTCCTCACTCGTACTCAATAGTCGATATTTAATCTTATACAGACCATTTTGTTTCATACTATCATATTGCACATCCACAACTTGAAAAATTGCAAACATACGAATATGATTTAGAATAAACATATCATACTGATGGGGAACAATCGTGGAAGGTTGGATGGTACATTCACCTTCTGCGGTAATATCTTCCAACTGCTGTTCATCCGTATTGTTTGGATTGGTTTGACCAAATTCATACAATGGAAAGTTTTTGATATCATTGAACCGCAAAGGAGAACGTTTTCCAAAGAGTTGATCAATATCCTTCAGTCCGCGATCCGTTGTTGTACGATTCTCTGCAAGATTGAAGTAACGAACCAGTACAGCTCCAGCAGATGTCAGGAAGCGTGTTGCCGATGCTAATCGTTTTTCATATTTGAATACATTGCTATCCATCATGGATTGTTCATCAAAGATAAGAGCCACTATAAATCACTTCCTTTCAAGAAATTATCTTTATGAGCGTACCCAATTAATACTGAGTTCCAGAGAATGATATATTATTTCTATATAGAAAGGGGCTATGATTACCATGAGTAAAGTATTTGATGAAGTAAAAGCATTTGTTGATCGGATGAATCCTTCCAGAGGTAAACGAGATAAAGCGCTTGAGGCGGAACACAAGCGTAGGATCAAGGAGATTGAAAAGAAATTCAAGAAGGATAAACATTGGAAAGATTTGTGAAAGGAGATTCCGCGTGGACAAATCAACAGAAGCAATCTACAATGAAGCATTGTTGAAGTTCAAAACAATTTCGGAACGATTGGTTGAAATTGCCGATCTGATGCAGAGAGGGGAAATTGTTATAGCAAAAGAAGAATTGGATCAACTCTATATTGAGTCCGTGCATACAGAAACGAAGAAATGTGGAAGCAGACTAGCTCGCATGATGGAGCACATTCTTAAATTGGCATATTGTGATGATTATAATGAAATTCTTCGAAACGGAAGGATATGGAAAAACAATGCAATCAAACAGCAGAATTCGGTCATCGATATCACCCGATGGGGAATGAACCGTCAGGAAACCTTAATGATCCATAATATTATGGATGATTTGCAAACATGGTATGAGCGAGCCATTCGATATTATGATATCGCGATGGAAGACAATCATTCATTGATGCTGTATGAAAAACATATTCCATTGACTTGTATTTGGACATTGGAAGATCTTCTTGACAAAGAGATCGTTGATCTTGTTGAAATGCTTCCAAAACAAACAGGATACTATTCGAAATATGTAAAAGATTTGCGTGATGGACATGAAAAGAAATTAACTGCAGCAAATGTACTCGGCACATCATCTGATGATATTTGATTAAAAAATAAAGAGGGGATTTCTCCCCTCTTTATTTTTATGCAGCCGTAAAATACCCAGCCCGATAAAGTTCGGTCGTACATGCCGCATAGAACTCAAATGTCTTGCGGATTCGACGTGCAACCTCATACATGTTGCTGGTGTCAGGGACTTTTCCTCCCTGACCGAGATATTCTCGGTTGGAGATATAATCCTCCACCATCTCGATATAGCCGTTTACGCGGCTAACCAATGCATTGAGATAGTGAACGATTTTTACAGCCTCATGACCATCCGGAATGATGCAATCGACCTCGCACTCCAACATACGGATCCTCTTATCGAAATCATTGAACGATTGGAGCGCTTCCAGGGGGTTATCAAACATATCCCCCTCGCACTGAATAATCGGCCAATCATACAGAGTATCCAGTGCGATAATATCCGGATCGTGGTACAGAGTAATCCAACCTCCCACAGTCATAGCAACCTCGAATCCGCCCACATTCATTTTTTCCATTTCAAATCCTCCTCTAATAATCAACAACTTATATTCCTCTCCTATAAATAATATATAATTCTTGATCAATAGGATCGGATTTATTTATATATTATTCTTTATAAGAGGGAATTAATTATGTATATATTGGATCTGTTCAAAGGAGGATACAGAAACATGCATATTTTGAAGTTAAATGATGAGATGCGGAAAAATTGTAAGTGGCATGATACCCACATGCAGCACATTAAGCTTGTGAAGGATTATGCTACTTACATCAACAAACGGTTGGGTAATCCGGTCAATCGGCACAAGCTTGGATTTGCAGCCCTTGCGCATGATACGTTGAAGGAGAACTACAAGGAGAAGACGCAGGTCATTGGTGATATCTATATTCCTGGATCGGCAGAAGAATATGTGCGGGGCAATATCGATACGATCACGAAGTACGTCCCTGAAGAATATCTTTGGAGTGATCTTCAGTTCCATGCAACTGGCGCAACAGTATTTCTGGAAAAAGAGATGGGGATTACCGATCCCGAGATCTTGTATCCAGTACTGTTCCATTCCCTGCCAGTGATTGAGGTATACAAGAATCTCGATCCGAAGATTCAAACCATGATTGATATCATGGTGCTGTCAGACAAACTCTCATCCAACTGGGTTCGAATCAATATGATGGATGAGGAAGTGCGTTGCGATCTCGATCGTATCGTGTTTGGTCCAAATGGAAATGAATTCAATTATGCGCTCGGCATCTATGTTGCCCGGTTGATTGGTGCTGGAAAAGAGCCAGATTATGTAAGCGATGCGTGTACACTCCATTATTTCCATCGGCTCCATGCACAGAATCCGTTGATCAACATGAAAATGAGAAGAAAGGTGCTCGGGAAGAAAAGGAAGTTTGCACCGCATCTTCCTACGTGCTACATCTAAAACTGATTGACCGATAATAAAAGGAGGGGAATATTCCCCTCCTTTTATTTTTTACTTGAATGAGAACTACTTCCGCTTCTTACTGTAAGCTTCAAAAGCATCCAGTGCATCATTGAATGACTTCCTTAGCTTTGTGAGGTTTGCATTGTATGCATCCTCAGGGGGCTGATCCTTCGTACCTGCCAGAGAAATGCTGATGTTCTCAACAGATTCCTTGACCGACTTTCCCTTAAGTGGTTCACCGCGCTTCTTACGGGCTTCATCGTTACGAAGCTCATACGCATCCACTAGGGTTCCATCTGGTGTCTGAACCATAGTTCCCTTTGGCAGATTATTGTTCTCCATGTTGGCATACCAGGTATCACTAGCATCTTCATTGAAATTGTCATCGATAGAAATGTCCAGTACATCATCCACAGATTCTGTTACCATACTATCGATGTCAATCTTAAAAATATCATCGTTCATAGTATTCTCCTTTTTGTTATATAAAAAGAAAGGAAGGGTAATAGATACCCTTCCACCTTTTTACACAAACACCTCATAAGATTATGGATTAAGCCCAAGGTGCCCCGATACCAGCAGCCGCAGGTGCCGTACCATAAACCGTATCGCTGTGCTCGAGAATCAGGCGTGCCTGAATACCCTGTACGCAAATATCCTTGAAGCGGGATGTTGCGGTGACGATGTTGTATGCACCGCCCGGAGCATTCGTGCTCTGATAAGCCGTCTGATTCTGGCTTGTGAGCAGGTGAGAGGTGTACTTGAGATGGCGGAACGAGATATGCTCATTCGTCGTTGGATAGCCATAGATGTGGAGAACAAGCTCACGCTTGGTCGTCGGTGTCCAGGGATCCTTCGTGTATGCATCATACATATTGGTTGCAACAACACGAACGTTTGCACCGAGATCCGTTGCAAAACCATAGGAGTTGTTGACCTGGATACCACCAACCGTGGAACCAGTAACCGTCTTCCAGTTCGTGAACTCAGAGATGAGCTGCGTTGCCATTGGGTTACCAACGATGATGAAGCTGAGCCCATCAAGCTTGAGCGTATCCGTGATCTGATGGATAACAGAACGGAGGCGGAACTGAATTGCCGAGCTCACATACTTGAAGGGGTCGCCAGCGAAGGAAGCAGGAGGCTGAATGTTGACGGCATAAACCGTAGCAAGCGACTCAAGCTTATAGATGTTGGGAGCAACACCATTGTACTTCGCAAACTCATCATTGAGGAACTTGATGACTGTGAGACCTTCGTTGGTCTCCTGGCACTTAACGATCTCATCAACCATGCGGTTGTAGTAGTTCAGATCGAGAAGAGCTGCAGCATCTTCGATTTCCTCAATCGAGAAAGGCATATTCCAACGTGCACCATCTTCGATCGTGAAGCGGAGGATATCACGCTTCTCGCGGATGGATGCATGACGGAGGTTCTTCTCGTTGGAGAGATAACCCTCAATGTAGACACCATCAACCTGACCAGATGCAGACGAGATATCAACCGTACCAGCCTTGAAGTTGACCTTACCGGAAATAGTATCAGCAATCACTGTGCCATCAGGTGCAGTAAAGTCAAGATCACCGTTTACGAACGTGCCGCCAGTTGAGAATTCGACCGTAATGCCGTTGCCAGGAATCGTGTAACGATTTGCACCAACATTGATTGCATTGATCTTAAATGCAAATGAGAGCTTGTCAACACCAGCCGTACCCGTCGTAAGATTCGTGATAACGTCATACTTGTAGACACGACCATTGGTGAGAGGAACCTTCGTTGCATTGTTGATCTTAATGCCCTTCTGAGCTTCCCAAATCTTCTGCCACGTACCATCGAAGAGGCAGCGAGGATATTCGTATTCCTTACCGGTTGCATTATCAACCATATAGGTTGTACGAATATGCTTTGCGATATTCGGAGTCTTTGTTGTCTCAACCTCGATGATATCCTTGATGATGGAACGGAAGAACTGCTTAACGAGAACTGGGAACTCGAGCGTTGCAATGGGGAGATATCCAGTCATCGATGCAGACTCAGTATAGGAACGAACCTTCGTATCCCAGAACTGTGAAACGTTCTCAATGACAGCCTGGACGTGTGGATCGTTGGGGGATGCTGCCTTGAATGCTTCAAAGACAGGGCCCATGAGATCCGCCTTATAGCTTTCCATAAACTGACGATCGGAAAGCATCGGCTTGATGTCCTTCATAATATCGATGCCAGTGGATTCCTTATAGTGTTCCTGAAGTTCCTTGAAGTGGTCATCGAACGACTGAATGCCACTTTCTGTGAAACCACCGAATGTTGTCTTTGGTGTGGCTTCTAGTCGCTTCTCAGCGGACACGCCACTCTCAAAAAACCATCCAACGTTATTTGCCATAGTAATTCTCCTTTTTTACGTAAAAAATTCGAGAGTTGTTTTATATACCACCAAACTTACATATTTGTTATAAATGCACCCTATTTTTCATTCGTTACATAGCGTTTGATTTCTTTATCAAAGTTTTGTTGCAGGAGATTATAGAGGTTGATGCATTTATTGAAGAACAGCAGATTCTTACTGTAATTCTCATTCATGAAATAATTTGCCATATATTCTTCCACATTTTCACTGAGCTTTGTCATGGAAGTCAGAATGGAATCATTTTTGTCTGAAATGGTATCAATCAAATCCATATTCTTATTGAAGATTTTTAATTGATTCTTCAACGTCATATGGAGCTTGATAAATCTCTCATAGAGTCTCTGATTCATAATGATGGAAATTTTATCATCGAAATTCAAATTTTCGGTATCATCTTCATCTCCACCAGTACCATCATCGAACCCATAATTGTCGTCTCCCATATCTCCTTCCATATCTCCAGCATCCATATCTGGAGGAGGATCATCTGCACCACCCATGTCAGGTGGTGCATCATCCGTTGATGGAGGAGCCATATCGGGAGGATCATCCTCTGGGGCTTCAAAAAATACGCGTTCAAATAAACTCATATCATTGAACCCCCTTAAATCATATTCTTCATATCGCCAGTACCGCCAACACGAATGAGTTTCTTCGTCAATTCATTCTTCAGACGCATCATCTGGTATTTGGCTTTTCGATCCTTATTCGCATCGGCATCTTTAATCTTTTCTTCCAATACCTGAAGCTCCGTCTTTAATTCACCAATCATCTCATTCCGAATACGGAATTTATTATTGCGGGAATCCAGATGTTTTGCTGCAGCAAGGAAGATAAAGATTGGATTGAGTAGAAGCCCGGCTTTGTAAATGGCACCATACTTAACAGCAGACTTGAATGCTTTGATCAGGGAATTGGACTGATGTGGATCTGCCAGCTGTTCCTTGATGTCATTCTCATTGGAGTCACGCCACTTTTCAATTTGTGTGTCAATAAAATTGAGAACACGCTTGAATGGTTTCGAAATGGCTCGTGCTGTTTGACGAACTTTTCCGGCACCTCGTTTTAGGCTTCCGATACCTTCACTAACCTTCCGATCGATATCCATCATGGTGTCGCGGATTGGGTTATCAGACTCTGGCTTATCATCGTCTGCATCACCAACTTCTTCTTGATAAACAGATTCCTGAATGGGTTCATCAACAATGAATTCAGTACCATCTTCATTCAATCCGATGAACATAGTATCTCCGGATTTGATCGATGCATATTTACCAATTGTATTCCATAAATGTGCAACATGTTTCGGATCTGTGGATTCTGCAGTAAACAAATCATTCACTGAATCTTTGGTATCGATCGCGCATCCGGTGACTGGTTCAGTTCCATTGTATTTTTCAGCCATCGCATTTCGTGCTGCTGAATGCAAATCCCTGAGAGCTTGATCAAGATCGAAATTCGGATTTTTATCGAGGTTTTGATGAATCCTGTAAATATTTTCCCAGTAATCATATCTTAAGAAATTATTTGAAATGATAAAAAGACCGCATCCGATATATCCACCAGGATTTCCAAAAAAAATCATTCCATTGTCATCTTCATACTCATCTGGTTGATAATTTCCAAAGAATCGTAGCAATTTAAAATACTCATCATTTATGAGAGGTGCGAACTTCTGGTCCGTTTGAACAATATTAATTATGGTTTCAAAAAATTCCATACGCATTCGACGTAGAGAGTCCCTTAGGTCTTCTGGAAGATATACTGGGTAGAATGTACTGCCCCACCAATCTGGACGTATATTCCCTTTCTCACTATAAATTTTTACAGACTCTTCATGATGATCTCCATAATCATGAGAATGAACTCGTTTGTTCGTTGAATTATCATTCTTTTGATTATGCGAATCTACTGTCTTCGTTACGTTGTTGGAATTCGTATTATTGATTGTATGATACTTCTTATCATGAGAATCATGGCTTGTATGTGTACTGTAATCATTGTGTGATTTATTGGAGGTATTGTTAGAATTCGTATAGTTGTAATTGTAGTAGTAATAATTTGCACCACTTGCAGGTTTATCTTTTTCGGCATTATCTGGCGAATCATCATCGATATCATCATACTGATACGGTTCTGGCTCTGTCTTCGATGTTTTCTTTTCTTTGGAAGTATCATCAATATGATCTCCAAAGATATCATCTCCAACATCATCAGAATCATCCGTATCATCATCTTCTCCGTATGAAAGATCATGATTATTTCTCAGATATCCTGGTGCTTTTCCCGTCTTCTTATTTCGCGTATTCGATGATAATGCCTCTGTGAATGATACAGATTCAGTCTTTGCAGTACCTTTGGTCTTCTTTTTTCGAGACAGCGTTACTACTTGACCGCGTTCTAGCGTAATCTCATATCCGATGCTCTGAAATGCGTCGACGAATTCTTTCTGTGTTGATTTATTCAACTCGACTGTTGTATCCGAAATCCATCGGGAATCAATCAACCGAAATAGATTGACAAGACATCCTTTGTGTCGTGGATGAACCGCACAAATGTTGACCTTATTCGTTTTGGAGCGAGCATTATTGATGGTTGCAATCGCAACAATCTCGTTCTTGAAAACATAACCAACGGAGTCGATATTCTGTTCATCGTCAACAAGCGATTTGAAATTAAATGTCTTCTTATTTAATTTTGATCCAGCGGGTGTTTTGAAGAACCATTCTTTGAATTTATCATTATCGACATCTTCAATGTGTTGGATCACTTCGCTTCCGCTTCTTGGCTTTTTATTAAATCTTGAACGTTTTTGTTCTGGATATTTTGTCGCTTCCGTAAATGAATTATTACTTGATGGCGATGTGATCATATTTGAAACAATCCCATCATATAATTTTCTTGCAAAATTTTCAGATGATGGGCAGATTGCGATGAATATCTCCAGATTGTATTCACCTGAAACAAAACACTTTGTATCAATATAATTGGAATTGTTGATCATTTCTTGATTCATTAGAATCATTCCGTAATTTTGAAGGAGTTCATTATATTTTTCAGAAAGAAGCTCAAATATGGTTTTTGCAAGCAGCATGGATGCTGCTTCATTTCTAAATCCATATGTACCAAGGTAGTACGCTCGATCATCATATAGTTGATCTCTTGGATTATCAAATTCCATTGGACCATCGGTATATTCGTACAGATCTAGTATATTGAAAATATCAATTCCTGGCGCACTTTGACTATTACAGGAAACATCATATGTGATGTCATGGCAAAATTTGATAACCCGATCAAGCTCCGATTCAATATTCTTAAACGAATGCGATTCTTTAATCGAAGAGAATCGAGGATCTGTCAACATGAGATCTTTCATCGTTGTTGCAAGATCTTCAATAATATTATTCACTACTGAATCAAGCGGCTTAGGAAGATTATTTTGATTATAATAGATTTTAGGATTTTCCATAGATAAAGCTTCTGTAAATTGCTTCGAAAGAATTGGTTTTGATACACGTGCTCCAGGAAGCATCGGAATCACAGAATCTGCAACATCTTCCTCAATCATGAGAGGTTCCAGAGCCTTCTTTGTTCGATTGATGGATTCCATGATGATAGTACGTTCGGATTCATTCTTTGCACCGCAGAGTTTATATTCCTGATAAAGGATATAATCTTCCATGTTCCGAACATCCGATTCGGTAAATGGTGAAACCATTTGCATTCCCATCATAACAGATTCACGGAATGCCTGCTCATTATTTTCCAATGACTGATTGACCTGATATTCCAACGATTCCTTTGTAAAGACATCCAGAATCTCATTGTCAACATAGGAAAAATCCTTTAGACTATCCTTGATCCACTGATTGTTTGATAGCTTCTTTTTCTTGTCCACCATTTGATCGTATACGTTTTCAAGCAATGCTTTGTTTGCTTCCGTATACACAATCATATCGGCAATACAACCATTCCCATAGCGCTCTAAGAATTTAGAAATGTTTACATTCTTATTAGAAAGCTTTGGGAAATTTGTATAGTATGCTTCCAGATACCGATCATCCAAACAATCCTCAAAATAGATGGCCATATCCATGCAGTTGGAATATTTATTTTCATACGATTCCATCACATTGATCATGTCACTGTAAGTATCGGATAGCTTATTATCCTCATTCTTATTCTTCAGCGTCTTGATCGCATTTTTAATCTTCGGAATATAGGAAAGTGGAACCTTATGCTTTTCCAAGAAGGAAGAAAAGGTATTTGCTCCGTATGAAGAAGAAATGATATATTCTAAATTTGAGATATATTCTTTCGGGGAATTGGATGCGATACGATCAACAGCTTCCATATAATTGCGAAGAGCTGGATTGCTCTTTGTATGGATGGTACCATATGCCTTTGCTTCTTGATAAAGCTTCTTAATATCTTCCATAAGTTTATTCAACCTCATTTCTAAAATCGCGGTCTAATTATAATTAGTGTGAAATACGGGGTGTTATAGAATTATGCAGAAAAAGACCAAGTCTTTGCAAAATATTTCGGAGGTGCAACCCAATAAAATCCGAGTGTTCTTTAAACGCTCCATTCTACAACGCATCTTAGATCTTCTCATTATGAAACATGACGGGTTTCGAACCGTTAAAGCGGTAAAAAATATATATCGTCTCTTCTGTGCAATCGATCAAGATAAGTATAAGAAAGATGCAGAGATGTTAGCAATGATTTGGTCCATCCGATATATTGCAAAACAATGGCTGGCCGGCGTTGTTACCATCGATCTTATCTTTGAACTGGCAAAACGGGATTCTGAATTTGACGGCATCAAAGATAAAGTTATCTCGGAATCCATCAAATCGAATACACCAGTATCTGCACCAGAAGCAAAAATGTTGATGCAATTAATTGAAGAGAATCTTCAATTTGGATATATCGCGGCATACAAAGAAAATTATCTGGAATTATTAGACACAAATATTGATGTCAATAAGCCTGGAGAATTGAAAAAGTATACCGAAAATTTATTCAAAATATCCAAATCATTGGTTGATATTCAATACAATACAAATTTAGTTGCATCCGAGTTAACATTCGATACTGGTGATGTATCATCGGTACGTGCTGCTGTCACAAAAACAGTTGATAGTTTATCCGGGTCTTCATCCATACTGAAAACGGGAATTATCCGACTCAACACATTATTGTCACCAGGATATATGAATGGTCGATTGTATGTGTACGTCGGGCCTCCAGGTTCCTATAAGTCTGGTATTCTATTGACGAGCACACTTCATATCCGTGAGTTCAATCCTGGGTACCAAGCAAAAACGCCCGGTCTGAAACCTGCGGTATTATATGTAACAATGGAGAATACATTTACCGAAACCATTGAGCGTATGTGGGCAATGAATTTCGATGAGCCCATCACAAACTATAGCCCAGAAGAAGCATTTGATAAGCTATCCGATATTCTTGGATTAGGATCTTCTGAGGAAGAAGAGAAGAAAGACGAAAGTTCTCTGGAGAATATGCTGGATGCGAATGAAGAGAAAAATGATAAACCCAATATTGATATCATCATTAAATATTTCCCATATCGTGAAATCTCCACCGATGGACTATATACGATTATTCAGGATTTAAAGGAAGATGGGAAAGAATGTGTTGCACTCGTATTCGACTATATCAAACGCATTCGTCCGGCAGAACAATCTTCTGGGGACACAACAAAGACGGAATTAGCAAAGATCATTAATGAATTGAAAGCGTTGGCTGTCATTAATGATATTCCAGTAATTACTGCCCACCAGGTCAATCGAAGTGGTGTTGCCGCAATGGATCAGGGCGTTCGTTTAGGGAAAGTTGATATCACGAAATTATCTGGACGCGAACATGTCGGAGATGCATATGAAATTGTTGAGACAGCAGACTGGATGGCAATCATCAATACCGAAATACAGCCCGGAACAAACCACCGATTCTTATGTATCAATGCAGTAAAACGGAGACGCATTGATCAGGCGGAATCTGAATTTAAAGAATATACATACATTGCGCACCCATTCCGTCAAAACTCATTACAGGTCATTCCGGACATGAGAACCGGAAAAGTGATGTCGGTCGGCTCACTCCAAACAGGATTGGATGATGTTGAAACCAAAACAAAAAATGCGGTGCAACGAGAAGTCATTCCTGTATCGGAGTTTGAGGAAGCATTATAAATTTTAGAGGAGATGGTTATCATAGGTGCTTACAACGGTCATCGATTCTGCAGAGGACAGCTTTGGTTGTGGCATGATCCGATCTGCGGAAACAAACGAGATGGCGTATCAATCCCAAGTGAATTCGAACGCTGTGTTCGGTATACGCGGCAAGTACTTGTCGTACAGAATATGTATAGCCTCAGCGATCGAAGTGTGTTAGTCATTCCATTCAGTGGTCATGAGCATACGACATTGTATAACATCATGTGTATTTCCGATGAAGGAAATACCAGCTATGCATTGCCACAGCTTATGTTCCCAGCCGATGTAAATCAGTTGATAAAATACATCGGTGTCGTTGATGATGCAATCATGAATAGTGTGGATTCGATCATTCAATCCATTCTATTGCCTACGGGTAAACCGGATTTTTCGGAAGACCCATACATCATCATTCCGTCAGTAACTTCATATAACCCACAACCAAAATATGTGAAGCCTGAACCACAAAACACACAGCAAGAGATGTATCGTCCGAAAAAATATGATAAGAAGAAATTCAAGAAAGGTGGGAAGAAGAATCGTCAATACAATCGGAACCATTTCAAATATCAGGATATTGATTCCTACGATGATTTAGAAGAGGAAGATACCAATACAAACGATGGCGAGATGTTTGATATGGTTGCCGATAATTCTGCCATGCAACAGGAAGCAGCGGTATTCAAAGCAAATCATGTGAAATGGGATAATACGCGCCGACGGGAGTTTGTCGAATCTTGTCGAACGAATGGTCTCGATTTCACGGCGATCAAATACAACATCAAACTGTCAACGGCAGAAAAATATCTACGTTCCTGGGATGGATCTTTCGATAAGTGATAAAGAAGAGAAAGGGGATTCATCCCCTTTCTTTTTGTATTAGCTCAGTACATTTTTTGCATTTGCAACGGCACCTTCAACCATACTTAGGATAATGGTATTGCGTTTTTCAATACCACCGAGCAGTTCAATGACAGAAGATTTTGGATCATCATATGCATGGGGAAGCGCTTTGATCACAAGATCCATGACACGATTCTGAAGTTCTCGTACTTCGTCATCCGTCAGTGTTCCATCGGGCGATTCTTTCTTTAACTTCCATGCAGCGACCATTGTTGTATATACTGCAGATTGTACAAGTGTACCAATTTCTTCCAGAATTGCATTCCGCGTATTGATTTCACTATTGGTAATCTGAATATCATTTTTTGCAATAATACTATCAGTTAGTTTCGCAATGTAGTGTTTCGCAATGAGTAGAAGGGATGAGCCAATGCAGACAATAATCGGGAGTACTAAATTGGTCATTAGAGAATCTTTAATAGCATCCATATAAATTCACCTCTCTTTCTATAAAAAATAAAGGAGGTATTTCGCTCCTTTATTCCTTGGTTGTCAACGACGAATCAACGAATCGTAATGATGAGCATAATGGATGCGCTGTGAAATCATTGCAACGCCGGCACGCTCATACGTCGCTTGAAACAAACGTGTTGCAAGTTCGATATCTTTCAGATTCTTGAATTCTTCGTATCCTCCTTTTAATGGTGATACGTTCATTTCTGAAAGATTCTCTTGACCCACTTTACCCTTCAGACGAAGATCAATATCACGACTTTTCATCTCTCGCATCATGTATGCGATTTGAGCACGAGGGCTATGGTAATTATATCCATTTGCATCTGCCCATGAAATAAATTTTGTGAGCCTTCCTCCTTCCAATTGAAATAGACCTCTTGAACCGACGTCGCTATGTGGATTCATGTGACTCTCCTGGTAGATATTACCCATAATGGCAACGCTTACCTCATGGGTAAATTCTTTCCGGAGTTCGGTATATACATCATACTCAACCTCATCGAGACCAGCAAGGACTTCAGCAATAGTGGGTTTCTCCTCAACTACAACTGGCTGTTCCTTAGAGAATCTCTTGACAGGTTCACTGATATTTACATCATGTGTCACTTCATGATGTACTGGTTCTGCTTTGATATGATGCGTGGATGGCGACATGAACCATGCGAAATATCCAATCATAAACAGAATGAATAGGATCATTTCAATGCGGTGCAGGGAGCGCTTCTTCCCATTGATTGTCACTGTGTTATTCCATAAATCGAACTTCATAGATCAAACCTCCTCTACTTACTTAACAATCTCCGAAAAGATCTTCATGAAATATACATGGGATGTACCCCATGCAATTCCAAATGCAACTGGTGCTGCAATAAAGAAAAGCCAATCCGCAGCATCAAACTCTTCAAACATTTCCTTCATGATTGTATCCTCCTTAATAGATCGAATTACATCACAATATAAAAATATATATATATTCTCAACAGAGATACAATTTTCATATAGGAGTGAAATTTGATATGGCAAAGAAAAGTGAAAAGGATAAATCGATTGAATTGTTTCATTCTGTCGTTGCTCGAATGGGCGTAGATGTATTATATGAATACAACCGGATGTGGTTAATTCAGTTGGAAGAATATCGTTGTATCATAATTCCGGATAACACATTATATGATGAATTGATGGCCGATGTCGCATTCAAGGAAAAAATCAAACCGTGTGATATTGAGAATAGTCGATTATTCTCTTATACAAATGCAACAAACTGGATTCCATTGGATGTATCGGAAGAACATTTTAAAGGAAAGGAATTTAGTATTATCATTGATGGATTCAGTTATGATATTCCATTAAACAAAGATCTGATGATGGTGAAATTAAGAAAATCGGAATTCACAGATATTTCATATCAGGTCTATAAAGAGAAACATCTTGTATTGGGAATCAAAAAACGATTCGATTCCGAATATGGATTTGATATGATTCGATTATTTCAAATCGTATAATAAAATATAGAGAGGGTTCAACCCTCTCTATATTATTTTATGAAATCATGATGAGGAACACGATGGATGCAATAATGATGGAGGTTCCTACATCAAGAAGCCAGTGTGCACGAACAATCATACGGGATAGTGCCGTAATGAGTCCAAGTAGAATACCGGCAATTCCAACCCATGGCTGACCAAATGCAAAAAGAGTCCAGAAGAGACCACCGGAGATTGCACTCATGGTATGACCAGATGGAAATGAATCTCCTCGATTCACAGACCATTCCCATTTTGGAAGCGGATTGGTTTCCGAATCTGTTTGCGATGGACGGGGTGCATTGAATGCCCATTTCAGTAGTACTTGGATAGCCGTACAGATGAGATAGTAAATAATGAATTCTCGTAGCATTGGTATGTTGCCGTCAAGAATACAATATAACACAACGGCAATTGGTGTAAGGAATTGAATATGATCGCCAATCTTCCGAATGTCATCTTTCATATTGGATGGGATATTCCACAGAATTCGATACAGGTTCCTTGGAATATTTTTAATAAACGATTTAAACGAAAATGCAGCAAATCGCATGGCAATTCGTTTCATGATTTCATCCCTGCTTCCACCAATAATGGATCCAAGGAGATGCTTGAGGGTGCCGGTATAAATATCATTGACCTTTCCACGTGTTTCATGATTAATATCATTCACTTTATCTCTTGCTTTATTCTCTATATTTTTCAATCGATCTTTTGCATCATCTTTGATGGTATCGATTTTATCTTCGACACGATTCTTCGCTTTATCAAACGATGCTTTCCCAGAATCTTTCAAATCATCGATTCTGACATCAACCTTATCCTTGATATGGTTGACTTTCTTTTCGACTTCGTCTTTCTTACTGTCAAGCATTTCTTTGAGACGCTTGTCTAATCCCATGATAACAACTCCTTATAAAAATTATAAATAGAAACGGCAGGTATATGATCAAAAATGGATATCAAAGTATATAACACTCATATCACATTGTCCCCATATTATCGGACGGATGATATGAATGATAATTCTTTGCCAATCATTGAGGAAATGTATACGGCGATTGGTGCATTCGATCAACAACCATTTCCTTGCGGATATATGATTGAGCAAAATGTTTTGTATGTACCTCGTGGAACTCCGATATCCAAATTGGAACAGCTAACTGGTACCAAAGCAATTTATATTGATGAAAGTGATCCTTCCGAGGAAATCTTTAAAGAAGCAGAACCTCTCTTCAAACCTCGGAATCATCTCCAAGAAGAATCCATTAAATTCTTAACCGATTCGGGAAACCATCAATTGTCCCTCAATCTCAGGGCGGGCTACGGCAAAAGCTATTGTGTGGCCGCTGCAATTACGCGACTTAATAAGAAAGCAATCATTATTCTCCCAAATAATGGTCTGAAATATCAGTGGATGAAAGATACACTTATTGGGATGTTTACCTATCAAAAATCTCAACTGATGGATATTGCTGGCTCACAAGTTATCTGTGATTTTATGGAAGATAATATTGAGCCAAGGGATATTTATTTCGTAACACATGCAACGTTACGAAATTATTTGAATGATCACGGCGGATATGCTCTTGGTCAATTCTTCAAAAAATTAAAGGTCGAGATTAAGGTATATGATGAATCCCATATGGAATTTGCAAATATCATTAACATTGATCATTATACCAATACCAATCGTACTTGGTACCTAACAGCAACATTTGATCGTTCAGATAAAAGTGAGTCCGCATGTTTCAAACGAGCATTTGCAAATGTGGAAGATTTTGGCGGTATTGAAAGTCATCGGATGACAACAAAGCATGTGCTATATCATGTCGTCAATATCAACACTAGACCCACCCGGAAAGAAATGGGCAAACTCCTAGGGTTTGGTGGATTCGGCGCGGCAAAATATGGGAAATATGCATTCTTTTCCGATCCAAAACAAACATGCTATCGTGTGGTCGAAATGTTGTATGATAAAATCAAAAACATTGAAGGGAAAACATTAATATTTACACCGCTGATTGAATCGTGTAATATGGTTGCAGAAAAATTGAAAAAGAAATTTCCTGATAAACGAATTGCCGTATACCATTCGAAATCAGATGCAGATGATAAAAAACATGCATTTGAAAAGGATGTAATTGTAACCACATTAAAATCCTGCGGCGTTGGGAAAGATATTAAAGATCTCCGTGCGGTAATATGTACAGAACCATATGCATCAAAAAATATTGCTGCACAGGCAATCGGACGATTGCGCAATCGTCCAGATAAAAAAGATACGCTGTATTTCGATATTGTTGATATTGGCATCCCTGCAGAGAATTGGTGGTTGCGTGCCAGGATGAAAGTTATTTCGACATTAGTGAAAGAAGTTATTTATTTAAACATGGAGGAATAAAAAAGAAAGAGGGGTTTCAAAACCCCTCTCTTTTTAGCTTAGATCCGATTTTTGTTACGCGCTTTCAGATCTTTCTTTGCGCGACCGGCTGCAGCGCCCATGAGTGCGTGCATCACAGGGGAGGTCGTCTTGGAATCCTTCTGTTCCTCCTTGACCTTTTCCGCAGCTCCGGCGACGGCCTCAACGACGGCATCCGTATTGTTGAGTGCAACTGCCTTTTTGTCCGCCTTCTTTACGAAGGGGACAACCTTTGCCAACTCATCGCGATCGATTCCAGCTTTTACCTGAGCAACGCCAGCAGACACGACCTCAGCATAGGCTTCCTGGGCTTCCTTTTTCTTGGTACGATTGTATGCAACAACACCAAGACCCACGATAGCACCGACTCCAACAATTCCACCAATGATATACTTCATCATGATAATTTTCCTCCTTAAAGAAAATATATTTAACTTATCTCTACTATGATAATATATTTCCAATCATGGAGGAGATACGATTTTGTTAATAATCCAAATAATACTCTCCATTCGGTGCTGGATCATCAATCGTTACAGGATCCCCGATTGGTGATACTGTATACCCAAACTCTACCTTCAGAAGATCAGAAATCTTCGAACGTAGACTGATATCATCTGTATTTGCATTTCGAAATAACGTTTGTATATCACCCCATAGACGAGATGTATATAATAGAATGATTACCAGATCTGGAAGAAATACAGGTTGACCCATATAAATATAATCGGCATCATCGACGAATACTTGTGATACTCTTGGATCAAATATATTATCCGTCTCCGTCGTCACAAGATATTTTTTCGGGGTTTCGCCATGTAATGCGGTGAAAGCATAGCGGGTATTTTGCTCATACTGGAATACATTCTTCAGCAGATGAAATCCATTTCGTGTTGATACGAGTGCTCCAAGAAGTTGATAACTATTCACCCCTTGCATGTAAACTCCTTCAACGTTTACCAGAATTTTGAACTTCTCCGATTTTCCATTTCGTTTTGATTCATATTTTTGAACAATTGCTGCGATATCCATTGTAAACATAACAAATCCTCACATAAAGAAAGGAGGGGAAATTCCCCTCCTTTTGATTAACACTTAATTTCCATGAATAGTTCACGACTAAAGAGTGGCTGTGCTTTAATCAATGCATCGGCAATGGCTTCGCAACATTCCTTTACTTCGGGATTTGCACCACTCTTCGCATTGCGTTCCTTATACACATGCGACCAATCGGTTAGATTGCATCGGAAGATGAAATTGGATGGAATTGCCAATGGGTATAATCCACGATGAACATCTTTTCGTCCCAGATGTTCCTTATTGATATAACCAAAATCTGTCCTCACCCAAATAACTCCATCAGCATCCGTATATTCATCTGGAATCGTAGTACTCATATCTTTCATTGCTTCAAATGGATACTTGATCTTACCGTCATAGAAATCGGATTTTTCACCATCTGAAAATGATGCCAGTCGTGTTGATGAGCGGACAATACGATTCTGGAATCGTTGGGCATGGGAATCCCAATCATCTTGCCCCGCACGATGCAATCCTTCTACTGTAACGGAAATATCAATAAATTTGAGAAGCGTGATATGAAGTCGTCCCCACTTCAAAAGCTTTGTCATATATTCTTGATATGCATCAAAATATTTATCCAAATGATTATCGCCATGCTCATCCTTTGGAACAAAAATTCCATTATGCGGATTTACGATGCTACACATATAACGAATCTCATCATCCATGGTTGCGTTCCATGTGCGCTTACTCATATGCATAGCAATAATCGCATCGTCGATCCCATCAATGCGATTCAGATAAACTTTCATAAAATAATACCTCCTATTACAATCAGATTGCATCCATAATATATAAGATTATTTAATACCATCGATATATTTACATAGTGTTGAAAAAATATCATCTGCGACGATATTTGGGTCTCTATTTGCATCAATCACTTTAATATTGTGATTGGGATATTCATGAATAATGTTTTGATAACGATCATATATTTCATGTAGTTTATCTACATTATCAAAAATTTCTTTTGGGCCTTTGCGCCGTTTGATTCGTTCAATCGCAACATCAATCGGGATGTCCATAAAGAATGTAATATCGGGAATCCGATGGGTTTGCCCAAATGCCATCTGTTTTACTGCCTCACTCTGATAAGCAAATGAGTTATATGCCAACGATGATAACATATAACGATCACAAATTACATGCGATTTTTCCAACATCTTTGTGAGTGAATTATTACCCGTATAAAGATGCTCAATACGATCTGCTGTGAAAAGATACATAAGTGCTTCTTCACTAATTTCTGTTTTCCCAGAGAGGAAATGCTCTTTGATGAATACACCAATTGGTCCTATGGTCGGTTCTTTTGTATAATGAACTTCTTGGTTCAACTGACGGTTGATATTGAAATATAATTTCTCCGTCTGCATCGTCTTTCCGGAACCGTCAATACCTTCAAATACAATAAACAGATTCTTACTCATAACTCACAAATCCTCTCAAAAAAATTGATGAAATATTATCTGGAACGTTTTTTGAAAATTTGAATTAATAGAGGAGGGGAATTCCCCTCCTCTATCTTTATGCAACAATTTCTAATTGATAAACCTGATCGAATTCGTCTTTCGCCATTTTATTTTTTGTATCAATTGTTTTGACGGCGCATGTTGGTACTGGGCATCCAGGAAGTTCTTCCTTCGTATCATTACGAATCGCTTTGAACCTTGACTTATTTTCATTTTGATAATATTCGACAACGATCGTATGTGGAATTGCTTCAAACTGTGTAGATGTTACATCAATGTGATCTGCTCCACCCCATGTACTCGGGTCAAATGTGGAAACAGATTGTGGGGTAACAATTTGATTCTGAACAGCAGCTGGAACAATTGATGGATTTGATACTGATGCAGGTTGCATCGTTCCAGCAATACTTGATGATGGGTTTGGAGCAAATACATTATCAATCGAATTGTTCATGATTGATGATCCGAGCAATGTAAGATCATTCGATTCGACTCCTCCGCCACCGCCAAGATCAGCATCCAACTTTGCTTGCTTCATATATAAATCGCTGATGCTCTTTTTGATTGAACCGATTTCTCGTAAAAGAGATAGCGAATTAGAACGACCGGAATTGATGACAGCAGCTAGTTCAACAAGGTTCTTGTTCAATGGCATAGCATCACGGGTATTGGGGCCAGCTGCATTGGAATATCGTCTCTGCAAATCTGCATTGAATCGATTTTGTTCCGCAACAATGTTCTTTAGCATTGCCAATTCCGGAGCGAATTCTTTGTTGTAATTCCGTTTCTTTTTCTTCTTCGGTTTATCAACGATTGGACCAATTTCATCATCAAGCCATTTCCGGTATTTTTTCTTACTGGACTTTGGTTTTTCATAATCGATATCCTCGCCAGTAAGTTCACTAATTACGGTTTCCCACCGTTTGAACGCCTGCTCTCGTTTTTCTTTCTTACTGAGCTTCGGCTTCTCTTCTACCTCTTCAACGATTTCTTCGTTTTTCTTTTCTTCCTCTGCCTTCTTCTCTGCTTTCAGATCTTCTCTCTTTTTAATGAAGGCACCATAAATAGAAGAGATGGAGTTCAGTACCCCATCTTTCATGTTTGTTGACATGTTTATCCAACCTTCCGATACGTCTCTGTCCAACACTTAAATTAAGATTATAGTTACCCGAACGTCTTTGTTTTAGTAAATAGAAAAGGAGTTGTTTTACAAATGGCAGCAACGGATGTTATGGATAAAATGTATATGATTACCGAGCGAGGTAATATTCCTATCCTAGAAATTAAACCAGGTGACAAGATTTATGAATATTACAATTGTCGACAGCATACCATCGAAGCAGTCGATGCAATTGAAGAAGAACTTTTTATGGTTGAATTCACCGATGGTCGTGTCTGCTGGTACGATGGCGCCGAGCTTGACGAACTTCTAAAGACATTTAACTTTACACAGAAGGAAGTTTATTACGGAGAGAAGTTTGATCTCAATACGTTGGATCCAGATCCGTATCTTGCTGGACCAATGCTTCTCTTTGGCGACTTTACCAGTGAAGAAGTTGCAATTCCAGTAGAGATTGCATCCATTCAACCTGGGTTCTATGATTCCAATATAAAACTAACGGATGTTCGGTTTAAGATGCATAAGAGTGCGGATGGTAAGAATTATTACTATTCCAAGATGGATGATCCGACAGATACAAATATTAAGTGGGCAGATCTGTTCAAGAATTATCCAACCTTTGGAAAAGATGATGGGAATGTATTCCCAATTGAATATGAACGTGCATGGATCAAAGATCGTATTCGTATGGTACAGGGTATCTTTGAATTTGCAACTAACATCAAAAAGTATAAGGATTCAATCACCATTGAATTCCCGAACAAAGCACGTCTTGAATACCTCCAGAATCTACTTCTGAGTCTTGGCGTAAAGTCTGTTGTTCGTGAAATCTTACTTGGGGAATCCGAAAATAAGACAGAGTATTTTGTGAAGAGTGCAATTGCAGATGTCACTGAACTTCCAGAATCGGGCGGTAAAGTAAATATTGCCATCAGCATTGACAGTCGCGAGATTGCAATTGACAAGAAGTCCTATGCACTTACCGTCCTCGATCTTCGCCTCTTCCCAACACTCTTCCATGACATTAAGAACATTGATCGCGTATTTGATCTTTCTCAATATACGCTTGGATTCATTCCTCGCAGTTCATTCCAATTCCGTGTAAGATCATACAAATCGGTTGGGGTAGGCATCAGCCGCAAGTTCTATGTATCTGGTGGAAAACGCATTTGCTATCTTGCAAATGACTTCCTCCCGAAGTTTACCGATCGAAAGTGATTTAAATAAAAAAAATAAAGGAGGGGATTGCTCCCCTCCAATATTTTTGCGCAGATGCAGATTACTCAGCCGCGGGCTCCTCGTCCGCGACATCGTCGTCCTCATACTCCTCGGCATCTTCCGCCGGAGCAGCGCCACCGCCGATGAACTTGTTGTAGCCATACAGAGCGCCCGCACCGATGACAGCACCTACGACACCGATCATAATCTTCTTGAACATGATTGTTTCCTCCTTATATTGGATAGAATTGACACTTATCTCTACTATGATAATATATCTTTATTTTCGTAGGAAATACGATTTGGAACATATCATGGATAGTACAGATAACGGATTAAAAGGATGGGTATGTAACCCATCCTCTTTTTATCACCGACCACGATCTGCGACATTGTCCATCTTGAGTTCAAGCTTCATCTTGATACCCGGAACAATGTCGACAATCTCTTTTCCTTCTTCCTCATCATACGAATAGAAGATATCAAACAACCCAAGAACATTCATCTTCACTTCCGATACTTCCGTATGATTTGCTTCCTTGAACTTGTACTTCATATACTCCGCAACATAATACATGAACGTACAGAAGATTGGAATGATTGCTTCATCCGTCCGAAGATTGATTTTCATGTTCTTGGAAATGGATTCGAATGCATCCAGCTGAATCTTCTTCATGAACTCAATATTCTGTTTGACATTGAGTTCCTTCCAACGAATCACATTCGATGTCGTTTTATCACTGGACATACGATCGTCATCATTGATAACCTTCGTATACTTCCCAATATATTCGACAAATGGGAAGAAATTTCCAACCTTTTCATTTGCGTCATCATCATTATTGGTGTATCCGACAACAACGAGATCGGCAATGTTGATGGAAAATTCATTGTACGTCTTCTGCTTCTCACGAATGAACTTCAGAATGGACAAGAATGTCTCATAGAACGCTGCAGCATAGATGACATTGAATCCGCCATTGATATTGATGGAAAATTGTTCTGCAATAGACGTTGCCGTATTCTGGCAGATGATCTTAATGTCATCTTTGTCATTGACGACATAATCATCGAACCATCTCTGCACATACGGCACTGCTTTGTTTTTCTTCAGAAGGGACTTTTCCTCATCAGTCGTCTCCTCCATGATCTCTTCTTCTACTTTTTTCTTTGCCATTTTGTAATCCTCCTCTATATTGATTACCAATAGAATATATCATTAGGTATCAATATCATAACGACTCGGTACAAAGTTCTTCATCATTTCTTTTCGTGCCGTTGCATCAAACTTTGAAGAACCGCGTAGAATGTTGAAAATCTTCATATCATTCTCAATATCACCAATGTTCACACGAATGAGAGAACGCGTGTTTGGATCCATAACCGTTTTACGGATATCATCCGAACTGTTTTCTCCTAAACCCTTGAACCGGTGAAGGATCTTGGGCTGGAACTTCTGAAGAATCTTCAATACTTCGACAAGTGAAAGTGTTTCTTCCACCAACGTTTTATTGTGTTTTAGAATCACATTCCCGTTGAAATATTTATGCTTTCGCATAATATCAATCAATGGCAATCCTTTTCGAAGTAAACGATTACCAACTTCAATGGATTGATACTTCCCATCAATGATTCCCTTGATCACATGTTCCTCATGATCATAATACATTTCAGGGAATTGTTCCCCAATTCGCTTCATGAGATGATCAATATTCAATTGTTTGAGTGCACTTGGGATTGTTTCGTTGGTTACATTCATTGGAATGAATTCTTCCAGGATGCATTCAATCAAACGATCATTCACAAAGTAATGTTCTGCAATCAACTCGATATCTTCTAGATAGGAAGTTGTATCGATGAGAAGTTGTTGAAGATCATCTTTATGGAACCACTCGATTGTTTTATGCTTCATTCCAATGGTGTAATGTTTCATCACCTCTTTGATGTATCGATTGTTGTAATCCTCTTTATTGATGATAAATGGATTCTTCTTATCATCCGTACTATAAAGAGGAGGCTCTGCAATATACAACCGACCATCCCGAATAATTTCTGGGAATAGTTTAAAGAAGAAACTACAGAGCAAAGACCTAATGAAGAGGCCATCAATCAATTATCTTCACATACGTTCGCTACACGTATGCCGTTCCCTTATGAACTGCTCATGCTCTCACATGACAACATACTATTCCAAGTATGAGGTGTAATATCATGCAATATTACAGTTGAGACTATACCTTACCATACCTCTGGTGGTATGACGTTTCCCGTTTCCAGTTGCCCTTTCTCCCTGCCAAGGAGGAAAGCCCTCTTGGGTGTACTCTACTGACCCGATTCATGCACCGTATTGCTATGAACGAGTTGGCCGACAGTCGTTGAATGTTCTACTATATTTAGTAGTAGCTTCACTGCGCATTATCCAATCTCAAATGATTTTACCATCCATCAGGGCGTTACCCCAACTGCTGCACCATCTATCACTAGTGGCCGCGGTTATTTGAGCTCTAAGGAACTTCACGCAATTAAAGAAATCAGCAGACATTTAATAGTCTATCTGCATCAGATGAGATAATGATCTTATTGAATTGGAGTTTATCCATATCAAATTTTGCACCAACATTACAATTCATGATCGTAATGAGATTGTTAAACTCCGCATTTCCCTTTGGCCCAACAATTTTATCGAGGGGCATATCATGAACATTTGCGCTCACACCGCGGATTGCATATAGGGCTTGGAATTTTGGATCACGTGCTACCCGGAGTGTTCCTTTTGCAGACAGTCCCTCAACAATAAAGAGTTCCTTATATGCCTTTCCTCGATTCGAGCAAGGATCATAATTCTTCATTGTATACGAAGACCAATTCGTCAACGTTTCTTTGACAACTGCATTGCGCGCACGATCTCCTTCGCGGCGAGCACGGGCATTTACTTTGATGAGATTGATGCATTCTTTCAGCCTTGCCGGATTCTCTGCGAAGAACTTCTGGAATGCTTCTACTGTCCTTTGCTTACAGAGATCGAATACATCCGTATTGGAGATTTTATGTTTGGTCTGACCGGTAAATAGTGTTTCCATATTACTACGGAAAGACACCACAACAGAAAGACCCAACTTCACATCATCCCACTTAATATCCAACTTATCACGTTCTGTCAGTGTTGCTTTCGTGACCTGTTGGAAATAACGGCACATACCTTCGATAACACCATCCAAATGAGATCCATTGTCAATGGTGTTATTTGAGTTTGCAAATGACGCAATGTATGGATTAGATATATTCGATGAATATCCGAATGCGATCTCAACATTGACAAATCGACGGAACTTTTTATCGCCGATTTCCTCAGGAACATTATCATCTTCCCAACCAATTACGGTTGTTGGAGTAACCATGCTTTCCGGTTCATTGTATGCAGCAATGATATTTCCGAACGGCTGCAACTTATATGTTTCATTTGCAACCTTACCATCTTTATCGATGTATTCGGAATGGATGATGGTTTTTCCTTTGTTGAGAAATTGGAGCGCCAACAGAGATTCTCGTACCATAGACCATACAATTCTGGTCTTTCGCCCAAGAATTTTCGATGGTTTATATACCACCTTCAATCCGTGTTTATCGGGTGAGCATGAACCAGTTCGCTCAGAAACTTTATCGCCTTCATGGAATACAATTTCCTTGAAGATGTTTTCCATACCTCCTCGATATGTTGTAATTGTCACATCTTCTCCAAGCGCATTGATTGCAAGTGTACCAGCACCATTACGACCCAAACTATCCATCTTCAAATCATTCTTTGCAGACGAATCGATATTGGATCCACTATTCAACGTTGTAAATAGCATCTCCAATACATCCGGAGGAATGCCACGACCATTATCTTCCACCGTAATAGTATCGATTCTTTCATCAAAGATGATATTGATATTCTTTCCTGGACTTCTGGGATTTCGACATTCATCAATCGAGTTATAAATAATCTCATTTATAACTGATTTTGCTCCAAGTTCATTGGAATAACTGATGTACATCCCTGTCTTGTATCGAACCTTGTCTACATCTCGTTCTAGATGCGTGAATGTATCATCGGTATATTTCTTTGCCATATTTGATGATTCCTCCTTGACATAATAGCTCTTATATGTAAAATATATAATTGGTGATAAATTTATTTATTTTTATTCTCCTAAGATACTGTCTATGTAAATGCCGATTATATTACAAAGGTTAAAGGAGATTACAAACATGGAAATCACAGCAGCATCGATCCAGCTTGGAAAGAGTAAGGATACGAGGTTCAAGGGTTGGGCAAAGATTAGTATCGATGGTATCCTGCAGATTACAGGAATTCGATTCTATGAAAATTTCAATCCTGAAACGAATGAACGTTCTCGTTACTTCCGGTTCCCTGAATATCAGACCAATCCAAATAGTACCGGCGGTGTACGCGTAGGCATTCCGATTGTTAATGCAAAGGACGAGGAATTCCGTGGCAAGATTGCAACTGCAATTTTCACAGAATACGACAAGGTCATTGCAAAGCGAAATTAATTTGACGAATCTGTTGATGGAGGGGTTTAAACCCCTCCATCATTTTACCATCATTATAATCGTCAGAAGTATAATATGATTGAGGTGATTATTCGATGGCAACAGAAATCACGAACATCGATGATGATATTAGTGTTTCCTCTCTCTATGCCGAAATTATGAATGAAGGAACTCTCCCACGAAAGCAATCATTTGAAGTTGGTCGCTTTGGGGGTGATAATGGAACTCAAGTAACGGCATATAACAATAAACTATTCGGAGCTCCATTCCAGCTCATGGATAATGTTGATATGCGACATCCAAATATCAATAAAGATGTTGGTGTGGAATATCTGAAACACTTTCTCCTTCATAGTCCAATCCTACATATTCGTCCGGGTGTTCCGAAATATACTGGCGGTACCGATCCAAAAAGCTTCACAGAAGGATTCAAAGATATCTATTATTCTGCGACAGGAACTTCCGGTATTGATTTGATTGATGCGGCTGGAGCATGGGCAGAGAAACAGATGTTTGGTTCTGGTAGTAAGTTGCAACGACGTATGTATGCACTGGATCCGAAATATCGTGAATACATGACCTATGTCAACTATATGTGCCGTTCGATGGCGGTATTCCTTGGACTAACATCAAGCGGGAAAGCAATCACAAATGATGTTCCTCATGGGACATTTACCAATACAAATGGCGGTAGTCCAACGTGGACGGACTTTGGTGATTTACGGTGGGAAAATTATCGCATGACCTCCGATTCTTATGTTTCGGATAATAAAGAATATGCCGCCTCTGTCATCAAAACGTTATTGGGTTCGGATGAAAAAACGCAGAAGCAAGCAGAAGAGATGATCAAAAAAGGATCTGCACGGGATGGGAAAGTCCCATTCGATCTAATTAATGGGAATAAGAATGGAAGCAGTGCGTCGAAAAAGGAATCAACTCCTCCATCCAGTACAGATGGAATGAAACCAAAAGAGGAGACTCCAGATACAACCGAAAAGGGAGATGCAGATACCCAGTATTCCGCGAAATCGTTTCGGGAAAATGCATCTGGTTTGTTTGGAAATCTATGGCAAGCATTTGATTCTGGTTCGATGGGAGAAGATAGTTTCGGTGAACTGTCTGCCAACCAGATCAAAACAATCATGTTTATGGTGGAGCCTGTATCGTTCAGCGAACAATTAACGAATAATACCGCACCATCTCTCATTGAACAAATGGTCGATAGTATTGCTGATAGCGTTGGTTCTGAAATTGCATTCATTACCAACTCGGGCGCAGACGCTGGAATGATCGGTGGACTCGCTCAATTCCTTGGAAGTAATATTTCATCCATGGCAGTCAGTCTTAGTAAACTTGCAGAACCAGTCGCTGGCGGATTTGCAACAAATTTGTTCAGTGGAGCAATCAATGCACTCTCTGGACAAAAAATGATTTACCCAGAAATTTACAAGTCGTCCAATTCAACACAGGATTATGAATATTCTGTAACACTCACATCACCATATGGAGATATTTACAACTATTATATGCACATTGTCGTTCCCCTTTGTCATCTCATCTGCTTGGCTGCACCGCGCATGTTGACATCCAATTCGATTACCTCACCATTCCTTGTGCAAGCATATGTTCCTGGTATGGCAACTTGCAATCTTGGGATTATTAGCAACATGACGATTAGTAAGAATCCGGACAGTAAGGATGTTTCTGTCAATGGATTCCCGCTAACGGTAAAGGTTACATTCCAAGTCAAAGAATTGTACAATGCAATTTCCATCTCTCCAACAACAAATCCAGCATCATTTATGTTCAATGAAACCCTGACGGATTATATGCTGAATCTTGCCGGATTACGACCATCCGTCGATACGTATTATGAAGCACAGAAGAATGCGATGGATCGTGTTGGGGATTATAAATCGAAGGAAGTACTTAATGATATTCTAAGCAATGCAATGCAATCATTTGACGGATTATTCCGATAAATATGAAGGGGGATGAATCCCCCTTCATTATTTTATATTTTTATAAAAATTATATATTATTCTTATAAGAATCTAGGCATGAATATGATGCCACCATTCATCATATTCTTCAGGTAAAGGACGGAGTAGGCTCCTAAAGAAGATCACACGTGACCAACATAAGCGTGGGGATTGGACTGGCTCGTGTTACTATCAGAGAGTAGTAGCATCACAAGAGTCGTGGCTAAAGTGGCCTAGCCATGGGGTACTTTCATGAAGACGCATATCATTGCAAATAATCGGCTCTCCGGAAGATGATAAAGGTCGATTCCTTGGTCTGAATTTATGCGAAAGCATAATATGCAAAAGCCGTAATGGTTTAATAATTCTGATTGGGACGCTCATGTACAGGACATGAGTAGACTCTCGTAACACTGGCAGGTCCGTGAAAATCGGATACAATCAGAATTGGTTTCATCGATGTAAGCATTATCTTCTGTCGATTTGGATAATAGCATCGTTAATCCTGTATAAGCGTAGTATAGGTTAAATTTCGACAGAAAATTTGCCTATGAGAAATCCATGCAATTTTGTATGGTCAGCCTCAGGTGTGATGTAGAAGTTACTTCGAGTATGCGAACTAATTGGTAGCATCCATCTGGCCAATCTCCGCTGCCGAAATCATATGATGGTGTGATTGGTAAAACGCATGGCTGTGGGACCTCATTCCTTGTTTTCGTTGTCAACAAGACCAACCCTGACTTAGAGTCGGCAGTGATCGTACACCGTAATTGGTGGGCGCCGTGGGACTAATATGTCGCCAGGAGAAGGCGGTGGCTTAGAGAGCGGACAACCGAGCCGCAATGGAGAAAAGTGTCGAAATATTGCCTTCAAAAGAGAATAGCCGCAAGCAAATCATGTGAACGCTATTCCAGAGCGAAAAGGCTACGTAGGTAATACTCGTTACCTGGCATAAGCACGGAGTGAAGCATACATTGGGGTATGCGCCTCGTGATACGTAAACGGATGTATTTTCATCCAAACGCAAGTGTGAGAACTTGTCTCCATGTAAGACACTGTACGTAGTAAGGGTTTTCCCGTTGAACCCGTGGTGAACGAAGGGCATTTGAAGGTTCTCCTCTTGCTCTGATGGTGGAGGGGTTTTGCACGTGACACTGTATGTGCAAAGTGAAACAAAATTGCGTGAGTCATAATGCTGGCCTTAACTTGAGTAACCTTGATAATGATCATCATGCGGGTATGATTTGCACGTATGGGAGATCGTCATTATCATGTCTATGGTACGCACGCGAAGTGCACCAGTAAGTGAAAAGGATGCATGTGCTGCACATTAATATGTGTATAATGAGGGCTTGAGTTCAGCTCTACTCCGGGATGGCAGATTGCCTCGCACACACGCAATTGTGGTAAATATATGGTTACCAACATACGCCATATACATTACTGCTGGGAATGAGCGAAAGATATGGATATCGAAACGATGACAGTGGGAAGACCCCTTTTGGGCGAAAGCGCGCAGGCTAGCGTTTACAGAGTAGCCCTCTTTTCTTCCATATCCCAAATAATTACCAATTAATATTTTAAAATGAAAGGACTGAAAAATTTGGAAAAACCAGAATCAAATACAGAAACATCTGCAGAGAATACATTGACTCAAGAAGATATCATTCGATTTATGTTGGAGCAGCAAATCAAGGAAGAAGAGTACCTTGAGGCGTTGCGTCAGGAACAAAATTCAAATGAATCGGTCGAGCCATCTGTAGATGACGATGATGATGTCATCGCCGTTGAGATTGCTGGGGATGTTATTCCTCCATTGAAGAATACAGGCCCATTGCCCATCGTGCATTCAGAGGTAATTGATGCAGAAGATGAGGATATGGATATTCAAGATGTCAGAGATTCGCTCCGACAGCTTTATTCATTCAAAGACAAACAGGAGGAAGCATCTTACGAGCAGATGAAGCGCGTCGTACATGAGATGATGGATAATTATTCCAATCTCATTGCGGAACGGCGATATCGCATCTCTGCAGGTCCGGGCAATTATAAGCGCTCACGGATTGCAACGATTGACAATAGCATCCGTGCATGCGAGAAAGCTTTGGAAGTGATCAAGGATCGTTGTCCAGAAGCAATTCCAGAAATCACTCTGTATGATTTCAACGAAGAGATTCCGATTAATGAGGAGCTCCGTGCAAAGAAAGAAGCAATCAAGGCAAAGAGAAATTTACAGCATCGTCACATGGTCATTCGGAAGCATCAAGAAATTGTCGAAATACTCGGACCATCATTGTTAACAGAACGACCGATTCAGAACGATGCATATTTCTCGAATGCGCAATTGGATGATGCGGCCCGTAATCTACCGCGTCCAAAGAATTACAAAACGCCAAGTCTCAAGAAACAGGCGGATAAGATAAAGCAAGAAAAGGTTCAGATACAGAAAGAAATCAAGACTGAAGATGATCATGAAAAGGAAGCCACTGAGATGATTCCCATGATCAAATCAATTCCTCAACAGGTCAAGAAGTGGTTCCGCAAGAATTGGAAGAAGAGACATACAAAAGCGCTCTTATCCGCCATCAGTCTTGTTATCTCGGCGGTAGTTGCCGGAATCGCTTCAAACTACACAAGGGTAATCTGAATGAATATAATATATTAGGAGGGCGCATTGACGCGCACCCTCCTAATATATTATTTTTTATACTTCTCTATATTTTGCTGCTTTTTCATCAATGGACAGAATCAGTTTTGAAAAATCTTTGATTAAATCATGAATAAATCCTTCTAGATATGGCTGATTCGATCCATGCGATGTGTAATATTTTGTATGATCTTCCGAAATTGTAATGATTGCTGTTGCTGGTGTGATACCCATCATCATATTGAATCGATATGAATTCCCCATCAGCGGGTCTTCACTTGCAGCTGAAATCAGTGTCATTAATTCTGAATATACATCGAGAATCCGTGATTTATATTTTGAAAGCTCAATGATATCCGAGTTCCATTCGATATCGTCTAATGGAATATTCTGCGCTGCCATATGATTAATTCCACTAATATACGAAATATTCATTGTATCAGCAGGATAGGTCAACATCAGTTCCTTTAACAGGTAGATCGGCATCTGTACAACATACGATGCCTGTAGTGGCGTTCGATATTTTTTGAGTCTAGATGCAACTGCATTGGGTGCGGGTTCACCAATGATGTTTTCATCATACCAAAACATTCCAGATGTAATCGGATCTAATTTTCCATATCGCGATAAGCCAATTTTGTAAATCGTATTATTTGTATCATTCTGCAATGGCTTATATAGAATGGAATCATAAATCATATTTGTTTTTGCATTATACGTGACCGGCTCATGCTGCGCAATCATTCGACCAATTGCATTCATTAATGATTTCGATTTCTTTAGAATATCGAAATCATCCGGATGTGGATATGTATCATTGAATACCTTTGCATATTCGTCAGCATCAATGGAATGAATCATATCAGAAAATGTAATCGGAATTCGGATATTGAATGATCGGCATGCAATAGGAATATAAAGAGTTGCAACTTCATAAGGGATATTCGGAAACATCTGCTGAGACAATGCAATTGCCTTTTCACACGATTCTTTTACTTGATTCCCAATCGCACCATACGCTTTCAATTCCATGGGAGGGGGAACATCAATCACATTATTTTCCATAATTCGAATGGTTGGATTTTCCCGATACACCTGTAATAGCTGGAATAATTCAATGAAACTAACAGGTCCCATGGTAACAAAATAATGAAATTCTTCATTAATAATATTTTTAAAATTTTGATTCTTTAGCGGATTCACTTTGTGTTGCAGTGCGTATTTCAGCAATGCATTGGAACCACTTTCACGAATGTCAAAAATCTCCATACCCATGATATGCAAATCCTCCTAAAAATTATATATTTTATTAATAGATATCTGGATTGAAATTTTATGGAGAGTGTGTTGCGATGGCGAAGAAAATATATGACCCTAAGGATTTTACCGATAGTCAAATGGAGAAGTTTGCAGATTCCATTGAGTCATATCTCCATATCCTATCAAACATTATGATTCTCCCCGAAGATCTATCGAAGAAAGAAGAAAAGGAGTTGATGTATTCCATCGAAAAAGCAAAGAAACTCATCAAGAAATTGAAGAAACACGATCGTAGCGTGTTCCGCGACGAGGACGATGAATAGGTTATATATTCTAATCATGTCCGATGTACTACATAAGGTATTAAAATTTATCAAAATTTAAGGAGGAAATAACGTGGTGGATTCTGCAGTAAAAGAGGAGATTGGGAAGAAGTTGGTTGAGCTCCTTTCTCCCGACAATGTTGCAAAGATTGTCCTTGGAACAGATGAGGATGGGAAGCAACGTTCGATTATGGACGTGCTCGGTCGAAAGAAGAAAAAGAAGAAGAAAAATGCTGGGGATCTGTATCTAGATTCCGTAAAGAAGAAGAAAAAGAAAAAGAAGAAGAAAAATAAAAAGAAAAAGAAGAATAAGAAGAAGTGGACGATTGACGAGCTTTAATGCTTTCATATAGTTTAGGAGGATGACAATGGTAAAGTATCTGATCAATGAGAAGAAGGGTATCGTCACTGCATGGTTTGAGGATGGCGATCTCTCGAAGCGGGATCTTATGGAGGCAGAGTTGTATGCGATGATTCGGAACCGTTGCAACAATACCAGGCTGTATCTAGTATTGTATGGATCCGATATCGTCGAGCAGTTCATGGACCGATACAGCGATGATCGCTCGTTCGTCGGTATCGCACAGTGCAGTCCCGAGGACACGTTCGACAAGGAAGTCGGCAAGAAGATCGCATTCGATCGTCTCCGTGAGAAGGAACATCGGATGATCAGCAAGTTCACGTTCTTCGTGATGAAATTCCTCGATCGATTTATTCGCGATCACCGGTTTCCGATCATTCCTGTGGAAAAGTAACGAAATGGAAGAGGGAGTATATACTCCCTCTTCTTATTTTTTCATATAGCAGAATGGAGGAATCGGTATGATTCGAGGAAGCGATCCTGCATTATTGAATGTTCGATATATTCGAGGAGATCGAAAAAGAGATATTAAAGAATGTTTTGAGGTTATCTATAAAGATGGGAATGATGTTCGGGTATCTTATGAAGAACCGCTGGCTGATATCTATATCGTAAAACCGGAATATCGGAATTATGATTATAACAAACCGCAAGAGCAAATATCCCGCATGGATAAAATTACATGCAAGGTGTCGGAAATCCGTAAAAAGATTGCGGAAGCCATCGGTGATAGTGGAATCAACTTCATGAAACAATGTTTGCGAGATTCCAACTTTAGAGCATTGGATCGTTTATACGAATGGCGATTCGTATATGGAGCAGATTTCCAACCTGAGTTCTATTATCTCCGTCATTGGAGTGAAACGCATAATCTTTCAGAAGACTATCTTGCTGGTACAAAACTAACTAAGGCATATCTTGATATTGAGACAGATATCATGGATTATAACCTGGATATGGATGATCTTGCATCTACTGCATATTGTCCTGTGAACTGTGCAACGTTAATCATGGATGATACGAATGATTGTTATACGTTCATATTGAAACCCATCAAACCATCTCGGTTATCATTAACGGAAGATGAGTATGATGCACGCTATGCGCTGTATGAAAAACAGCTCAAACAATATGAAGCAGTTTATAATAATCAGCAAGCAAAGATTGATGAACTTCATACAAAATTTGATGCAACCTATGGAGCATTAAATTATCAACTCCGCTTCTATGATAAAGAGATTGAATTAATCGCAGATATTTTCCGATGCATCAATACGAAGAAACCGAACTTCTGTCTCTGCTGGAACATGCGATTTGATATTCAATACCTTTATGAACGCATCAAGATTCTTGGGTATGATCCCGTATCAATTATCTGTCATAAAGATTTCAAATACCAAACATGTTATTTCAAAATTGATAAATCCACTTTTGAAATACAGCGACAATTCGACTACTTCCAGTGCAGCTCATATACAAATTATATGTGCCAAATGAGAAACTATGGTCTGATTCGAAAGTCTGGGCATAAATTGCCAAGCATGAGACTCAATTATGTTTCAGATATAGAGCTCGGCGATCATAAGGTCGATTATCCAGAAAATGCAAACATTCGTACATTCCCATATGAAGACTTTTCACTATTCATCACATATAACATCAAAGACGTATTATTGCAGATGGCGATTGAGCGGCGTACGGAAGATGTCAATACCATTTATATGCGCGCATTCTCCAACCTAACCCCGTATTCAAAGGCATTTAAAGAAACGCACCTCATTCGAAATTATCGTGAAAAGTATTTCGAAGAATTTGAAGGAAAAGTTCAGGGGAATAATCTCAATGTCATCGATCACGGTGAAAAGGATAATTTCTTTGGAAATGATGACGATGAGGAAGAGGGGAATGGAAAGTTATCGTTCAAAGGTGCCATCAATGCAAATCCAATATGGAATGATGCTGTCGGTGTTGAGCTTTTAGGGAAACGATCGGATTCCATCTATCAGAATTGCATGGACTATGACATGGGCGCATTCTATCCGTCCATTAAGATTGCATCCAATATGGATCCAGAAACATTGTTATTTAAGGCAGCTTTTGATAATGAAGAATTCGTGTCTGGGCAATTCACGAATCGATCTCTTGTTACGGAGTATGAGGAAAAGGACAAGAATGGAAACATTCGACCGGTCGACATTACAGGAGAAGCAGTAAATACGTACGTAAGCAATAATCCTCTAACATTTGCATATAACTATTTAGGAATCCATTCGATTACCGATCTATCCAAAGAATTTGAATCATGGATGAAGAAATAGAAGGGGTATAATCCCCCTTCTATTTTTTATTTAAAAAATCGTATCTTCTCATCTATTATTGATATATTATTATAGTAGAGATAAGGATAATAATATCTATCTATATAGGAGGAAAATATCATGTTCAAGTATTTGGTTGGCGGACTCGTCGCAGTTACGGTTATCGGCATGGCAGAGACGGTTGTCGCTGAGTGGGCGGCGGATAAGCGTGCAAAGCGCAATGTTATGATGGCAGAAGCAGATGCTCGTGCATATGCAATTCGCAAGGGCGTCAAGGAAGTAAAGTAATTTCTATCTAGTAGGAGGATAAAATCATGTTTAAACTTATCGCTAGCGGAGCAGCACTCGTACTCGGCGGAGCATTCCTTGGGTATGCATACGCAATGGATTCTGTTGGGGATCACCTGAAGAAACAGGATGAATACAACAAGGAGATTCTCGACGGTCTGCGCAATGCTGTTGACGAGTTGAAGAAGCCGGTGCCGGTTAAGAAAGTCGAAAAGGATCCGGGCCAGAAGAAGGGCGTTCTGGATATCTTCGACAAGGATTAAGCAACAAGGCTGAAAAATAAAGGAGGGGAGTAATCCCCTCCTTTATTTTTTACTTTATATCATGATGGATTCTGCTTCCTGTTGCGTCAATCTGACCATTGTATTTGGAATTCATATTTTTTCCATAAACACGATTTGATTTGTTTGTTGTGGTAAAATGAATTTGTGCCACTCGCGTTCCAGGATAAAGTCGAATTGGGTAGGGAGATTCATTGTATAGCTCAAGAGTTATCGTTCCCTGAAATCCCGCATCTACCAAACCTGCTTGTTCTGTCTGTAATCCCATACGAGCAATACTACTACGCCCTTGCACAAACCCAATCATTCCATTCGGAATATTAAATTTTTCAATGGTATTCACCAGTATAAATTCTCCTGGATCCATGGTAACAAATCCGGGATCCAAAAGTGAAAATACCGGCATTGTTTTAATTGGTTTTCTGACATCAATGATTCCGGATGACGGCGAATCCAATCTGATACAAGAAGTTCCAATCCTCAAATCAAAACTATTCGGCTGCAACTGACTTTCATAATCCAACGGAAATTTTTCATCAATGGATTCGATCATATTTTCGTTTTCAATGAACCATGCAATTTCTCGATCGTTCAATAATGTTTTCGGTGTAAAATATTTCATTTTGAGATGAAAAATAATATCAGATAATTTCATGTCAATTTTCCTTTGCTATACTGGCTGAGATAATGTCATTTTCGACTGTAACGTTATCTGCATTTTCAAGATCTCTCTTAATTGCATCCATAACGCTCGGATCTGTTATTACACGAATTTGAAGGGTGGTTCCATCCTTACTAACATCCTGAATATCATGGATATCATTAGAGTAATGCTTACACCCATTATATATTAAAGAAAACTCCTCGAAGTTATTCTTTACGAGATTTAACAATTTTTCGGAATCAGCCGGTATAATTCTACCCAGATATTCTGGTTTATACTCATTCATAGAAATTATACCTACCTTTATTTTTTATTAAAAGAGAGAAGGCGGTTCTTTTGCTTTCCGTTCCCGCCTTAACTCAATTAACTTCACAACATACCCTTTGGGTAATTCATTCCATATATATGGGAACATCGGATCATTCTTGAATAAATTGCCCAGTTCCTCGATCAATCGTACATTTTGTTCGATGCTTTTTATACGTTCAGCCTCGAATGCTGCTAGTTCTTCTTCAGAACTACCTGCACGCTCATAAGGCTCTGGGCCACTATAAAAAGCATTCTACTCATATCCTGAATTGGTATGTTGGATACATTTCCACACTTGGGGCAAACAATATCACGAAGACTATACGTGAACTGGTATGGTTCCAGAATCACACGCATCATCTCCCCGACCGTCTGATAGTCAACTTCATCAAGTTGCTTCAGAACCTTCATGATACCATCGGGGGAAGTTATCTTTGCATACGACCCATTATATGGAACAAGAACTGCTTTGACAACCGATAGCATGGTGACGGTAAGTGCATCCGATGCAGAAGGATTCTGGGCTTCTGTAATTTCAAGAACCTTACCAAAGATGGTATTGATGTGTTCATACGCATCCTTGTGACCACACATAATTTTGAATCCACAATGGGGAAGTTTAATCACAGAAGATGATGCAAGGAATGAATCCTTATAATTTGCTTCAATTTCCTGCTGAGAAGATACTGTCGCAGTCTTATTCATTTCTTCCAGAACGGCAGGACTGATCTTATCCATGTCAAGGAGATTCTTTGTAGAATACACCCAATCATATTCCTTCTTGCATTCTTCTCCATTATGGCGTGCATGACAATTGATGGAGATGACTTCATTTTCCATCGTTGTTGCACAAAGAATCTTCCACAGTATAAAATCGAGATCCAGGAATGATGTCTTCTTCAGGAAATCATCAAATGCATCGCCATATTCAAGCTTTGCTCCTTCTGGAACTGGTTCTCCCGCATTAAGATGAATCTTCTTCTTTGTAGAAGGATCGATATAATAACGGAATGGTTTGAATGGTCCAATGGATGGGTTCTCGGTATGATTGAATGCAATCGTCCACTTCTTCTTGAGACCATCGACCGTATTGAGTTCCTGTGACTGCGATAGATCGAGGATCTCTGGATATGAAAGTCCAGTAAATGTTGCCCGATATTTCGATGCTGGAAGCGGGGATGAAACATCATTCATCTTTCTCATATATTGAGAAAGAACGTTGTCAATTGCATTTTCATCCAGCTCAACAACTTCATTGTATTCCAAAGGTGTTGTCTCGACAATATCGAGCTCTACTTTACGACTCTTCTTAATCTTATCAACATCTTCCTGATCCCAGAAGATATGAGGAACATCTTCCTTATTAACACGAACTACCGTCTTGTCAATCACAGCATCTGGAATCTTTTCCAAATTCTGTGTTGCCTTAGAAATGATTTCCATGTCCTCTTCTTTAGTATGGGTCTCATCTACCATTGGCTGTGCAGGAATTACTTCTGTAATAGGAGTATGTTCTACATGTTCTGGAATATTCTGAATTACCTTGCCATTTGAACTAAATCCAGATTCCCATTCAAGAACCGTCGAAGGGAACTTTTCAACATATGCTTTGATGCGAGTATCGAGCTTCTCATCACGGCGCTGTATATTTGTATCGGATGCAATTGCAAAAATGGCAGCATGTTCCGCAGGATCCTCAATTGCAAGCTTCACAATATGAAGACGCTTCTTTGATGCTTCAATTGCCTGAGTCTTAATCATAAGATCGTCAACCGCGGCAGCACCATCTTCAATTGCATGATCTTCTGCAACGTCTCGAAGCGTTGTATCTTCCTTCTCAACATATTTATCCTTATCAACCATAATGCCAAGAGAAGAGCGATTGAGTTCTGTCAATGATTTGGTATCTTCTTCATCTGGCTTCCACTGATGAACAGGATACACATCACTTCCATCTTCTGAAACAACTTCATCTACAACATCATCGTCATCAAAAATATTCGTATCTTCATTCATGAATTTCACACTCCATCAATTACACGATTCTTCCTATAAATTAAAAACACTGTAACTTGTGCATATTATTTATAGTAATTCATCATCCAAATCATATAATTGAAAACGCCTCGAGTGTAATTGATGATCGTTCCTTTATTTGAGTAGGAATCTGTAATATGAATAATATCATTCATCCAATAATCGACGATGGTTCTCAACTCGATATACAGTTCATCTTTGGAGCTTGCGATAGAACGATACAGTGCCAATCCATAGGAAATAAATTCTCCTGAAATGATTTCCGTATTTCCAGTTTTACGGAAATACCCAATCACTACATTTTCAATGAATTTGTGAAGTTTGTTATTCGGATCGCCGTAGATCTTGTTAAGGTATGTCTCTAGTAAATCTTTATTTACGGAATTTGCCTCTGCATTAAATTTAACAAATGCTTTGTGAATAAAATTTGCCTGCATCTTTGCATAGATTTTATCAATCACGGCAGACGTATTAGAATACTGGCCATCAACATTTGTCACATTTCCATTTGCATCAATTCCACTTTGGGCAACTAATGTTCCATTATTTTGAATATTATCGAAATATACCTTTGCAATCTTCTTGATGGTTGCTTTCAACTGATTTCGTGCACGATAAAGGAAATCCATATATTGGTAATCCATTTCTGTCGTTACACGGTCTTTGCAAAGATTAACAACACCATTCATATCATAATACAACAATTCCAACAGGTTTGCCATTTTCTTAATCTTAAACTTTTGCGGTAGATGTTCAATCGTATAAATCATAACTGTCGGTTGTACGCCTGTAGGAAATGACTTTCTCAGCAGAATAGGATATTCCGCAAACCCCAACATATATTTACAGGCAGTCAGTAGATCTTCATATCCTTCTTTGATACATTCTGCAACCAGTAGTGCAATAAGTAACTTATGTGGACCAGCCTTGATGATTTCCATATTCAGCTGTCCGTCGTATGCTTTCATCGATACTTCTTTACACTCATTTTTCATAATATCTTCGGATAATCCGAATAATGCATAGATTGGTTCAAATTCATTCTTCCCAAAAAGAAATGAGTAGATGGGTCCCTGTGCATACAATTGTTCCGAGTTCGTATCAATGAATTTGCCTGTAAATTCAATGATTGCATTCCGATTCTTCGGAGATTGTAATACTTTATGAACCGTTGGAACCAAAGTTTCTTTCAAATGATAGGATACTTTTGCTGCCGATTCCATATATGCAATTTCATCCGATAGACTTTGCTCATATGATTCAATCAAATATGTGTCTGACATAACAATCCTTCTTCCTATATGCTCATTACAAGTGAGTTGCAGGATATCATATCTTCTAAATGGATCAATATATATTATATTATTGATAGGAGGTATGATATTATGAAAAACAACCGATTGCGGAACAAATTCCGCGCAATGAAGAAGACGTACACAAAAAATCAAATTCTTCGTGCATGTCTTCAAATGATGAGAGATGGTGTGGTTGAGATAGATTCGGATGAATTCATCCGAAATATCAGTCGACCAATCCGCGAGATCGAACGATCGTTCCCTGAACCAATCGAAATGTATTGATGGGAGGGAATGATCATGGGTGATTTAGGATCCGATATCATCATCGAATAAAAATAAGGGGTATTATACACCCCTTTATTTTTTATTATATATTCTATTTTTATAGTTGAAAGGGGAAATTAAAATTGGAAATTATTATTCGTATCATTGATATGATATCATTCGCCATGCCGGTCATTTTATGTGGAGCTGTGGGAGCAGCATTCTTCTGGACATTACTCCAAATATACTATTGTGCACATCCATGGGATCGGCCGAAAAAGAAAAAGAAAAAGGATGAATGAAGGATGAATGATTTATGCGAATTTCATACATTCGATTAGAAAATTTTGCAGGTATCTATGGCGGTACCAAAAAAGATTTTATTGAAATTGAATTCCCAAAAGATGCTCGACGGATTACTCTTATTCAAGGAATTAACGCTTCTGGCAAAAGTGCGTTGCTGAGCCAAATCCACCCATTTGCATATCCACCTTCTATTGATGAACGATCCACATTGAATCTTATTCGCGAAGGGAAAGATGGGTATAAAGAAATCCATTACATCATCGAAGATCATACGTTCATTCTGAAGCATTACTATAAGAAGAGTAAATCTTCTTATACAGTAAAATCTTATATTCAATTGGATGGAGAAGAATTAAATGAAAATGGTAATGTAACATCCTTCAATCAACTTATCCAAATCCATTTTGGATTACAACAGGATATGATGCGATTGCTCCGGTTGGGGTCGAATGTAAATTCATTCATCTCGTTAACGCCTGCACGCCGAAAGGAATATATCGGTTCATTGATCGATGAAATCGATATGTACCTCAAAGCATATAAAAAGGTGAATGACGATATCAAAGTAACCAAAGCGTTGTTGAATACAACCATTGGCTCTATGTATCAACTTCATGTGCAGGATATTGTTGCTGAGAAATCGACATTGAAAGATCTCTATAAGAGTGAGAAGCAACTATCCATTGATCGCGATACACTTTTACAAAAATTAAACTCCATCAAAGAATTGGAGAATAAAAATAATATCAATGAACTGAAATCTCGAAAACATGAATTGGAAACATCATTATTTGATATTTCCAATACCATTGATGTTGTGAAAAAGAATCAGTTGGAACATGTATCGGTTGATGATATGATTCAAAAGCGTGGTGCCAAGATCAACCAGAAGATCGAATTGCAGTCTCAAATAAATTCATTGAAACTTCAAATTGATCATCTCTATCATCAGATTGAGCAAATGGAAACTTCAATGAATCGCATAGCGTCAAACCAAGATATTCATTCATTGGAGCAAGCACTTGCTTCCATACAACAACAATTGTTGTATATTCCGGATGAAATCAAACGGATGTCCTCGGTAAAGATATCTTCTGGAGAACTCCAAGGAATTATCAGTCAACTCGAATCTGCGAATCAAATCATTCACACATTGTATGGGTTCGGAAAAGAACCCATACGCATTTATTTGAAGTTGATGGAAGAAGGAGAATCCATTGATCTATGGGTAAAAAAGCGAGCGCAAGAGCATTCCTCTTCACTCAATGAAAAGGATATTCAGCAACTATTGTCTCAGGTATATAAAGATGATATGATTATTACGCCCAATTGTGCAGAAGAATTCAGTGACTGTCCATATTATCGACTGCATGAAATTATTCAAACACTGGAGAAAAAAGTTCATATCAATATCGACACTGAGACATTGCGCTATATCCAATCGATTTATCAGAATATGGATCGTATTCTGAATCAAGTTGATTTGATAAAGCAATCAAATCTTCCGGATAAACTTCTGGATGGATTAAGAGCGACATCCATTTACAAGAATTTATCCAAAGAACTTCCGATATTTGATCTACAACCATTACGAAACTATCTCTCCATCATAAGAGAGTATGAGTCGTATCTACAGTTGATAGAACATGAGAAGCAGATCCAATTACAGATTCAATCCTATCAAAATTCTGGTATTTCCGGATATCAAGATATGGTTACATCATGTAAGAATGATATTCAATCCCACAAAGATGCGATCGTCAATATACAAAAACAGTTGACGACAATCGACGAAGAATTGAGTACCATCGATTCCAATATCGGGATATTGACAAAGTATCAGGATGCATTGAAATATGAATCAACGGTTCGTACGTCGCTGGATGATATTGATCGTGTGTTACTACCATTAGAATCTGCGACTGCCGATAAGCAGATGTTTGAATGGGAATTTCATCAGAAAGATCAAGAGTTGAATCATCTTCGTGAAGAAATCAAAAATCAAGAAATGAAGATTCAACGATTCAAGGAGTTATCCAAAGAAGAATCTACACTGAAAACGAAACTAGATCATCTTTCCATCATCCAAGAATCGGTATCAACGAAGAAAGGGATTCCAGTCATCTACATGAAGACGTATCTTGGGAAGATCCAAGAGACAGCGAATCGACTGTTATCCATCATCTATGAAGACCGATTCAAATTGGCAAACTTTAATGTGACGCAGGAAACATTCGAAATTCCATACATCAAGAATGGGACAAAGATTCCTGACGTCCGTTATGCTTCTCAATCGGAAATACCATTGGCAACAATGGCATTGTCTTTTGCCATTTCATCGCGTATGTCATCAAAGTATAATATCATCCTATTGGATGAAATGGATGCTGGATTTGATGAACGAAACCGTCAAGCATTCTTACAGATGTTAGACACGCAGATCAAAATGCTAAAAGCAGAACAGGTATTCATTATCAGTCATAACATTAATAACATTATTGACATTCCAGTGGATGTCATTCGTATGTCGGATGACATCCCATTATCAAAATTGCAAAATGTTATTTATGGATACTGAGAAATATTGTTTATTTGATTAAAGGAGGAAATAAACATGCCATGGATTCAAGAAGACCGTAACCCTGCAACCTACATCGGATCTATCTTTAATGATAGCATCCTACCAACCTATGTTGGAATGCATGAATGGGTGAATATGGAGGATCGGTACTCCTTTGATGGGGAACCGAAAGGAAATAATCCATATTTTGGAAAACCTCACAAAGCGGTACTAATGGTACAGATGGTCAATCAAATCAATAAGATGATTCACGAAGATAAAATCGAAGTTCCTAAATTTCCGGACTACACACTTCCCCCATTCTTCGCTATCGAATGTGATGAATACCGAATCGAAAAGCATGTAGCTCTTATCACATCGAATCGGATGCAACCAGTCGTGCACGAATTGCATACACCAAAAGGAACGTATGATGCATTCCGATTGGATGATGTGAAATCCATTGACCTTACCGATCATCTTGATCACATCAAAATCATTGCCATCGGTCAAGTTTCTAACCGCATGTTTATTGAGCTCGATGATAGTGAAAAGGATCAGGTTGTTGATGCGCTATTTAAAGATGTAAAAAAGTACTTTGAAGAACCTGTTGGTTGGAAGTAATATAAAGGAGGGGATAATCCCCTCCTTTATTTTTTACATGATTCCTCGAATAAGTTGATTGATGTGTGTCATATTTGCACCATTGGTGGATTTAGAATATTTTGTATTATTGGTCGAACGAAGTTTCATCGAATTTGAATTTGAACTGGAAGCATCCGAAAGCATCTTGGTGGATTCTCCCGTATTTCCACTGATGGTACGAAGTTCGGAAAGCATCTGATTTAGTAGATTTACAACAGCCCCATCACTCATTGGACCTTCTACCTTTTCAGGAAGAGAAGGAGTTTCTACTTTAACATTATGATCCACCTTAACATCTTTGATTGGAGATGCATTTGGTGTGAATGTTGATTTTGATTGATTCCGACCGAACATGTTGATGATTGCGTTCGCTTTTGCTCTCATAACATCTTCAGAATCATTCATGTAATCAATGCGGTTATATTCAGGGATCTGTTCAATTGGAACATGGGCAATAGATGCTTGGATTTCATCAATACCGCCACCAGAACCATATTTTTGCAATACACTTTGAGCGGTTGAAATGCGTGTTGCAATATGATTGACATTCGGATCTTCATCTGGCCCCTCGTAATTATCCATCCATGCTTTGGTCTTTGCATCGACGCCGGCAGCATTCTTCATCATTGAGATTGCACCGCCATAGGAACTCTTTGCTTCTTGATCAAAGAATTCAAGCTGTGCGCCAAGATCACCAATGGAAGAACCTTTGGATTTCACATAATCGAGAAGATTCTTTTTGCGACTACCATAGGTCCATTGTGCAAGACCATATCCAGCAGAGTCGCCGTCAAAGTTTCCATATGCTCCAGAATCTACTTTTTGAGTATATGTATTATCATCCATCCCCAAAGAACTTTCATAGCTGTTCTGAAGGTTTGTTGGAGAATAACCAGATTCTACCGCAAAGTTACCCATGATGGCAGCCGCATCTTCTTTACTATAACCAGCTTTTGTTGTAAGATAGGTCCAAATATCCTTTTCATTTTCTCCTGTAATTTCAGCAGCGGCTCCGGCGGCAACACTTGCACCAGCTTTACCACCATCGTTTCCAAGACTGCCAACAAGACCACCAGTAAGACCATACAACGCTTTTTGACCAAGTTGCATAATCTGACCAATAATACCGCTTGCGCCAGAAGAACCTCCTCCAGAAGATCCGCCAACCCCATTTGCAAATCCTTTTGCATTTGGATCACCAGTCTTGATGATATGTGCGGCATTCTGCCAATCACGCTCAGTCGCACGCTCAACAACTTTAAGCTCAGAGGAAGAGTTATCGACACCCCAGGGCTCTCCATTCTTCATACCAGTGTAAATACCGATATGATTATTGTGATTATCATCATCTTCTGTCGGTCCAATTGGTGTAGAAGATTGATCCCATGTAACAGCATCGCCAGGACTCAGATTTGAACGATTATATGGAGCAATTGGAATATTCTGTTTTGCAGCATTCTGTAGAATACCAGAAACGGAAACAATGCCACTTTCCTTCATCTGCTTCAAGAATGGGCTATAGTAGCTACCAATTTTACCGACAGCCTCAGCACAACCGACGCTACCATTATCCATTCTCTTACCAAGCCATGCCTGAACACCTTGACGCAATCCCTCTTCAATGTTTCCATTTGATGCAGGGGGAGCGCCACCTGGCCCAGATGTTGGTTTTGCTGCGCTTGCCCCCGTTGGATCAACTTCATCCTCTGGACCGCCAGCACGATGTGTAAACGGATTTACAGGATAACCATTCTTCTCTACTTGATAGTGGAGATGAGCTCCTGTTGATCCACCAGTATTTCCCATGCGACCAATGATATTGCCTTTATCTACTCTGGATCCGGGAGTTACTCCCTGAGATGCAAGATGCATGTATTTGTATGTGTATCCATTATCGCCTTGATATGTAACATAATTTCCAGCACCACCCTTTTCGTATCCAGAATCAACAACGGTGCCAGGAGAAGTTGCAACTGCTTCGGCGGTTGTAGCGCCATTCGCCGGAATCAGGTCAACGCCGCGATGTACAGTTTTAATTCCATGAATTGGATGGATGCGAGGACCATAATTACTTGTAATAGAAGCAGTACCAGACAGTGGCCCATTGACTTCATCTAGACCACCACCCGAACGTGAAGATCCTGTTACAGATGCGTATTTATCTTTTGCCCAATCACCAAAACTATTGAATGCAAGTTTTGCAACATCGGCGAGAGACATTTCCTTGAGGTCCTTGAACATCGTTCCGACTTTATCGAATAGATTTCCAAGGCCATCACCAACATATTGCAAGAATGTTTTATTCTCTTTACCCCATGGAGTGTAATCAGATAATTTGAAATTTTTTATAGTATCTACCCATTCGCCAATACCTTTCCCAACACGATAAACAGATGTAATCATATCGTGGAAAGCAACACGAATGCCAAGAGCTGGAACATCCCATGGGCGGATATTAATGATGGATCCAATGAAATCATTTGAGACAAATTCATCGTAATTATCAAGTTTGCCACGAATTTGCTCTCCTGTATCTCCGGACATCCAGTGATCAAGAATCTCTTGGATTCCACCGCCGATTTTACGAACAATGACGGAAATATTATGCATTGATGCACGAATCATTGGTCCCAATGCGATAGTACCAAGTTCAGACTCTCCACTCATAACTTTATTGTAGATATCGAGATCGAATTCATCTTCCGCCTTTTCCGAAGGAGGTCCAAGGAATTCCTGAATATTCTTTGCGATATTCTCCATGGTTGGCATCATAAATCTACCCAACACACGAAGTGGATATAATGGCAATGATAGAATCTTTGTAACAACTTCACCTGCATGACTCATTGATGGATCATCAATAAAATTTTTTACAGTTGAAATCGTGGATGTAAAATCTTCTTTTGCCGTATCAACTGCCGCATTTCCAAAAGCAACAGCAGTATCTTTGATACCATATGCAATCTTACCAACTTTAGCAAGCAACGTTGGATTGACTAAGTCATTGTATTCTTCAAGAGAAAGATCAGTTCCATTTTCATCATTGTATTTCTGAAGATCTTCTGCAAGCCGCTCACGCTTCTCCGATGATGTTTCCGTACCTGCGGCTTCAGCGATTGCATCATAAATGGTAATTGCAATGGTTTCTCGAACACCAGGATCGATGAAAATATCTGCAAGCTCAACCAATGGTAACATGGGAACGCCGTTGAAAATTACACCGAGGATACTCGCAATTGCATTCATCACGACGTTCGTATCTTCCGAACGCACATGGAATAGGTTCGCTGTATCCATTGCACCGGCAATACCACCAATGGTACCCATAGCAACGTTCACAAGACCAGCAGTTGCAGTACCACCGGCTGTATTCAATCCAGCAACCGTCAAGCATTTTCCAATGATCTTTGCTGCTCGACTTCCTGTTTTTGATGCAAGAGCGGCCAGTTTATTTGGGGTAATCTTTTTGAGAACGCCCCATAACTTTTCAATGACACCATCCAGTTTTGATTTTGCAGATCCCATCAATTCTTGTAACTGTTGACTTGATTTAAGTTTCTCAACCAAATCACCAAATGCTTTGAGCATTCCATCAACAAGTTTATTGAGCGCTCCCTGTTTTACAACCTCAACTCCGCCGACTTTGACAGCACCGCGCATCGACCACATAGCAGCACCCTGTGTGGCAATGGCTGCTCCGTCACCAAGCATTTCGGATCCAGTGAAGTCAGCAACAGCATCTCCGACAGTATTACCTGCTGCGGCACCAATCGCAAACCCGGTACCCATTTTTATGAAACCATGATTCACTTTATTTAAGAATTTTTCATACTTTGGATTGGTTGCAATTTCTTCTGAGAATTGAGCAAAGCGACTTGGATTCGGATTTTCCGTCATACCGAATTTACTGCTATTCTTAGCAAAAAATTCGGATGCTTTACTCATGATTGGGAATCTTGCATTTTCCTGTGCAAGCGCACCGAGACCACGAGCTGTGTCAGAATTGATGATACGATTTCCTTCTGCATCACGGTCTGCATATGCAAGTGAGAATGGGCTTTCCACGCGATCTGGACGATCGCCATCTCCACCCTCATCATCAACACCAAGAAGATCTTTGAAGAATTTGAATGCGGTTTCTTTCATGAAGTCCCAGATATCACCTGCGACTTCTACAACTTTATTCTTGATTGCCTTCTTGGTTTCATCATCAAGGGTATTATCCCAAATCGCCTTCAGCCCTGCAACGACAGCTCCTCCGGTAAGAACCTTGCTCATTAAACCGCCATTGGTAAAGAAATCGAGCATTTTCTCGAGGATATTTTTTTCACCCTTTTCCGATTTCTTGTTTTTATTCCAACGAAGAATCTTCGAAAGTGAACTCTTCATCTTTGAGAAGAAACCAGGACCGCTTTCACCACTTGTAACATTATTGATTTCATTGATTTCTGTATCGGTAATTTCATCATTTGCACTAATGGTTTGAATGGCAGCTCCCATCATCGCTTCAGATTGACGGGACTTTCCAGAAGTATTGTCTTTAATTCCTTCCAGTAATTTAACCTGATCTTGCAACAAGTCACGTTGCTGTTCCTCGACCGTAACTTGTTCTTCCATGTAATCTTCGACGTTACGTTTCTTGCCTGAATTGAGACTTGCTTGATATGAACTATAGTTATCATATTTGGAATCATTTGTAATATTTTTGCGTTCTTCTTGTCGTTGTTTCAACTTTGCTGCCATATCTTTTGTTGCAATGAGATTTGCAGCAGTACGAAGAACACCTCCGGTTGCTTCACCAGTACCAGCAATTCCGAAACCAGCAACATTTGCCAGACCCTTTACCAGATTCCCTGGAACAGAAAGTAGACTTGTAAAGCTACCCATCAACTTTCCGCCAAGCCATCGGAATAATTTTCCGAATGTGGAATCAGCTGCCGATTTTACGCTATCAACGACACGAGATTTGATGGCAAATCCAAGATCGGCAATTGGTCCTAAAATATTCTTTCGTAGTTGAGTCGTAAAACGATCGAATACTTTACCAACGGCATATCGTACGGGATTGATGATGGAGTCCATTGCTTTTCCAAAAATACCCTTGGTAATGGTTTCTCCATCTTTATCTTTTTCACCGAAAAGGAATTTCTTTAACTTCTTTCCAATTCCAGCGGAATGCAATCCGATTCCTGCAAGTGAACCTGCGAGCAATCCAATTGGTCCGCCAAGAATTCCCATACCTGCCATTGCACCAACCGACGTTGTTAATAGCTTGGAACGCTTCTCTTCGACGGATTGATCATCATCCGAATCACCCTTCATCGTAAAGAATCCAGCAACGCTTTTAAACCAATTCATGGTTTTCTTTGAAGCATCACCAAAAACATCTTTGATGCTATCCTTTACAAATCCAAACAATCCACCTTTGTCATTATCTGCAACCTTCTTGATGATCTTATTTCCATTTTGATCAACATCGGCATAGGAGTATCCAGTACCAAACATTTTATGTTTCACATGACCCCATAGATTTCCATAAGAATCATTGATTGTCTTTGCTTGGTCTTGTACCCATTTGAATCCAACGGATTGGACATCGCGTGCAATATCAAGGAATGCGGCTTTTACATCATCTGGATTCCCACTGAACATTGCGCGTGCAAAATTACCACCACGCATCTTTGCCCACTGGCCAAATTTTTCCGATTTCGAACCCGCTTTATATTCCTCTGATTCTTGCATTGCCTTCCAATCTTCATCATCAGAACCAGCCTTTGCATTAAATGCTGCCCCAGATTCAGAATCGCTATCTGGGGTTTCACGATGATCGACCGGTGCTGTAAGATTACCTAATCTCTTGAACTGTCGTGTTCGAAGATCTGCAGAACCGACCTGGAATACATTGATGCCCTTATTCAATCTCCGATAAATTTCATAGAGAACGGAGTTTGTATAAACAACACCAAATTTTGTACCACCAGATGCTTTAGACTGTACGCTGGAACCTTTTCCGTAGGATTGAAGAATACGATCGCGATCTGCATTTGGATCATCTTTGATATTCTCAAGTCCATATTCATTGAACTTTCTTGCATTATCAACAAACGCAGAAGCAGATTGATTTCTACCAAGATTTGTCTTCTGGGCTTGAATGATTAAATCTTGCGCATTGGTACCAGTGGTAAGATTTTTCATATTATCAATAAACCGATTGAGTTGTTGCATCTCTTTTTCAGAGAATTGAACACCTCCAGTCAGTTTATTGATATATGCAGCCGCACTATCTCGATTTCGGAAACTTGCAATATTCCTTCGTGCTTCTCCTGATGATGTCGTTTTTCCAATGTCATCAATAATTAAATCATAGAGCATATTTGAAATTGTATCGGGAGGAAGACTTTTCTGAATATTCTTTGTTGCACTATTCAATGATGTTGTAATGGATTCCTGAATGGCTCTCGTAAAATCATTTTGAATTTGATTTGCTCCAACAAATTTTCGATTCTGATAATTGTATACTTGATCTTTTCCTGTAATCGCATGAAGAATATCTTTTAAATATCCGGGAATCACATTGACAATCGCTTCTTTGGTTACGGAATCAAAAGGAACTGTTTTCAGCTCCAATTGTTTTCGGGAAGTATCTGCAGCCTTTTTATCTGTCGACTGAATGCCAAAGATCTTCCCCATAATTCCCATGAAGCCATTCTTATTTTTCTGCTCACCCAATCGAATCAGAGAATCGATTAATACACTATTGACTGCATCGTCTAGTGCATTCATATTCTTTTTCAAATTCGGTGCGGCTTTATCCATGCCCATGGAGAATAGCATCGATATAATTGCATCAGGACCAGCAGCTTTTCCAAGTCCCATCATTGTAGAAGCAAGACTAATGACTGGTCCCAGTTGGCTATTTTGAATATTTCCTTTGATGATATCTTTGTAATTCTTAAAGGAGAATTTTCCACCAATGATATCTTCTCGCGGATCTTTTTTCTCGGAAGATGCAGCAACGGTAGCTTCAATCAAAGTGGAAGTATTCTTCGTTGTGACTTCAATCAGCTGATCGAGTTTTTCTTCAATTGATTTGAATCCAGCTGAAATGACAGCCGTTTGTTTATCTAAAGAAGCAAGTATATTTGCCGTTGTTTCAATCTGTGCTTCCATCAGCTTTGCTGAACTGGAGATCACGGATTTTGCAACCGTATTCGAACCTTTTTGAAATTCGGTAATTTCTGCTTCAGCAACCGTTGCCGTATCAGACGATTCGATTCCATCAAATGATAATTGCGAATCGATATCCACCCCATCAAGAGCATCTTCTTCTTGCATATACCATGCATGAATTTTATTTAGCGTGCTACCAGATTGTGTTTTCATCCCACTGATCACATTTCGAATGGGCATAACACTTGCATTCAATTCACGCTTCAATGTAGTCAATTCTGATCTTGCAGAAGATGCAATGGAGGTTGTCTTCGGCATCAATTCTTGAATATAATCACCAGCTGCACCTCTGAGGTATTGCGCTGTTTTCTGAAAAAATTCGGGTCCAATTTTACTTTTCTTAACACCTATTGACGCACTCATATTTCTCTACACCTCACTTGTGCGGTTGGTATTCTTAACTAATTGGTCTGAGGGGATTGTTCCGAATAAAAAATAAATGGGAGGGTAAATCCCTCCCATTCTACATCAATCCTTGTAGATTTAATGGAAACTCTAAGAACCGTCGATTGTTTAATGAAGACAATGAAGCAACATCAATCTTATCAACCAATTGCGTTTGAACATATTCCCGATCCCCATTACTCAACATCTCTTCATGCGTATCCAATGACATACACCGATAATTTTCCGAAATCATTTCTACATGTTTCTTCGGAAAGATATCCATGATTGGAGTTAATGATGTATACTCCATCAATATGGAACCGCTCTTCATCGATTCCTGTAAGAGTAATACCATTTGATCGGTCTTCAGTTCTCGAATCACATCAATATTGCGATACACATCACCGATAGAAAGTAGTAGAAGTTGATAATATAGTTTATTATGGAACATATTCTGCGTTGTACGAGAAACATCATCGTCTTTCAAGAGATAGAGAATCATAGAGTCCAAATCTGAAATCATCGTTCGAATCCCTTTGTCTCGACAAAGATAGATGGGAGTGATATTTCCATCGAAATGATACAATGTATCAAATCGATCCGTTGTGATGATGACATTGTTATCTCCTTCCAACATCTTTGGAATGATGGATGAATCAAATCCCTTTGCTCTCACAAAATATACACTGTCAATATATTGACAAATCAACTCTACTTCTTTGATGATATTTCGTTTCACAATTTGCAAAATATCACGGTATTGTGGATTATTATTATATTTATTAAAATAAAACTTTCGATAATACTTTTTGTATGTACGCATGATTTGTTTATCTGATGTTAAGTCTGTATAATAGAAGAAGATTTTACAATTCTTCTGATGCTTCTTGAAATACATCCGATAATTCGCTGCAACATTTAAGATTGCGGATTCCATTTCCAACACAAACTGTTGTTTGAAATTTACAATCATCTGTAACACATTACGCCGATGACTAAGATTATCCAGTATTGATTCAAAGTTAATAAACACATTTACATGATCCGATGGATCCGATAAAATATGTGCAATATGTTTATCCAGCTCAACCCACTTAATCATCATACTTCCAGCTGTTGTCCCAATACCAGTATGATATTTTGCCTCCATAAAGACCACCCTTCATATGACTTCCGATACACGTTCAATTTGTGATGATGGCACTCCAAAATCATCCGCTCTCATATTTTGGAATACGACAATTTCATTATATAACCATCGATACTTTTTTACCGTCGATTTTACATGGGATATGGTAATATTATTGTCGACATAGAGATGGATATTTACATTCTCTCCATAAATTCCTTTATCGATCAAGAATGCAATCCCATCATCGTATCGCGCACCCAATGTCGCAATGTATACACTATTCTCCATTTTGAAATTATGATAAACGGAGATCAATGTAATGATTCCCTCAGCGATAAATATTGTGATGGGTTCTTCGGAAAACAAATCAACATCAGATTTGATCGTATATAGAATTTTATCTTCCGAATTATCCAATCGCTGTTTCAACCACGGCGTTGTTTTCGGTTGATAAAATCGTGTCATTATGGATAATTGATCGGTTGATAGAAAGGAAATTCCTTCTTCTGCCGGTACAATTCTATGTTGTAATCGATTGGGAAGAAGTGATTTAAATTTATCAACATCCCAAATGATTTTAAATTTGGACAATTCATCGATATCAAATGGGATATTCAATCGATATTGTAAGTACTCATATTGCTTTCCTTTATATGGTATTCCAACATCAATATTGGTACTCTTCCGATAGGAGGAAAGTTTATTGTGTCTACGTACTTCGCCAATTCCTCCAACTTTATTTGGATCAATATCCATCAACTTTAGGAACTCTTCATCAACAACACCCTTTGCCTGACAATTTGCCTTAAAGCAATAATATAGAATCGGGGATATTGGATCCATTTCACATTTCAAATACATGTGACCCGTATTCATATCTTTCTGACTATCCCCACAGAATGGGCAGCGCATACGATACCGAATGGGGGATACCTTTTTAAAGAAGATGCTCTTCTCACGAATGGCATCCAGTATTTTTATTTTATCCACATTAACATCTCCAATATAAACCTCTATTACTGGAAGAATATATAAATTATATATTTTATAGGTAATAAGTATTTAGTTAAACCTTTAAGGGAGGATTTTACAAAATGAAACAGATTGCACTTATCGGTATCGGGAACTGTGGTTCCCAGGCAGTTGCTCTCGCCGAGGAGAAGTATCCAGAACTCTTCGATTGTGTTTATATCAACACATCGGAGAGTGACCTCGGAATGGTCAATTCAGAGTCGCTCAAAATCAAAATTGGTGAGAATGATGAGGTGTATGGTTCCGGAAAGAATCGGAACAAGATGAAGTCATTCCTGCGGGAAGATATCAAAAAGGTTCTCACCAATGAAGATCTGATTGAATGTATCCGTGACAAGAAGTATGTATTCATCATCTCATCCTGTGCTGGTGGCACTGGGTCTGGTGCATCTCCGGCAATGTTTGAGATGCTACGGACACGCTTCGTCGATCCCCAGTTCGTTCTTGTTGGCGTACTTCCGAAGCTTCAGGATTCCATGTCCGATCAGGGGAACTCGCTGGAGTATTTGAATGAGCTTTATGAAACGCTCGGGAATGACACAACGTATATGATTTACGATAACGATACCGTATCTCATATGTCACCAACCCGCGCGTTGGAAGTCGTCAACGAGAATATCATTGAGGACATTCGTATCATTACCGGAATTGACAACTTCCCGACCAAGTATGAATCCATCGATTCTGCCGATATGGAATCACTGATTCGTACACCTGGCCGTCTGATTGTCGCTCGTATTAAGACGGGACTCTCAGAAAAGGAAATGGAAGAGAATCAGTTTGATGAGAAGTTGATCAAGGCAATCAAGAGTTCGGCGCATGCAGAAACCGATCGCAACAAGCGCGTCGTTCGTTGGGGTATCATCACGCATCTGACGGAACAGGTCAATGCTTTGTATGATCCCAAGCTCGAAAAGCTGGTTGAATTCATTGGGACCCCACAGGAACGTTTCAACCACAACTCGGTACATGAAGCGCCGGAGTCACAGAATTTCATCTATCTGATTGCGGCAGGCCTGTCGCCGATCAACGACCGTGCGAAGAAAATGAGTGATCGTGTTCGCGAACTCAAGGAAGCACTGGCAAAGGATGATACGAATACGTATCGTCTCTCTGATGACTCGGCGGTCAATGATGCACTCGAGATTCGCAAGAACACAAATGAACGGATGACCCTTGAAAAGTTCAACCCGGAATCCATCATGGATAAGTTCATGAAGTAAACAGCAGATCCATTTGAATGAGAAGGAGGGATTGCCTCCTTCTCATTTTATTTACATTGATGGAGGTTTTCATGTTAGCAACAATATTACCATATTTGAAATCGACATTCCTTGCAAAACTAGGGAATACCGTCATTCGACCAGCGAATGAACTTGTTGATGGTGCAATTACCGAAGCATCCACGACATTCTTCTCCAACATCATTCGAAAGATTAAAGGGAAATATCAGCGCGTTATTACGATTCAAATCACGAATCGATCCCAACAGTGGATGGAAGATGCGCTGTATAAAATCCTTGCAAGGTATAACGATCTGGAGCGCCTGCCGCATGTTGAATTATATCACAAATATGATTCCGTTACGCGGAAGAATACGCTTGCCGTTCGGCTACCGAATGGTTGCACCAAATTAAAATACCGGAATTATGAGCTGATGGTTGTGGTTAATTCGCAACCACAACAACAGTCAGGACCCCCGAATCGCAGTATCACCCCAACCACATACACCATTGTTACATATAATTTATCGAAGGCTTTCATTCGCGTATTTGAGGAAGACATGGCTAAGTACGCCGATGTCATCGATCGAATGGATCCGGATAGCAAAGACATTCTTTGCTTCTCCGATGAATATGATGGTGATGAACTATGGATTGCTCGAAATGGGAAATTCCGAAAGCGAATGCGTGATACACTATTCCTCCCCAGAGATATTAAAGATACTATCTTTAATACGGTGGAGGAATTTCTCCAGAATCGCGAACTGTATTCACAGTATGGAATTCCATGGAATCTGAAGATTCTACTTCATGGAAAACCAGGAACGGGAAAAAGTACCATTGCTCGTGTCATCGCGTCGGAGTTCAACCGATCATTCCTTACAGCAAAAGGGATTGATAGTGGAAAACATATTCCGAATACGATCAATCAGGTATCTTTCTTGACCATTTGCCCAGATCCGCTGATTTCCATTTCCGATATCGATAAGTATCCAGCATTGATCAACGATACAGATATCGATACCAATGACAAAGAACAGTCCGAGCTCAAATTGAGTAATAAGGAAACCTTTGGACAGATGATCAATGCACTCGACGGTTCTGTCAATGGGGAAGGAAAGATTATCATTATGGATACCAATCATATTGATAAATTTTCCCCAACATTCTTGAGACCAGGTCGTGTCGATCTTGTGATTGAAATTCCTCCGGTAAATGAGGAAATTTTCAGTGAATACATTTATCATACCTACCATAAAGAACTCCCAGAGAAATTCAAACTGAAGAAAATGAAAAATACGTTGACTGTTCCACAACTTCAGTTTGATACTCTCTTTGGGAAACTCACATTCGAAGATATGTGCAAGAAGTATCTCGGTTAATCCATAAGGATGAAGAGGGGTTAAATCCCTCTTCATTTTTTTATTAAAAATGATATTAAAAAGTGACAACATATTCAATCGAGAGTTCTAAGTAAAAAATTTTTCTCCAAAAAAATTTTCTCAAATTTTCAATTATATAATATAACAATAGTTATATTGTTATATGACTATCAGTCTGTTAAGACTGATCAGTCATATAATAAGCGTACTAGCTACTCAGTTAGAGTTAACACTCTAACTTCGAGCCGTAATAGGTATGTCCAATATAACTATTGTTAATGAATCATGGGGATTATGCTTTAAAAACATGAAATTCTAAAAATATAACAAAATAAGCATAATCTCCATGATAATAAAAAATAAAAAATAAAAAATGAATAAGTAATTATTTCAATTATTTTCTATCATTCAAATATGTCTCATAACATTTCTAATCATTTTTTCGTCATTTATAATCATTCATCATTTTACCATCGGCGAGTATACTTCTGTATACGACAGCCGATATGACACGCACGAAGAGAACCGATATGCTCGTTAGAGCATTCTGTCTCGGTTCGCGTAGTGATGTCCCATCAGGATGGATTTTATTGATTAAAAAGCGGGTGAGGGCGAAGGGCCCTCAGCGCCGCGAACTTTTTTAATCGATGTCGGAAAGAGAAACGGGAAAGGGTGCCGCCCGCCGCGGCCGCCCTTCCCTTTTCGTTATTACGGTTTATTGACTTTTTCTTCCAATACTTCCACTTTCTTCGTTAGAGCAGATACCATTTCACTCATACGTGTATTCTCATTCTTGATACTCATATAATTCGATACAAGAATATCTACATTTGTTTTGAGTGTTGTGATTGTTGCAGTTGCTTGATGAATCTCATTCATTTCACGAATGAAATCATTCTGTGTAACAACATTCTCCAGAGATGTACTTAGTTGTATCATTTTTCCCTTGAGTTCATTGTAATTGGAAGATAGTTCGTTGATTTTATCATTCTGATTTTCTGAACGAAGTTTAATCTCCGTCGATAGATTTCGTTCTATGTCAGCAAGTTTCATTGTGAACTGTTTGGTGTGCACATAATCAAGGAGAGAAGATTTCAATACATTGATGGATGTGATAATTTCATTCGGGATATCATCGATTGTTAGTTTCGATCCTCCAGTAACGCGTCCAGATGAATTGTAGGTAATCTTTGGATACGTACCCGGAGTCACATCGGATGTTGTTCCTTGCACCATTTTCAATTCATCGATTGATTTTTTAATCCCATCGATACGATCATCAAGTCCAATGATATTGGAGGATGGTAACGATGGAATATCGGATGGTTCGAGTTCTACACCCGATAGAACTTCACCGTATTTATTGAATGTAATCTTACATGCAGTTCCACCAGATCCAATGTTATTCTGTGCTTCATTTTCTTTTGAAATATTTTCTTTTTCTGCTAATACTTTAAGCAGACCATCTACCTGCTCCATTGGAATAATTGGTAGGTCAGATGGTTTCAATGATTCTGATCCAACGACCAGGCCATATTTATTTACATTTACCTTCACTGCAGTCTGTGGACGAACCAATCGTTCCCATGAAATATGATTGGACATATTCAGTGTTAATTTTGTAATTTCACCTTCCACTAATTTCATGCGTGATTTTAAATCTCTGACATCAGCTTCTGTTGCATTCATAATGGGTAATTCTCCCTTCAATAGCGTATTCGATTAATACAAGGTTTCCACTGGAAACAATGGCTATATCCGACCTTATTTATAAATTGAACCGAATTTCATATAGGAGAGATGTATATGAATGAACATACACGAAATCCATTCGATCCATCTTGGTATCGCGATGTTTTCGATGATTACGATGACATCGATACGATCAATAAAAAGATTGAGCAGATGGTCGAGGGAATTTATAAATTTCCTGATGCGGACGGGAGTCGTTCTTCGGAGTTATACAAACACTACATGACATCCAATTCATTTGTTCCACATGCTGTGCGAGATACCCTGAAAGAAGTCTACTCCAATACGACATACAAGTTGAAAGCATCCAATCATGATGAAGTCCAATTCCGAAGTTGGCGTTTCCATTTTGATGAAATTACCTACGTTTCTAATAGTGATCTTTGTGAGATTCGATTGGTTGGTCCGAATGTAATACATCCAGAGAATCGCGATAAATACAAACGATCTCAATTGTATCGAAAGTGGATTACCATTGCAGAGCTGCTCAATCATTATGACATTTTTGGATTTGATATCAAAATGTTTATCAATCAACGGATTTGCCGGGATTATGAGTTCCACTTTGATGATCATGAAACAAAGATTCGATTCTCCCATAATAAAGTATGGAAGGATTTAAATCATGAAATTCTTATTTATAAATATCCTATTCAATATGGTGCAACGTTAGAGCTCACAGAGAAACTGTACAATCATATTTGGAAGAAATGCATTCCATTCTCCGCATTCAAAGATCAACTAATTATAGGAAAGAAACATGCAATCATTTCATATCATCGACGGAAAGATGAACGTATCTGGAATGTTGATTTCATCGATGATAATTTGGAATTTCATCAAATCATTCAGGATGGAATTGATATTTCAAATGTTTCTCTTTACAATAAAAATTTGATTGAGACGGCAATTTTGAAACCGATTGACATTTTCATCACAGTTCCAAAATACATGCATGAATATCCATTCCCGATTGTAACCGATCATCTATATCGACCATACAAACCGAATACGAATCAAGTATTCATTGATCAGTATAATCAGCTGAGAAAGGTGAAAACGAATCAGGAACTTTTCTCCAATGTTTATTATGACCAAAATGGTTTACAAGTGGAAGATAAATATTGGGTCGACGTACTACGTCCGCTAGTACTATCCGATGCTTACAAAAAACCCTCAGATTCCACTATTGCCCATGATGAAAAATACAAAAAGAAATTGATGGACATTCGCGATGCATCAACTGCTGCGGCAAATGTCGTAGAACAATTTCGTTTGTATATGGAAAAGGGTTCAGTGGAAAAGAATACCTTCTTTGCACATCTGGAATCCTGTGATAAAACATTGGAAGTACTCCATCGCGTTTATACAAAATTTTTGGAATCGGCAACAAGAGAATATGAAGAATACGATTCTGTGTATCACCGAGAATACAAAATTGCTTATGAAGATATTAAGAAGAATGCCATTCGTAGTGAATGGTTAAAACCGGTTCGAAATTTTCAAAATACCTATTGGAAAGTAGCATCCAAACTCATCTATATCCCACGGCGATTAGTTGATCTTTATACGACAATCTATCTATCCGAAGGGATGAAGGATAAGACGTTATTGAAAGAATCTTATCCAGAAGATTCCATTCGATTCCAACGCCCAATTGATACAACCGATTTTTGGACATTCTGTTATGATGAGAAAGATAAAGTCTGGAGACCATACATGTTATCATGTGAATACCGGTATCCGGATGTGTATCTATTCCATGATGAAAAGAATGATCCAAATAAAATTTTCCGTGTGTTATTTTTCTATTCTGATAGCATCAATGTTCTGAATGAAGATTCACCATATCAGTACCCCGTTGCAGACTGGATGGAGGATACAAAAAAATTTACATTAGATCCAAAAGGATCCTATCATGATATTTTCATCGAAAAAATGTATTGGTCCGCTCTTCACAACATCTATTTTGGATTGTTGTATACAGATTATCGATGGGAATTGATTGAATATGTGATGGAAAACCCATCCTATGATCGATTCAATAAACTTTTCCTGCAGAGTATGGATCCATACTTTAAACTATCAATTGCATCCTATATAAAGGAAGGGAATTTAAATTTCCCATTCGATGCAGCCATCGATAAAATCAAAGAATCGTTCCGATTGGATCATCTTGGATATGCCAAGGTCAACAATTATGAACGATACCTCCATCATTCTTACAAACCATCTTACTACGACTACAAGCTTGATATTACCGATGATTTCAAATTTGATGAAGAGAATATCATTCATCGTCCACCATCCAGTTTTGATTTACGGAAAGTATTTTACATTCTGGATGAGACCATCAATTCTTTGACAAATATGAGTCAAGATTCATTAACACGAGTGAAACAGATCTTATCACAGTTTGGGAAAGAACGTTACAACTTGAATCAATCCCATTTCCAACGTGGATTGGATGATTTGAATGATCTCATTGGTCATGTGGATCAGACCAATAAAATGTTATCCGAGATCGATGTATATGTAGATGGAATTGATGTATACCTGAAAGCATCTGTCTATTTATCTGAATTCAGTAAAATTCTGAAACAGGTTGGTTTGGATAATGAGATCATTGATCAACACATCAAAGAGAATAACATTCACCATATCAAAGTACTTGCACTGACACATATCGATTATCTTTATCAGCGAATTCTTCCCTATGTGAATCATGTATTTGATAAAATGCTTTCGTTTGAAACGAAAACATTTATGGATCGCATCAATGATCTTACAACATTATTCCGGTTTGACAAAATCAATGACAAAGATGATAGTCTCATTTATAAAATCAACCAATTCAATGATCCATGGAGTGTTGCGGTGAAACGTGCACGCAATCGGTTATTCCAATCAACTTCAAAGATGTATGGGTTATTTGATACAACGTCTCCATTTACTTCACAGGGATTGGCAGATTTTCAAAATATTCTTACAGACATTCTATCAGATATTCGAAATCTTCGTTATGAATGTATGGAGTTCTGGAACAATCGAAAGATTCCACATGATCAAGAAATTATTTCGCGACTCGATTATGCAACAGAATTAATTCCAACCCTGAAACTCAATTTATCCGAGTACATTGAACAACACAATGCACTCACAGAATATGTGAAGAAAGTTGAGAAACAGATTCAAGAATTGAAGAATCATTATCTCACGCCAGCAGATAAAATCTATTTGGATCGCATCATCAAATTGCTCAATCTTCTCGTACGAAATGTTTCCTACATCAATGATACTTCGGGAAAACGAAAGAAGGAGATTGAAGAATCTATCCGTACCTTATTAGAGGTAACTGCACGATGGATCCGTGCCATTGAAAAGGAAAAAGAATTCTTCAAATTCTTAGAAGATTTTTCAACAGGATTCAATACGCTCTTCGAATATGTAAAGAAACAGGGTATTGTGATCAATCATATCTGCGATTATATCAATACACTCGAAATCGCATATGTTCCAGATAAGACTGTACCGTCCTATACAAAATTGTATCAATGTGATGATGTTGAGGTAAAGTATCCGGGTCACTTTTATGAAGAAAATGATTTGATCATCGGAAAACATTTGGGTGGCTATCACGTTTCCGCAACCGATGGTAGTGTGACATCGATTTCAAAAGATGCATCTTATTACAATAAAACATTTACAAATCCAAATGACATCTATAATTACACAGGTGCAATTTCCAACAACCATGGGTTCGGGTTACGCATTCATCCAAAAGAGTCGAAGATGACGAATATCATCATGGAGTCTCTCTTGGATAAATATATGACACGAGGAAAAATTCTTGTGGAGTATATCATGAATAGTAGTCGGAATATCAATGCATTTCAAAATACTCTTGACGAACGAATCTTTTCACAATGTGCCAAGATATTCGAGGATTATGATAAATTCATTGAAACGTTCCGAGGTAATATTCGGGAAACAACATCGAATGTAGTTAAGAGTTGTTATGAAAACATTGCACAATCGGTAGATACATTCCGACAAGGAATGACTCTTCGTACGGATATGAATCCACTTACCATCTATCGTATGGTAGAAGAGGTACTGAATCTCGGTATTCCCGTCAATGATCCAATCATCCATGATGCAGCGCATCATATCCGAGAAGTAAATCATCTCATGTATCATGTCACGACCAATAAAACGGCAAATTACACATCAGAAGATTTGCATGAATACTGCTATGGACTGAAAACCCATATCTCTAAGTTGAAAATCAATCCTGAATTGGATACGAAAATCGATGCGGTTCTCAATCAAATCCAGTTAATGGAAACCTCGTTGAATTCATATGATATGCTCGTAAAGAAAATGGGTTTCAATCTACGACTTCGACTAGAAGCCATCCAGAATATTGTCTTGCAAGATGATGTCTATTACCAAATCAATGAAACATACATTTCCGATCGTGGAAAAAATTATCGGTATGGAGATATTATTGTCATCGAGAATGATGGACAGAAATATGCATTCATTGTAACCCATGCAATCGATGGTCATGTGTATGAAGTTGAACCAATGATGAATTATGCGCTTGCAGATAAATTCACTGGGCTATATGATACAACGAATGCCAATGGGAACGGTGAAGGGTGTACGATGAAAGTTTATACAAAACGAATTACATCTGATGATATTCAAACATCCGATACTGGATATACACCAAAACCGAATCAGTATCAAGATCGCGATTTATATCGTATTCGATTTGCAAATATCAAAGAGAATCCAAACGGCTACGAAGTATTCATTGGAGGAAAGCAAATTCGTGAGTATTACAGCAAACGAATTCCGATGAATGAACATAAGACACACTATGCAGACGCATTGTATTTTGATATCAATATGCTGAATCATCTGAAAGATTCACATATCCATATTCCAGAAGAAAGCTACTACATTTATGGTGTTGAAGATGTTCGAATTTCTCGTCCTGGAAAAGGATATTTCAAAGAACAATCCATTCGTGTACGGAATGGAGATCATGGAATTGATCTCTACGTTAGTGCGCTGAATAATAATGTATTTGGTGAAATTGCTGACATTGCACTGGCAAATTCAGTATTGGTGAAGGATGTTACAAATCCATCCGTAAAAGGATTGGAGATTATATCATCCAGAGTAAATAACATCGATGATGAATATCACAATGAACGTCGTAGTGCAAATTATCAATATGCAGATGATCTTGTATATGATAAACGTCATCCAACCTACATTGGAACAAAAATTCCAAAATCGAAAAAAGATCTATATACACCAATCGATGTTTCTATTACCAACGATAAACTTCCATCAACTGGTGGAACCACGAATGCATCCATCAAATTCAAACATGAAATGAAAATCCATACGTATCATCGATACGAACGCATCAAATCGGTTATCCCAGAAACGGATCCATTTATACCTCATATCGATATCATCCCAACCGTTCATCCACATGTAAAGGTTAATACGAATCCACAAAGTACAAATATTACACTTCCAGAAACTGGAGGAAGCGTATCCATTCAGCTTAATATTCCTCCACTGAATATTGGTTATCATAAGACGACAATTATTACGAATCCTCCATTGGATAAGAATGTTGTTATTCCATCGGGCGGCAAACTTTCCGTCAGCGTTTCTGTACCAAAACCAGAATACTTCAACGATATTCGCCTCCTCACAGATAACCCACAACCGAAGAATGAATTCAAATCTGTACATCGAACCAATTTACACTGTGCGAGCAGTCATAAGTTTGTCGTTGCTGAGTTTGAAGTCGATGCGGTTGAAGACCTTTTCAAAAATACAACGGATGCAACTATTACGATCGGCGATCGTGTTGCTGTAAAGGTAGATAAGAATCATTACTACCATCGCACGATCTATACGGTAGAATCTATCTACATGAATGGGGATATTGTTTATACTGAGCCATACGTAAATGATCGCTCATGGAATGAATTCCATATTCTATGGAATTGTATCGAATATTATCCGACATACAAAAATGGGATTCAAAAGACTTATGGTTACATCGATCAAATTACAAAAGATGATATTGGGGTATACAATTGGACGTTGCATCGATGGGAAGATATTGCAGACGATACGCTTTGGGCATTGGAAGTAATTAATGACCCATCGCCGGATAAGCATGGATTCAAATTGAAGTATCTCAATAAAGAATGTCACAATTATTCCATGGAGCTGTTTCTCTTCAAATCGACAGACACGCAGTTCAGAAATGCATTGCTGGTGGAAAATGCTACGGTAGACGTATACTATCAGATGTTGGATAGTGTTTATATTCCACAGCAAGATTATTATGTGAATACAGGAAGAAATGTTATTGTTCGAAAATTATTCCCGTATGATTATACAAAGACATTCAAGAATATTTCCAACAAGAATCATGTGATGACCGTAGAAATTTCGCCAGAGCATGTAAGAACTGGACAACTTTTATTGCAAGATGTAAAGCTGAAGAATCTATCAACGAATCAGTTTGAGAATATTCTAGACTCTTCCAAGTTCTCCATTCGTTTCAAAGATATGAAATCAAAGGATATCAGTGAAGAGATCAATACATATGTCCAAGATGCAAGTATTCTTTTTGAAGGAAATGGATTCAATGATGGATTGGTATATGCATACAATCGCGCATTCGATATCTATCTAACTGGATACATTACAACAACAGACGGAAAGATTGCAACATTCAAACCCATTCATACATCATCGTATCCGACCTATGAAGGAATTACAACCATTCAGTTCCATGTATATCAAACGGATATGCAGGATACAAATGATATGGGTATCATCAATATCATTTTCAATCGCATTAAGGAAACAACTTCGAATGAAGGATATATCTATAATGTGACAAATCCATATGCTCCATTACCAAACACATTTGAAATTATTCCTCTTTATGATTTTACAAAACCAATCGATTATCAGGTTATCATTACAAAACAAATTACATCACATCAGAATTTGACATGGGAAGATAAAGTGTATCCAAAGGTTGTACTTTCAAACATTCAAACAGATGCATCGCATATCTATTTGATCGGAAAGAATGGTCGATTGCCCAAAATCAATCCATTGACAAAGGAACCAACATTCTATGCAAAAGAAACAGTGAATGGTACAGAAATTACCATCAATGATACGATGCCAAAGGGAACATGGATTGATGTTCGTATTCTACCATATGCAGTGCGGTCAGTATATACACGATACAAGATTCCAAAGGAAGGATATCTTGATCTGGAAGGTGTTCTCAATAAACCATTGAGCAAGAATTATTATGAATTCTGGGTCAATGGAAAATTGATGGATAAGGAAGTTACCATCATTACACCGACAAAAGTATTTTTCCATGGATTGACTTCTCTTAGGAATCTCGAAATTTTAGAAATCGATCGAGATTATCATGAACGACTTTCCGATGCATATGTCCATAATTATGATGAAAATCATATGCGGTATGATTTTAATACCTATCTGGATGATGTATTGGATGGAGACTTGGTTGATCACTATACATTAGGAGAACAGAAAACGCTGATTTATCCAGTGTGGCCTCAAGTATCTCCGGAGAATGAAAATTACAAACAATATCCGCCGAATATGGATATCGACCCATCCGTATTTGATTATGTGAAAGATCGTGATACAGTTCCTAATGGACTCTACAAACATATCATTACAACAGATATTCCATCGCTGAATGGCGTATATCTGAATAATAAAAATATGCGATGGTCTTCTTTCGGAATGCGTAGAATTTCGGATATTGATATCGTGAATATGTTCAATACAACGTGGGAAGAAGAAATTCATAAGAATCCGTATTTACATACACATCGCGTATTGTCAGAACATGACTGGTATGGTCAAGCTGTCATTCTTTATGATGTGAATGGGAATCGGTTAGATGTTCCAACAGATAAAACGTATACGGTGAAATCTCCAGAACGAATTGCATTTAATACAAAAACAAAATTAACATCCATTCTGAAATAACATTACAAATGGAAGGGGATTGCTCCCCTTCCATTATATTTTTGAAATTATATATTATATTTGTGAGATAACGTCCCTATAGCGTTGTCTTATGAACATCCAATTTTCCTCTAATTGGGAATTACTAGAATAACATAGGCACTTCATCTATGCGAAATCCGCTCTCTCTACATATGTTATCCTCCTTTCTAGTAATTCTCCGGAGGGGTTGTGCCAATCAATTGGTTCTACCCCTCTTCTTTTTTATTTGAAATTTCACTTAAGCTTTAATCATTTCATATTTATCCTGCATACGATGCATAAATATATATTGTCTCAGTAAATGATGATTATGGAGGAGAGTAAATTATGGCGAAGAAAGAAACCATCGAAGGAAGATCGTTTAATCCACTTCTTTCTGCACTAAAGGAAAATGATAAGAAGAATCTTTTCAAAACGAATCTCATTACAGCATTCCATAAAACGGGATTTCATCTATATGATTATTATCTTGGATCATTGGTGAATATTCATGATAAAAAAGGGAATTTCCTTCGACAGGAACCGCGCGTTGGGCAAGCGGCCGGAACGTTCAATATGTTTGTTGGAGGAAGTGGTTCTGGAAAAGCTCTTCCAAATAATACGTTGATTCCATCTCCGGCAATGAACGGAATGGGACATATTGAGATGAAAGATATCCAAGTTGGGGATATCGTCTTTGGAGATGATGGGAAACCGACGGAGGTTGTCGGTGTATATCCTCAAGGGAAAAAGAAATGTTATAAGATGTATTTTCATGATGGTCGGACGGCAATTTCATCCGAAGATCATCTATGGAATGTTATTGGTTCAGAAAAAAAGCAATATACATTCGATACGAAGAAAATCTATGAGCTTGTATCAAATCATAAGAGATGCATCATTCCTGTCCCAAGTGCGCCAGTGCAATATAACCAAAGCCAAACAGGAATACGACCATATACGCTCGGTGCATTTATGGCACTCGGAAAATGGACGTTCATACAGGAATATCTTCAGATCGATAAATCTACTCTTTCGTGTGATATTGATGCAATTGCGAATTATATCGCAAACCTGCAATCACTAGAGGTCGATGATTCAGATCCTGATAAAATAACATTTCAGTATCATACAAATGCGAAGAAGCGTATATCAACGAAGGAATTCTTCCGTTATATCCGTTATGAGTACCCGTTGGGAAATGATTCATTTGTTGGGATCCCAGATAAATATAAATATAACTCACCGGAAGATCGTCTTGCATTCATCCGCGGTGTATTTGATGTCTGTGGTAAAATCAATAGCCGATATCTTGTTGAAATTGAAATTCCTGAAGGAGATTACTGGACGGCATTCTGCCATGATTTTAAGGAAATGATTTACTCCATGGGACTCATCGCAACAGTGGAGAATGAAGAAACCAAACGTTTGGTGATTCAGATTCCATCGAATAAACTGGGAGAATATTTCCTCATGCATAGAGTCTATGCAGATGCACTTAGCAATGGCGAATTGATCAATGATATCGTGGGCCTTCAAATTACGTCAATGGAAGAACTTCCAGAGGAAATTGAATGTACTTGTATCAAGGTTGCGAACAGATCCGAATTATTCTTAACGAAAGATTATATCGTGACACATAATACAACGCTGGCAGTACAACTTGCGGCAAATATCATTCGCCAATATAAAACATCAACGGTGATTCATTTTGATTGCGAACAGCGTATTGATCTTTCACGTATCCAGGTGATTTCGAAACTTCCTTCCTATTATTTTATGGAAGACGATGGTCCTGCTCGTTATACAATCAAAGCAGGGGCAGTTGGGTTGGATACAATGCAGGAAACGATTGTACGACTATTTGCAGCAAAGATGAAAATAAAGAATGAGATTACCGTCGATCTCGGAACGGTCGATGAGTTTGGAAATCCGGTACGAATTATGGAACCAACCATCATCATCATCGATTCTATTACTTCTGTACTCAGTGAAACATTTTCTCCAGATAATGCGAAGGAAGTATCAGAGGCAGAAAAGCTTCGTGGGAACACAGAAGGTGCCAGAGATTCCAAATCATTGAAAGGATTCTTCAAAGATGTCCTTCCACTCTGTAAAGAAGCGAATATCATCATATTTGCCATCAATCATATCAATATGAATATGAGCATGAATGCATTCACTCCTGCAGCAAAGAAGCAGAATTATCTGAAGCAAGATGAAGTTATTCCGGGGGGCGTAAGTCTCATCTACTACCCATTCAACATTGTAAAACTGATTGCAAAACCATCCGACGATTTTACAAAAGAAGGAGATGGTTTTGATGGGCACATGGTGATGGCAGAACCTATAAAATCATCATCCAATCAGTCTGGGAATACATCAAAAGGAGTTTCGTTTGGACTGTGCTTCAATTACAAAACCGGATTTGATCCCCTTCGCTCACTTATCATTTATGGAAGAGAACGAGGAATTATTGAAGGGAATCGGAATCGTTTGAAATTTAAGGATGACCCAGAACACGTGTTCTCGTTCAAAACAATTTACAAAGATATTGATGAGAAGCCATTCATTATGGAAAATATCAAAAAGTTTATCTTCCCGGCATTGAAAGATCACCTTAGCTATGTAGAACCAAATGATGTGAAATTCCATAATGAATTGATGGAATATTAATATACCACTAAAATCGTATTTCCTTCAAATTTAGTGATATATTATTACGATAGAGAAGAATAAAGAATCTATCAACTATAGGAGGAATTTACCATGAAGATTTCGAACATTCTCATCGGTGTCGCAGGTGTTGCAGTTGGCGCGGGTGCGCTGTTTGCCTACAACAAGTTCATCGGCGGTGGCGCTGCTCCGGCAGACGACGAGTGCACGGATGAGTGCGACGACGATGTCGTGGACGAGGAGCCCGCGACGGAGGAGTAAAAAGAAGGAGGGGTTTAAACCCCTCCTTTATTTTTTCATTCAGCAGATTCTTTTTTATATTTGGATCTAGAATGTTCCTTTGCTTCATTGAGTTCTTCATAGAATGCCATATATGTTGCAGAGAGAATATCTTCATATGACACATGTTGAACACTAGCAAGATTGTGAATGAGTTGGCGTATCTCATTTTTGAGCCTAGTATGTTTATCATTGTCTGCATCAATATGTAGTGCAAGATCATACAAAGACTGCATGGCTACACCGAAGCGTGCTTCAACTGGAATATCATCCATAATTGTAACATCCTTTCCTATTGTAAAAAGTTATAACCCTCGTTGCTGACGACCTATATTTTAATAACACGCCCTAGAAGTTAGGAGTTGAAAATAGATGAAGATATCATTATTGGATCAGCCAAAATTGATTGCGGTAAATAAACTAAAAGAAGTTACGTCAGGAAAACTGATGTTAACTAAAATGCAATTTGATCCCAATGGATTGATGTCCAATGATATTTTTGGAATCTCTAAAGGAGATCGGAAAACAACATTTGCATACATCAATCTGAATATGAAATTCATTCATCCTCATATTTACAGTAACATACTTTCGCGTATGTTTACCGAAATCAAATACATCATTCCAGGCGTACGAAGATATGTCATTATTGATGGGAAGTTAAAAGAATCAGATGATGGATGGACAGGTCTCAAGGAATTGTATAATCATTGGGACGAAATCAATTGGAGCAAACGTTCTTCGACAAATCAAACATCCATTAACATATTAAAGAAAACTCCGAAAGATATGATCTTTATTGATCGATTCGTCGTATGTCCGCCTGCGTATCGTGACATCATTCTATCCGGCACACAGGATAATACCGATTACGTTTCTGAATTGAATACGATGTATCAGCAATTAATTCGCTTAACCTCTGAAATACCACAGGGTGGTATTTTTGCGTCATTGCAATATTCACGTCAATACAAAATCCAGAATACCATTGTGAATATTTATAAATATTTCATTGGTCAAATGACACAAAAGACAGGTCTGATCAAACAGTATCTTATTGGTAAGCGAACGGACTATGGTGTTCGATCCGTTATTACATCTGCGCAATACAACACAGAACGAGCAGAAGATATGACGGTCGATTTTGAACATTCCGCATTACCATTATCACAGGCATGTTCTCTCTTCTATCCATTTATTGAAGCATGGTTACACCATTTTTTCACCCGCGAAATTATTAACTTTCCGGAACGTATCATGTTTATCGATGACAATGGAAATGTTGTTCGCGGTACATTAAAAGATCCGGAAACACAATTTACAGATAAAAAGATTAAGAAGATTATCAATAATTATATCTTTAATCCAGATGGACGATTTGACCCAATCACCATTCAGTGTTATTTTGCGGATAATCCAGATAAAGTAGTTTCGCGCCATATCAAACTTGTTGGAAAATTCTCTAATACGACACGTTCGGATAAAGCTCCAATGACCGTAACGGAACTATTATATTTAGCAGCCGTCGATGTTGCAGAGAAACGGCATTTGATGATTTCTCGATATCCGGTTGGAACGGATAAAAACATCATTTTCACGAAATGCCGTGTTGTAACAACAACGGAATCGACAAAGGCTGAATACAATGGGAAAGTATATTCCCATTGGCCAATCATTGATACAAATAGTTCAAAAAATGTTGGCTCTCAGTTTATTGACTCATTGTCATTCCATAATACACACTTAAAGGGAATGGGCGGCGACTATGACGGTGACCAGGTTTCCGTTCGTGGTATTTGGAGCAACGAGGCAAATGCCGAAGCAGATCAATTAATGAATGCAAAGGTTGGAGCTCTCATTATCAATGGCTCAAATCTTAAAGTAACCGCATATGAAGTAATTGATGCATCCTATCAGTTGACCAGAGATGGTAAAAATCCAAAACAAGTTTCTGCAGTAGATGTAGAGAATCTTCTTAAAGTGGATCCGATGAATATTACAAAATCAATGCTCGTTTCTATTTTTGCAAATCGGGTAAATAATAGCCAGCATCGTTCTACACAAATTATTCGACCACGATACAATGCATGGGATCGAATGACTGTCCCTAAGGACTATTTCTATCAAGGACAGCCGGAAATTGCAACGACCATTGGGCGATTTATTTATAATAAATATATTTTTGCCAACGATGGTATTGTTCAAAATATGGGATACATCAATGAGGCGATTGACAAAAATAAACATGAAATGTACATTGACAAATTGGGAAATCTCCTATTGAATGATATCATTGACAAGAAGAAATTTGTACACATCACAGATCGATGGAATTGGCTTCTTTATACGCTATCTGGAATGTTGAATATTTCCTCTACACTGAAAACAATGAAACCATTGGCTGCGGTCCAAAAACGAAAGAAGGAACTCTACAAACAATATGAGAAGGAAATTGCTGCCGGTGATGTCGTTACCATGTCAAAAATTGAGAATGAGTTGCTTGCGCTTGCAAAAGAAGAATTGAAGGATGATCCAGGATTTCAATCGTATCTATCCGGAAATATCAATTTTGCAAACAACTATAAGAGCAACAATATCCTCAAAGGTCCTGTTTATAATGAAGAAACCGGAAAGTTTGATTTCATTAAAACATCATTCAGTGATGGGCATGATATCAAGGATATTGCAATTCATTCCAATGGTATTTTGGCATCTCAATATCCAGCATCCATTGCACTACGAGAAGCTGGTTATACGGCAAAGAAATTGATTGCACTTCTACAGATGAGTAGCATCAATCAAGAGGTGGAAGATTGTCATACACATAAGCTAGTTCCGATTGTTGTTACGAAGTTTAATCGGAAAGATATGATGTGGACATATATCGTCGAGAATGATAAACTCGTACTACTCACACCAAAGACAATTGATGCTTATATTGGGAAATTGGTTCACATGCGAAGCCCTCTCACATGTACTTGCAAAAAAGGAATTTGTAAAGTATGTGCCGGTGAATTGTTCCCAAAACTCGGTATCACGAATATTGGATCATTTGCTGTTCAGGCTTCCGATATTATCCTAAACCAGTTCCTGAAATTGAAGCACGATGTATCTGTGAAACTATATCAAATTGATCCCAAAACATGTTTCTCTGATATCTGAATAAAATAAAGGAGGGGATAATCCCCTCCTTTATTTTTAGCTCAACACAACACCAAAGATTTCAAGTTCAATGTGGGAGATATCATTTGCGTCCATGGGAACAACTCCATAGTCTTCAAATGATTTATCATTTACAATTTCAACACCATTTAGTGTCGGTTTATCGGTCAAATCATGGTATGACGATGTCATTTGGATCACCTTCATTTTCAGGGGTATCAATCTTCACATCATATGGATTTGCACCATTCTTTTCATTTGGAGAAGTGCTAGTGCCATTTGATTGCGCATTATATTCGTCAATCGTTGCATTGATAATATTATATGCCTTCCGTTTAACTTCATTTGGTGTATTGAGAATCTGTTGCAGCATATCATTGATTCCATCGCGATCTTCCTTAATTCGGCGACGAAGTTCAGCTGGGATATTTGGGTCTGCGAGCTCTTTATCATACTCCATTAGAAGTGATTTGATTCGGTGAATAATAGTTGCGTGTTCTTCATTCTCATCAGCCATATCTGCCATGACTGATAAAATTGTATTCTGACGCATATTCTCAAGAAGTGTAAAAGATGATTTATTCGTTTCAGAATCCATAACTCGTCCCATCTTCATAAGACCAGAAATGAGCTCCTTACCAAGACCATACATGCGTGGGATATTATCTGCAAAGGCCTCAGCGTTGTTTGCATAATTCCACCCATTGTTGATTTCCAACTGTTCCCTGGTAGAATCCCGTAACCGATTTTCATAATTTTTAGTACCACTAGTTGCTGCGCGATAAACTTGAACTAGACGCCCGATAATGGGAATGTCATCAAGATGTGTTTTGAGATAGCGATATACATGTTTATCTGTTGTTTTATTTCTGATATAATCGACAATCTCATTTGTATCTTTGTACCCAATATCAACGAGCGCCGGATCGAGATTATGACCAACTTCGTGAAGGATGGATGCTAATATTTCACGGGAAGTTAGCTCAACAAATGCATGAGGGTAGATTTCCATTACAAATTTCAAACTATGGGTTGAATCATAAAATCCTTCATCTTCTGTAATAAGTCCGTCAATATAATAACGTTGACCGACATACGTCCATGCATTTATCAAACCAAAGTCATATCCATCCCTACTATTTCTTTTCCCTCGATTCCAGTTACCAAATCCATTAATAGTATAGATGAAGTCGAGGCTTGTTGTATGGAATCCAAAAACACGATTGAATTCAAGTTCCAATTCCTTAAAAAGATCTGTCATTGATATAATTTTTGGTTGAATAGTATGATAGAAATCTTTCCATACGTCAAATCGATTTTGTTCCGGTCGGCGATATATATTGGGATCAACATCTTTTCCAAGTGCTTCTTTAATCTGGTCAAACATCTCAAGAATGTTATTCAATTTTAACGCTGCCTTATCAGAAAAAGATGCTTCACAGAAAGGCATACCGCTGTATGACATGGAATAGGGCATTGGTTTCATAATAAATTACTCCTTTACAGATGTGAGATTGACTGGTGCATATTAAAGATATGGTTTTTTGACGCTAATATAAAATGGCTAATTAATATAGAAGAAAATAGGTGATTGTAGTGGAAAAAATTACAAATCCGCTCGGAAATATTTTCAATTACCTCCAGGATATTATTCTATTCATGGAAGTAAAAGATAAAAAGATTGCAGATAACGAAGAGACAAAAGAAACAAAACGTGATAGTGCTGTGTGGTTAGCAGCAATGTCACAGGAAGATAGTTATATTACATACAAAGATTATTGGCAAACATGGATGTTCCAGGATGTATTAAATAACGTAAAGTTATCCAATGTAGAATATTGGATGAATAATCCATTCAATGTTCCATTGGACTTCAGAGAATATCTAACACGAAGATGTCGAGAGATTGTATTAAATACATATGAGGAAGCCAATACATATTACCGTACACGGATTGGTTTGCCTCCTATTGGATCAAATATAAAACATTTTCTTTCTAAAGAATTGGCAAAGAAATATGGTGTTAACCCAAATACCCCAATTCACAAACTTCCATTGTATATTCAAAATAAATTTGTTTCAACGGAAGAATATCTAAATTTGATGTTGGATTATCCGGACGATACATATCTTGAATACATCGGCAAATATAAATGCGATCTATTTCAGATGCGTCGTGCAAAGGATTATGAAATCATTCGTTATCCGAAAGATGATACAAGCATCAATATTAACATTTTGCGTGAGTTTGGTTCTTTATATTCAGACTATCGCAATTATGTGATGAAAACATTATACGTTCGCGGATTGGAAGATGTATATGAAAATTATCGCGAATACATCGGTCTTCTCATTCTGATGTTTGCATTGATGCAATTTGCAAATAAGAATATTGAATATTCAAATACATTGAATCCGATGGATGAATCAATGATGTATTTGATTCTATCAAAGTATGGGATTGATTCTGATATTCTAATTTCTGTATCCGAACGAGTGAAATTGGTGAATAATCTTCCAAAGCTTATTTATGAAAAAGGAACTTCGGAAGTATATCGTCAGCTGATTAAATTGCTCGATTATCCAAAATCGACAACAATTGAAAAGTTGATGATGAATAAAACTGATGGAACTATCACATTCCGGAATCTTCCATCAGAAATTTCAGATATCTATAATTCGGTAATTGGTGCAGAGATGCAGTCCTATGATAAAGTAACTGGATCGGATGAGACGTGGTGGGAAACGAAGGAAGTTCAAGATATTCTAAAGGATTCAAAATTCTCCAATATTGAATCCAAATACATTGATATCAAAAGTTCTATTTCACAGACGGAAGCAATTTCTGAATTTATTCTATTCACAAAAATGGTTTTGGATCAAAAAGCAATCACAAACAATATGTATGTTTCAATCCCATCCATTTTCGGTGCAGAAGAAATTCCACTTTATGATTGCATGATTTTTCTCGTTACAGCTCTCTGTATGCGCATGGGAACATCTGGAAACATTATACAGAATGATGAACGTCTATTGTCCGTTGCCGGATTTAACTTTGATGCGGATACGAACGAGATTCAAAAATATTTGAAAACGCATAAATTGCCGGATGAAACACGAATTATTGAACTTCTTCATGCCATCAATATTTCAAATATCGATGATTTGGAATCTACCTATGAATCTTCCATTCGCGCACTTCAAACATATCTGATGAAAAAGATATCGGACTCTTCTTCTCGAAATGAATATCGGGTATATTCAAACATATACAAAGCAATCTTTACTTATGATATCAATAAAAATACGCTATTGGATGATTATCAGAAACCAGATGAAATCATTCAAGATAAATATAATGTGACTGCAGATGAGCTGTTGGAATTCAAACATTTTTATCCGCGTACCATTACAGGGAAAGCGATTACAGTGGAAGGGTTCAAGACATCACAATACAAAAACCCATTCCTTGCATACAAGAATGATGTGACGTGGTATATCGATCTTGGGAAAAAAGGAATCCTGTATTTCCATGATATCTTAAATAGTCCTGATTTGCGTTATCTTAAGAATGAGAAAGATGAATATATTTTCCTATTGGATAAGGATACGGTGGATGAAGAGACCGTCCGATTGGCAATTCAAAAATTATCCGATCTAAGTTCGGATGAATTGAATCGTGCGTTTTTCCAAATTGATACCGTTGTACTTGGAAAGAGTATCACATATCCAAAAGAGAAAGAATTACCAAAATCCATCCGGAATAAAATATTCAAAGATATCTTAATTGATAAACTTATTATGGATATTCTTGGATATGAAGAACCTCCTGTATCCTATTCCGAATATCTCGACCGAAAGAATACAAAACTATATGATCTTCTCATGAAGGAAGATCGTTTCCATAAAAATTATGATGCATGGTTGAGTGATGTTTCAACCGTCCTTGTTGGTATTGAAAAATCCATTGGACTTCATGTAAAATATGTGGAAGAATATCTGGTTGGGAAAGATCTATTTTTTGAACCATTGGTCAAAGTAATTAATCGTTTCAAATCAGCATTCGTTACGCTTAATAAAACATCGATTGAATATGTCGTCGATGATAAAGTTGATATCGGAGGAAATTTAAATAGCCTTCACCTATTCGATGCATTCAACTTTACCGTCAATCTCGTATTCATGAATCAAAAAGGAACCAATGCGGAATTTGGTCTTTATGATACCATTCATGCATCAAAGAGTCATCGTGTCGGACGAGATTCCTTTGGGATGCACGACGAAGTGATGTGTTACAAAAATAATGTTTTAGTATAAAATAGAGAGGAGGGAATTCCCTCCTCTCTATTATAATCGAATGAGCGCACGGAATTATTATATATTATCATTATAGATGAAGGGTATCTATATAGGAGGAAAATATCATGAGGAATTTTGGTATGCTTGCGAACTTCGATTATGTGATTCATTGGGGCGAAGCGAAGTGGAGTGACGCACATAATCGTTACGTGTATCCGGGCTATGGAAGGGGCTCGGTAGCCATTGATGCGGATATGAAGATCCATATCAATCACATGACAGGTACTTATCCGACGGTGCATGAAATTGCAAGCATCGTCATGGGTCACCCCGATGGGTATGCTGCAGTGAAGAAGGCCCTTGAGTTTCGCCGTAAGAATCCATATCGCATCGAGAGCAGGCTTGGAATGTCTGGTGCTCAGGATCTAATGCTTGTCTCGGCAACCAAATACGGAGACAAGTATGTGCGTGAAATCAAGGGCAGCGTGCATATTTCAATGTACGAAAAGTTTAATGGGCGCGATGTTCGGATCGGAATTTTCCTCCCGGATCTCATTGCGATGCTCTGTCAGTACGACAGCTGGTTCAAAGAGTGTCTTGAGGTGATTAAGACGACGACGTTTGAACCGGACAAGGTATGCAAAATCGCTCGTCGACTCATTGCATACCGGACAGGCATGCATATCGAGTATCGTCGAGGAAGCACCCTTGCGGAAGCAGATATCCAGGATGAAATGCAGGGGTGGATTATTGATTAACCGTGATGAGAAAGTGGGATTACTCCCGCTTTCTTTTTTATAACACGATACAGTTATATCGTTTTGGCAACTCATATGATAAGACTATTCATGAATTAGGAGCTGATGATTATGGGAAGTTCGATTCTACCCAAGGCAAATAAATCGCAACCAAATGAAATTATCAATTATCTAGATCCGGATGGATTACGCCAACTATTACGACAACTAAAACTTCATCTTCAACTAAAACCAGATACCGACATTGATTATTACGACGATAAGACCAATCATAAATTTACTTCGGTATTGCATAATAAAGGTTCCTATCAACGTATGGAACTTAAGACATATCCAGACAATGATGGGTATGAAGGATACGCAGGAATTCATATCGATAGTGGAACATTCGGTCTGGAACATTCGCTGGAAGGTTGGACTGGAACACAGTCTGATGCATCGAAAAACGAACAAGTCAATCGTGTACAGATTGGAGCAATGGCGATAATTCCTTCCAAAGAAGGATGTTATATCACCAAAGGGGATATTGATACAAAGTCACATCACCGCATTGCGGCAATGTTGTTTGACCCATATGATGGTCGAGCATATCTATATTCCAATGATGATGCTCGTTATGTAAACAATCTGAATCGTTCAGAAGATACAAAACTTCCTCCACGAACCGTTGCCCGTGTTGTGGATATTCCAACCTATCTTACGGATTTAGAAAATGATTTGGACTTTGTGGCTGATATTGATTATCATCATACCGATAATAACTTCACAAATTCAAATCGGTATTTGGTGGATAATTTAGATGACCGTACGTTTGTGTACCCAGAAATTGCCAAGGATGTTAATGGGGAATACATTGAAAATTATCGCGTCGGTTTGAGTGGGGAACAGGTATATGCAGAAGGCGATGGAGAGTTCTCCATCAACCAGCAATATGGTTTCCAAGATCGTATTGATGCAGTAATTTCATCCTATGGATACAATCGAACCTATTCCGGCGTAAATCATAAATCAGGATATCTTCCGGCAATCTTCCGTTCCATTGAAGAGTTGAAGAAGGTGGACTTGGTCGGTCAGTTAAGAACCCCAATGACCAATCGAGAAACTCCAGGCGCAAAGAGACCATATAATTATTATCTATTTGATGGTGTTTGGAGTCCTTCTTGGTATGATCGTGAAGGGTATAAAGATTCCTATATGGCACAATCGTTGAATCCATTGTCATTGGAAAATGTTTTGGATCAACGAGAACCAAAACCATTTACAACATTGAACCAGGATCCTACAAATAAGTATACAACGGCAAAATTGTATCAATGGAGATATAATCGGGTATCGATTGTTTATCATTCCAAGGATATTTTCATTAATGTTGTCGACGCCGGGAAATCATATCGTATTGGGGATATTCTGCGATTTACGTTCTGCGATGATGTCATAAAATTTAAAGTAAATCGAGTCAATTCCTATGGAGGAATCATTTCAGGAGAACATATCAAGGATGTTCCGAGAATCTATGAACAAGATCCGTCAACGAATCGTGTTGGTGTTTCATTTACAAATGCATCTTCTGTCGGCTCTGGTGCAACATTGGCAATCAGTTGTAAGGCGACCATTAAAACAAACGCAACACAGATTAAAAATAACCTGTATGCGTATGTCGATATCACCCCATCCGTCCGAAGTGATAATACGTCAGAATGGTCGGATACATCATCACCGACGGATAGTGACGGACGTGTTGTTGTTCGTAGTACAGCAGCACATCCTGCATATAGTGGAATTAATTCAGGGCGCGGTGGTCCTGCTGGAAATCCAAATGGTACGAACCTGAAACTCTATGAACATGGGGGAAATGCGACGGCAGGAATTCATGTTCATCTATTCCGTTACGTCATCAATACTCAAAATCCATCTTGGGTCATCAAGGATGGTGTTCAGGTATTTTTAGGTGATTGGGTTGACCAAGGACCTATGGGTCTGGAACGTCCATGTGATATTAAAGCACTCCTCTTTAGTAACCCAGATACAAATAACTTTAATAATTATTACAAATTTAATCTGGATACTTACTTTGATACGATTTCGAGAAATCCAGATAGTGTTGTTACTGGAAATACAAATGCGATTTCGCAGATGTATCTCCATGTAGCACAGAAAGATCCAGATCCTGATCAGAAATTTTTTGATACAAAGGTGAATGCATCATCTGCACAAATTGAGCAGATTGATATCACGAATAAGGTATTGTATTTGAATGCGGCAACTCGGGTTGCATTCATTTATAATTCGGGACCAAAGAATGATTCTTCGTTTGGTTATGGTTATCAGAATGCTGGATGGCTTCCTCTGTCTGGTACGGTGACTCGGTAATTTTTTATGTAAGGAGAATGAATCATGGAATTTGTATTGAATAGTGATTTTGTGTTTGAGAAGTTTGAGCCAGATGGGGAGAAATTTTTGGAATCTGCATATACAGAAGCATCCATAGGTGCTAATATTAAGAATGTAATTTCAAGAGCATTTGAATTAATGAAGAAATTACTGAAGTGGATTTCAACAAAGATGCAACAGTTCTATCGTTGGATTACGGGAACAAAAGAACAGACAAAAAGCGCAGATGCGATCATTCATGATGTTGGTATTAAACCAAATGATGATGTTCCCGATAATATTGGTTCTAACGAAAATAATGAAATTGTTATGAAATACCGAGAAACAATTTCAGGACCAATAAAAACGGAAAAGATACCAGTTCACATCGAACCTATGATTGCATCTTTGGAAAAAGATAGTATTGTGATTGAGGTAATGAATCCGACTCCTAGAAATAATACGCTGAATAAAAAGAAACATCAGGATTATTTCTTGGACTCACGGTTCATTGCTCTATTGATTGATGAAATCGATAATATCAAGAATAAATTCTCTCGATTTATAAAAGCATTGCAAAATCCGAATGGTGCGTCAATTCAATCACTTAAGGATGATCTCAGTTCAGTATTTATGCTAAAACCGGATTTATCGAAGCATACCAGATCCAAATATACATTTACAACAGGCGCAATTGAAAATCTCACAAAAAATATCAATGAAATGTTTGCAGAATTGGATGGTATCAGTGATCCGAAAACAATCGACCGGATCAATAATACCGATCTATTGAATACTTGGATCAATATCATGTCGCAGGTACAACTAAAAATCAATGCATTCACAATGGCATACTATCGAAATCGCTACTATATCAGTATGAAGTATAAAAATACAATCAATGATTTTGATACCATGACAAAGTTTATCAAAGAAATGATCGCAAAGGGCATCCCGGCAAAATACATCATGATGAATGCATATATCGTTGCGACGGATAAAATCAATTCATTGGATTCAGGAATGGATGCATCTCTTCCTGTATCAGGCGAAAGTAGAGGCATTCTATTTCCTAAGGACAATCGTTTTATTTTTAAATTCGCGCTGAGCGGATGGGGAATTAATTCAAACAAAGCGGAATATACAATGTATGATCGAATCAAAAACATTCCGGTTGCAAAATATTTTGCAAAAACGCAATCCGAATATGACCATTATACTGGCATTCTATGTGAACGGATTCATGGGAATACGTTGCGTGATAGCAATCGGACTGTTAATGTAACACGATTCAGGAATAATATCAATGCCGAACTTCAGAAGAATAATATTGATATTACTGTCGAGGATCTACATGAAGGAAATATCATGGTTGATAATAGTACAAACGAGCTTAAGATCATCGATTATGGATGGCAGAATTAATACGATCATTTGCATAAATATCGAAATGAATGATAAGGTGGCAATATTGCCACCTTATCATTTTTCATATCTGAAATCGCTCCAGATATATATTATTTATATACTAAGAGAATATAAATCTATATTAGGAGGAATTGGATTATGGAAAAGAGAGTATTGGTATTCGGAGATATTCACGGTGAGTATGATAAGTTAATGGATGTGTGGAATGAGGTGAAACCTACCAAAGATGACACAGTGATCTTTCTCGGTGATTATATCGATCGCGGAAAAGATCCAGTGAAAGTTATCCGGTTCTTGCTGGATGAAATTCCTGCAATGGGAATCAAGCCGATCCTGCTTCCCGGAAACCATGAGCTCATGGCGCTGGAGCATGTTCAGGAATTCGGCTGGAGTGAAGACTTGACGATTTGGACTGATCCTCACAATGGAGGCGATGTCACACTTCGTCAAATCAACGAACTCTGTGATGACCAGGAGAAGCGTCGAATCTTCTTCTGGTGGATTTCGATGTTGAAAAACCCGATGTTTACGATGGACATCAACGGGAAGACCATTCACTTTGTCCATGCTGGTATTGATCCGAGTAAGGACATGGATGATCAAACCATCTATGATCATCTTTGGATCCGTGAAGAGTTCTTCAACCGGTACAATGGGGATGATATTTATGTCATCGGGCATACGCCGGTTCAGACCTTCGGGAAAACCCTGCCGTTCAATTACAACAACATCATATTCCTGGATACGGGATCGTATCTGAAAGATCTGGGCGGGATGATATCCTGCATCGATCTTATGAACGAGCTCCTGTACCAGGGATAAAAAAGAAAAGAGGGATTTCTCCCTCTTCTTTTTTATGAATATAAATTCAATTCTTCTGGTGGAATATATGGCTTTGCAGTGGGTTTCGACTTTTCCTGTTCTTTGGTAACTTTGGGATATAAACAAATGGTTCCATCATCTTTGAATTCGACTTTGTACATATCATATTTTAGATTTCGTAATACAATTTGTCGACTCTTATCTGCAAATAAAGTTAACCATTTGCTCATGAGGATCCCTCCATCATTTCTTCTTTAATTTCTCATATTCTTCATCGACAAGATATGCAGATGCATTGTTGGATGCGGCAACAGCAAGCTGATCGGCACGGTTGTTCATGTCATTATCAGCATGACCCTTTACCCATTTCCAATTGAGTACAATTCCTTTTTCTTCTGCTGTTTTAATTACTTCGATAATCTCTTCCCAAAGATCTTTATTTTTGACCATACCGCCAGTTTTGGTCACCCAATTATTTTTCTGCCAATTTGCTAACCACCGCATAGATATCGCATTGATGCAATATTGCGAATCACTAAAAGTGATGATTGCTTTGGAATCGGACAACTTTTCATCGATGCATTTCATGGCCTCTTTCACACCATTGATGATTGCCATCATTTCCATTCGATTATTTGTTGATAATCGATATCCTTGACTCTTTTCAATCTTTACTGGAATAGGCATTTCATCATCTTTTGCCGTCGGTGTATATTGACAAATATATGCCCATCCAGATGGCCCTGGATTTGATAGCGAACTCCCATCTGTCCATAGTTCAATTGGTAGCGACATAATAAAATCCTCTCCTTTAAAGATACCACTTTATTTATGAATCCTGATTAAATTTATAATATATCATTTTTATGATATTAATCTCCATTCATTTGATAATATAGATACTAAGCTATAAAGTATATTTATTATTTGAAATGAAGAGGTGTAATTTATGGTAAAAATTCAAGTATTGGACAAGGGATATCATCCTCTCGTTGGGTTTCTTCCGAAACTAACTCCGTTCTATGCAGATCAGAATACGATTGGATGGTTGATTGCTGCTGGGATTCGAAAGATTCGATATTATAATGCCGATACGAATAAGATGGAAGATATCAACAGAAATAACTATATCACTATATGCAATCATATCTTTACTAACCCTACACCAGCAGTAATCCAAAAAGAGGTTTATGAAAACATGGGTAGTGAGACTCCGACAGTCGAACCTCCTACTCCTGATCCAGGACAACCGAATCCTCATCCGGTTAAACCCCATATAACTGATGCAAACGAGCTGAATCCTCCTCGGCCTATAGGAAGAGAAGAGCCGTCATTAGAGTATACATGATAAGCATTTTGTATAAAAATAAAGGGTGGGATAATTCCCACCCTTTATACATTTTTAATCGCTCATATGTTTTTCGATGTTCTTATTATATTTCTTAACGAATGCTTTGAATTTTTCATCCGATTGCATTTTATCGATACGGGCCAACAGCCGTGCTTCTTTCTTTTTATTCTCTTTGGCTTTCCGTTTTTCCGCAATCCGATTATCCGTTTCTTCAAAGCCAATATTTCGCCGAAGTTCCAGAACGTCCATTCCATTCCGTTCCAACGTATTGAAGAACTCTTCTAATTTTTCGTCTCCATTTGACAGATAACGACGACGTTGTGATGGTGCTGAAAGGATCGCTGCTTCCATGCGTTGTTCATACAGCCACACATCATCGTCATTCGCCCAACTTCCTTTCATGCGGATATGATCGAAGATGGATGATTTCTCATCGGTATCGAATATCGAATCCGACATGAATGCACTCGACCAATATCCTCCGCCATCGGAAGCATTTTCTGCCGCATCCATTTTTCGAAGCGCTTCATGGACATCACGTTTGATGAGTTCTTTATAATATCCTTTCTTCTTTCTCTTCTTTTTCTTCCTGGAATGAAATGTTTCCATGGGTTCATATCCACGAAGGTATTTCATATCAACATTTCGTACAGGCATTTCAATGAATTGCTCTTCGTTGACATATGGACGATCTTCTTCTGGAACGAGGCGATTGAATTCTTCTTCCTCATCATAATCCTCGTCCGGTTCGAAATACCCTTCTTTCTTCGCCGTATATAGATCCGCCGGATCCAAATCCCGATTCGCAATGTAATTGATGATTTGTAATACATTGTAATCTTTCATCCGTTTCAGTTTTGGGCGCGGAATTGCTTTTGAATAAATCCTCCCTTCATGAACGAGTTCCATGAACTCCTCTTTGGTATGGAGATAATCTTTTTCCGAAAGGATATACCATGCATCCATAACCGTACGCATTGCTTCGACAAATTGATCCGCACGCCGATAGATGGTTTTTACCATCGACAGTCGAGAACGAATATCATAGAATATGTCTTGCTCCTTTAACTGTTCATCCGTATAATGATATCGATCACGAGGACCATAGTCGTGTACAATTGTCGTCTCACAACCCTTACGAATTTCCTCCATTTCCTTTTCAGTATATTTGTGAATCCGACGTTTCTTTTTCGGTCGATATATTTCGGATGGTTCAATATCGACGATTTCATCGTCTCGATCCGGTTGTAACTTCACCAGTTCTTCCGATGTTAATACATCGATAACTTCATCATCGTGAGATTCCCGAAATGGTTTTTGATCTGAATTTCTCCGTCTCCGATAAGGAGGATCTTCATGAGATCTTCCTTGTGCATCTAATATAGATGCCCACACTTCATCTGAATTCATAAATCGATTCCCTCCTTATTCATCATCGGCAGCATCATTGTTCAATGCGATCCCGATTGGATTAAGATTTAATTTCCATGGCGGATTTTCATCCAACCATTGCCGGTAGTATATTGTATGATTTGGCAACATTTCGACCAAAGTTAGAACATCATCTTCCATGAGATTCGTAAATGTCCACGGACATTCTTCTGGAATGAACTTCCTATTTTCATTTAGTGTCGGATTTTCTTCCGATGCACTATCATAATATACGATAGCGCTCACATACATATCTTGCAATTGATTCTCAATGCTGTGAATTACATTTATTTTACGTTTATTTTGTACCCATCGCACATTTGTTTTTACCGCATCTCTATGAGATGTAACGGATGCTTTCCATCCACGCGCATCTCTTTCCATATAATGTCGGCTATTACAATATGCAAGTTTGAGTAGATGCTCCATCATCCGAACGAGTTTATTTTCATTTCGCTCCACACTTGATTCAACAGCTTCCATATATAAATCATCCAAATCTGATTTTGCCATTTCAATCTTCCCTTCCTGTAACATAATTGCAATATCTGTCAGTCTTTCAGAGATTGCTTTCAATCGTAATACTGATTCATTGTACATGATTTCTTTTTCTTTATTCATTATGCCATCCTCTGTATAATATTATTCTCCACATTATTAATATAATATATCAATAAAAAAGGGAAGGGGATTTCTCCCCTCCACCTTTTCATGTTCCAGTAAAAGAATAAGGTAAACCAGTCATTGTTTCAAACTCATCGGTTGTAATTTTTCCTGCATACTTAAACTCCAGAAGCGGATCAACACGTTCAATCGGCAGATGCATCTGCTGAATGGATTCCAGACTTTTGATTTCATCTGGAGTAAGATCTGTGCGTGCTGTGAAGTTTATGTAATTAGGGATGGACATATCGAGATCACCCATAATTATTCATCTCCATTTTTCAAAAATTCATTGAATTCAGTGTAATCTTTATTATAGATTTTTATGTAATTAAACAGATTCGACATGGATTTCATTAAACCATCTTTGATCTGTTCCTTCTCCCACGATTCTTTATTCCGAACCCCATTACTATCCCATTTTACCTCGATCTCGCAGTTTATACTGCTAATGAAAAAATCTGGAATATAAAAATGATCTTTCCCATCATATGTGTATGAATATAGATGAGGAGAAGGAGCCATGATATCAGAAGATTTCCATTTTAATACTTGATCTAAGTATTTTAAAAAATCGAGTTCGTATGTGCCAGTATACTCAAATTCAACACCATCACGGAATTTGTATTTTCCAGAAATCTTCCGGCTTGCCAACATTTTTTTCTGTTGTTCTGGATCATCGAGAAGGTTTACTTTCCCATATTTTTTCAACATACGACCATCAACTTCTTTTTTGTAGGTTTCTTTGCACTTTGGATTGTTGCAAAAGCGGGAATATTTCATGGTAACTCGGTTGAAGTCGGTCGGATTTTTACATATGATGCAAGACCCTTGCTTTTTTTTGGTTAGAAGATAGTAGAAATATCGAAATCCATCCATATCTTCCGGGAGAGATTCTTTATGCATTCGCTCATAATGTTCCCCCATAATATATTTAGAAGACTTAACTCCCTTTTTGATTCCATTTGGAACGACGGAAAAATCGCAAAATGCGCATCTGTATTTTTTAGCCATTTCGAAACCACCTTTTTAATATCCTTACGAAAAAGATACTTGCTGATTTATTAAGAAGGAGTGTTCGATAAATGAACGATTATATTGATTTAATTGAATTCAAAGATGATATCGAATCCGTTGGACTTGTTATTGCGGATATTTCTGTAAAATTATCTAGAGATGTTGAAGTTACATCACTGAATAAAACTCAGATAGACTGGCAACAGTCGCCCAAGCTCTCTAGTTTAAAAGGAAAAATCCGTACGGCCGATTGGATGACATCTAACACTAGAAGAGAGATTTCGGATACACTCTCAAAATATGCGGACTATGGTCGTATGGCGGTAAACAAAGCGCGTTCAATTCCAGAACCAGCTGTCGGACAAGAGGTATTGTCGTTCCGAGATATCCAGTCATTCCTATTCCCAAAGTTTGATTATGCATCGATTGTTCTTGCAACAAACGATATCTTGAAAGCAAAGAATGAAGATTCAGACATTCGTAGAACATTGAGTTATGCATTGCAGAAATATTTCAATATTTTCAACATGTCTGATATTTGGCAAATTTTTGAAATGGGAATTAAGAGTGTACATCCTGCAGAGACACTCGATGTTTCCTATTTCGCATCCATTCGTGGAAATCTAATGACGGATACTTCCATTGTTGGGATTATCCTAAAGGCACTCGATGCATCCGTTCGAGCATGCAAGGATACATTACTCATTGAGGATATGTATACCTTTACGAAGCTCTCCTGTATCTTCCATGAAGGGTATGTCGGAACAGCAATTCGTATGTATATGATGCAGAATTGGATGCTGGCTGAATACGTTCGCGGATTTGATTCCGAGGTACCTGTTACCGAATCAACCGTAAATGATTTCTCTTCCAATTTTAGAGGACTTTCTGTATTCGCAAAGAATACGAATATGGATTGGCTGAATGGCGATTTGACATCATTTTCCACAACGTTGAAGGAATTTATGTATCGGCTTCGGTTGATGGATCGGGTTGTAAAGGTAACGACAAGAGAATGGGAAAGCCGTCCTCTTGGAAAAGAGTTGACAAAAAATACATTGTATCAACTCTTGGAAAAGCATTGTTACGGTTATGGGCAGGATGGACATTCTCGTCCGTACATTGACCGTTGTTATATCGATCCACTCAATCCCATGTTTATTGATGAGCTAAAAGCAATCATGCAATTGCGAACAATTTCGACGGATGGAAATACATTTATTTCTCCTGCCGATGAAATTTGTAATATTATCATGAGTGCATTTTGCGACCAGCCGATCGAATCAATTAAAAATCTTGCATTGGATCTATATCTATTTGCAATGATTCTTCCTGCAGATCGTTCCGTCAGAGATTATGCAATTCCATTCGATAAAACGGATTGCACGCAATCCGGTGCATTCGATGAAGTACGAATGCTCGGTATCATTAGTAATACATTCCGACCAATCCGAGAAGCAATTTGGAAAAAGTTTGGGCTAATCGAAGAACAACTCAACACCATTTATGCGAATGAAGATGAACCATACACCCTCAATATTTCTGACTTCATCACGACAGAACCGCAAGAGCAATCATGGAAGAAGATGCAGTATCCATTCGTAAATGATGTAATTACGGAATGTTATGCAATGCCATTTTACATTCAGGAATCACTTCGGAGTGAATATCTTGCGACACTAGATGCGTTTAAGGATTCCATTCTGTTTAAGGAAGATGGGGATCAGAAGAATGATCTCAGTGATATGGAAGGGACAAATAATCAGCAAAGTTCATCCTCTACAACACAACAGAATTCTTCAAACAATAATGATAGTATGGTGAATGCAACAAAGAAAACGCTTTCGAATATTCTTGATAAGATCATTTCCCTAATTAAAGGAATGGCACAACGCATTGGTGATTTTATCAAGAAGCAGGGTGTCGCCGCAGCGATTAAATGGGTGGAAGCTCACAAAGCTGATCTCCAAACAATTAAACTCGCCGACGGTGTTACGATGCCGGAATGGGTGGTCTATCGTAATCCAATCAAATTCAATTTTACCAATCGTGCAATGATGGCAATTACACCAACTGATACATTTGAAAAATACCAAGAGCAACTCGTTGCTTTCTATGGGGATAAGAAAGTATATGATTGGTTTAATGGAAGTGATTCTGCAAGTGCCCCGCAGAAGTACAAAAATTATATCCTGTACAACGATGATGGTACAGACCCAAAGCCACAGGTATATTCCGCAGATATGATTGCACAATCGGTTCCAATTTGGGTAAACAACATTACAAGTCTGGATGATATTGTAAATCGAATTGAACAGATTTCAGGAAACCTGGTCAATAGTATTTCAACTATCAAGACAAAACTTTCTAGTGAGAAGGACATGGGCAAGATCAACGAGTATCAAAATATGCTCAATGCTGCAAACAAAGCAGTCACTGCCGTTGTGATTCCGACCGGACCGATTATTATCGATGCAATTATGAATCAATATAAATACATCCAATTTATTTACAATAATAGAAATAATACTGCATTATAAAGTTAAATTAATAAGATGAAAGGAAGAAACCAATTATGACAATTAAAGAACTTATTCTGGAGAATGATAACTTCGCTCATAGCGAAGAGGCATTCGAGATCTATAAGGAA